CATATGTATCCGTTGCCCTTCTGGCAAAAGCAGCCACATGCGCGGCGGTTAAAGTAATATCTTTTGAACCATCAAACTCAACCCCAGAAACCAGTCTTGGCGTTTGCAGCTTTGTTGCTGTCAATGCGTTACCGTTCAGACTTGCAGACAGCTTGGTTCCAATAACCAGTTCGCCGGTTGCGTTATCAATAGCAAACGGTCTTAATGTATTCCATCCACCATAAACATCACCTTGATTGGTAAGCAGCAGGTAAGTTTTAGCGCCATCATTACGCCATAATGCCCCATACTCCCCACCTATCATTCGAATCTGATTACCACCACGCGCTACAATTTCGTCTGTGGCAAAAAGTTTTTTGCACGACAAGTTATCGTTAACGATTAACGAATGAGACTCATAAAAACCACGCCCACTCTTAAAATCAAGGATAACGTCCGCCGCGATACATTCAGTCGCTGGATTTGTTGCCCCAAACTTATAGGTCGTATCATTAACAACGAGATCAGCACCAGGTGCGGATATTGACAGGCCATCTTCGATAAACGCAAAAACAGGGAAAGCAGCGCCATCAACATAGAACACAGAGCGCAAATCATCGCCCTTATTACTCATCATTATTGAGTGGATGGCTCGTTCATTGTTTTGATATTGCCAGAACATTCCATAAGCATAACGCCCCCTGTCAGTCCAGCCACCAGGCATAACAAATCCGTTAAACTCGCAGTTATTCATCGGATCGCCTGCGGTTCGCGTTGCCGTGGTGATAATGACCCTTGATGCCAGTTCGCTTACTGAGCCAGCAGAACGCATAACAACAACAGGGTAATATTTTCCAGATGTTGCACCTGCAGGAGCGTTAACCCGCACATAACGCATACCACGCTTATCAGCAAAGTCTGTTTTACTGACCGCGTTAATGTTGTTCAGGAAGCGTCCCTTATCGGGTATATCAGCGCCGTTCTGGTCTTTCTGCAGACGTTTCTCTGCATTGTCATAGGCTGATTTTACTGCCTTTGGCGTTGTCGCCAGCGTTTCAGACGTACTGTTGGTCGCACTGCTGAGCTGTACTATCCCCTTTTTCGTCGTACTTGCATCCTCAAGCGCCACGGCGGATGCAATATCCTCTGCCCGTTTTGCCGCTGTCTCAGAGCGTGTTGCCGCGGATTCTGCCGCATTTTTGCTCTGCGCAGCCGCCGTCGCACTGTCTGCCGCTTCCGTCGCCTTCGTTGATGCCGTTGTCGCACTCTCTGCTGCCGCTGACGCCTGGCGAGCGGCCTCATCTTTTGAAGATGACGCCGAGGAAGCTGAAACAGAGGCAGAGCTTGCAGATTCGGCTGCTGTCTCCTTAGAAGCAGCGGCATTGTCTTCTGAAGTCTTTGCATTGGTTTCAGAAGATTTTGCCGCCTCTGCTGACTTTTCCGCAGCTGTTGCCTGTTCCGTCGCCTCTGTCGCTTTAGCGGTGGCATTTGCCGCAGATAACGAAGCGCTTTCCGCAGACTTTTCTGCCGACGTTGCACTTGATGAAGCACTATCCGCGCTTATTGAGGCCGCGCTCGCTGACGTTTCTGCCACAGATTTAGAACTGTTTGCAGACAATGCACTCTGTTCGGCAGCAGCTTCAGACGCTTTTGCGTTTGTCTCTGATGCTTTTGCTGCCTTACATGAATTTGCAGCTTCTGTAGCTGATGATGCTGCCGCGTTTGCACTCGATGAAGCGTTAGTCTCTGATAATTTAGCCGCATCCTTAGATGCAGAGGCACTGGACGCTGATGTGGCTGCCTCCGATGCTTTAGTCGACGCCACAGATGCTGATTTTGCTGCCGCTTCTTTTGCCGCTTCTGCGTTTGTTTCAGATTTTTCCGCAGCAGCTGCACTCTCACTCGCCGCACTTTGTGAAGATACCGCAGCGGATGCACTTTGAGATGCCTGAGAGGCTTTTTCTACAGCAGTGTTGGCACTTTCTGCCGCAGCGACAGCACTGGCCGCCGCCTCCCGAGCTTTGTCTCCAGCGGCCTCAATCGCATCGGTGTTATTTTTATACCACTCAACGTTTTCGTTATGCTCGTTGACGATCTGCATTAGCGGCTTAACGGTCACTTCTGTACCGTCTTCACGCTCGATTGTCACATCATCCAGAGCGGTCAACCAACTGCGCATGGACTTGGAATCAGCCGACATACGCGACATTAGTGCAGTAAAGCGCGCACTAAACTGAGTTAAGTCGCCTTCATAGGTCGTAATGATTCGGCACGGAACTTTAGATTGAGTTTCGCCGGTATAAGGTTCTGAGAGGACAATGACCGTATCACTGGTTACGCGCTTGACCTCATACAACTTATTGTCAGGACCAATGACAATCATGCCCGGTAACACGCCGTTTTCGGTCAAATTCCAACGTGTTCCGATGCCTGATATTGTGTCGCTTCCTTTTGTAAATGTAACAGTACCTTCCCTGTACCACATGTTCTTTTTCACTCCTTGAAGTGTGGGCGTCCTTGCCCACACAAATAGGTATATACTTACTTATTATCCATGATACAAAATCCTTTTGCACTAAGAAAACACGCTATATACATTGCTGCTCATTATTCCTATCAATTAACTGATGCCCGACATGGAAAATGCGCCACTTCCACGGCTGATTAGCATCACGGGCGAATAAATATGTGTCTGTGATGAACTGGTCACTTTTACCGTAACAGCAACAGTTCTTGAGGTAACATTGTTAAAAGCAGCGTAAAGAGTGCCACCGACGCCTGTAGAACTTGTCGAATTAAGATCAGGGTCTCTGTATGTTGTCCCCTTACCAGTGGTTGCGGTCTTCGTCACTCCATTGCAGGTAAATTGGGCTGCAACAGGGCCGACGCCCCCCGTATATACATTTATTGCCACATAAATATTTTTGGGCAATGCAGACGAAGAAGAGTCTGTATATGTCATTGTATATGTGCCGTTGTAACGAACTGAGAAGTCATTGCCCACATACATGTTAGCGACATCGCCTACGAAGTGATCTGCTTGTACCGTGCCTCTGAATGTTCCGCTGGTAGCCTGTATTTCTCCTGTGAATTTGCCATTTGTTGCGTAAACGGTGCCTCTAACAGTTACATTGTTAAACTCTGAGTTCCCGTTTTTATTAATATGCCACCCCGTCATCCCGCTTGAGTAATCGTTGGACTGAATGAAGTTGCCTATTTTGGCGTTATCAATGGTGCCGTTCTTGATATAAGCTCCGTTCATATAAGCCACACCGGCATCAATAACGAATGGCGTTGTAATTTTCCCATTAACGGAGTTCACCAAACCAAAGCGATCTGCCTGCACCAAAAACTGCGATAGACCTGTTGTGTCGATGCCCAACGCTATGCCGGCAACATATTTTTGGCCTCCGCTGGTGGAGGTTTCCATTTTCAGCGTCCAGGCTGTTGATACCTTCTTGTTCGTATCAGCAATAGCTGTGGCCTGTTGTTGAATTGTTGCTGTATTTCCATCTACTGATGCTTTTAAGGTGTCAACTCTCCCACTTAGTGCATTGTCGGCGCTTGTACGCGCAGTCGCTTCAGATGTAATCGCAGCATGAATATCTTTGCTCGTTTGAGCCTGTAGATTAGTGATATTAGAAGCCAAAGCGGAATCAGCATCAGTTCTGGCTTTCGTCTCTTCAGCTACAGCCGCCTTAATATCCTTGCCCGTTTGACTCTTCAATGTAGTTATCTGTTGTGCCAAAGATTCGTCGGCAGTTGCTCGGGCGTTTTTTTCTTCAGATATAGCGGCACTAATATCGCCTTCAACTTTGGCTTGTAACGATAGGACTTCTTTTGAAAGTGCTTCATCGGCACTGGCTCGCGCCTCTTGTTCACTCACAATTGCGGCAGAAATGTCATCGTTAATCTTTGATTCAAGTTTGGTGATTCTGCTTCCAATAGCATTATCCGCATCTACACGAGCCGTAGTCTCTTCAGTGATTGAAGCTCTGATATCCTCATTTATTTCAGCTCTAATCTCTTCCATTTTCGTAGCCATTGCGGACATATCATCTGCAAAAGCCTTCTGAGTTGTGGCGATCCTGGCATTGCTCACCATCTGTTTGTGCTGGTCTTCATCCTGACGCAAAGCTAAATCGATGTTTGTTTTAGCCAATGCCTCAATGTTTGTCGTCACTTCGGCACTGGAGTGCTCGACTTCAGCCACGGTTTTTTTCATCTCTTCAATGGTGGCCAAACTGCTATCTACAGTTGACTTCATTGCCTCGATTTCTTTCGCGTTCGCCAAGTCGCCTTCGACTCGTGCCTCACGTTCCTCCGCAACTAAAGCCGATGAATTGTCCAGTGCTGCATTCGCGGCCTCAACCGCTCCAGCAACGGCCTTGTCCTGCTCTGAAACAGTTTCCTTCAACTGAATTAATGCGGCATTTGAGTTTTCAACCTCCTTAAGAGCCTCTTCCACCTTGCTGGCAGTATTAGAAACTTCCGTTCTAAGAACGTTTTGGGCTTCTTCAATCCGTTGATCGGTCTCAGTAAATTTGTCATCAAGGCTTTTCAGGCTTTCTTCCATCTGCTTGTTGATTACGTCGACGGCTTCCTGCGAGGCTTTGGTGTCGATTTCCTCAAGCAGTTCCTGCCCCAATTCCGAAGAAGTGATCTTCCCGGTCAGGAAAGACAGAACATCTTTCGTCATCGCCTCAGTGCCTAAATTGGAGTTAGGCTGGCTCAACATTCCGCGTTTGTTTGCTGCACGAACCCAATAGAACCAAGTTTCGCTATCTCCAAGACCTGCGTGCGTAAAGGTGGTACTGGCTGCTTCGGCAATTAGTTTTGCAGTGTCCAGGTTGTTGGTCCGGGATGCATACACGTTGATGTGATCGAGGTCGATTGAGTCCGGGTTAACCCAATTCAGAATCACGTTGCGGTAGTCGCCCACGGCCGTCAGTGCAGTCGGTGCATCCGGCGGCGTCATCGTCCCCTGAACTTTGTAGACGGTGCTGATAATTTCTGTTTTTTTACCGTTGAATGAAACCGCATACAGTTGGAAGTCGTAGCGTCCATTCTCCGCGACATTAACGATTTCGTATTGCTCTTCGGTTACACGCGCCGATTGCCAGTTCGATACATTGTTTGCATCAGAACGTCGCCAACTGATCCAATACTCTGGAGATTTCCCTTCCCATGTTGCAGTCAGTTTTACTGACAGGTTGCCCGGGCTTGAGAGATAAGTCCCTTCAGTGATTTGCAAATTAGACGGCTTGGAGTAAGTCGGGTCCAATACCGTCGTATTCTGCGGGATAAGCGTTGCACCATTGTCGATCGCCTCATATTTAGACGGATTGTTTTCAACAGCGGTGATGTCAAAGCTACCCGACGTTTCCCCCTGAGCGATGTTAACGATGCGAACGCGCATAGGTTCGAGATCTGGTTCTGTAATTGTCCAGACACCGTTCAAAACAGGCGTTTCCGCTGACGACAGGGCTTTTGAAAACGTAACTTTTGTTATATTTTCGCCAGTTTCAAGAACATCGCGTTCAACGATTTTGCCTTCCTGATTCAGTATTCGAATAAAGCAGCCGCCTTTGGCTAACGACACAGGCGCATCGAGTGTGACGCTGTTTTTGGTAAACGCCACAATTCGACCTGAGTTACGTTTGCCTGCGCGATATTTGTTCTGAATCAGAACGGTTTCACCAGGCATCAAAAATGACGCGTCTAAGCCGGCAGTAAATGTAATTACATCCGACTCCATTCTGGCGGTATATAAAAGCCACAAACCAACTCGGTGAGCCTGCCCTCGGCTTGTACAGCCAAATGCTACGACTTCTGTCTTACGCTCACCATAACGGCGCATTGCGTCCTGATCTTCAACGTACTCGATGTTTTGCTTATAACCGTCCTCCTTGTTGTTGTAGGTTACGAGCGCAACGGATGGGCGATCTTTACGCGCAGAACCTTTATAGGTAAACAATCCATCTTTGACGTTAGAGTTGGTAAACATCATTACCGGATCTGATGGGCTATCCTGCATGATGTTAACCATCCCACCAGCCCAAAACACCATGCCGCGGAATGCTCCAGCAATATCCTGAATTAGCCGGTATGCGTCCTGTCGACTGGTGATCTGCGTATTGATTGCAAAGCGTTTCTCTTTGCCACCAAAGCCATCATCGACCTCTTCGTCACAATATCGACCAATCTGGTACAACTGGCCAAGGTCAATCATAGATTCCGACACATACTGACCAAGGCCATATCGAGCATTGGTCAGCAAATCAAAGAGAATCCACGCAGGGTTTGAAGAAGACAACAGCTTAAAAGTACCGTCCCATACGCCGACATAAGTATTGGTGTATTCGTTGTAGTTTGACGGTACTCGGATTTTGATACCGCGCACCAAATACGAACGGGAAGGCATTGTGCTACCAAACTGCTCTGAATTGACCTTCAAGCCAACAAGAGCAGAGTTAGGGTAGTTCATTGGCGTGTCGACAATTTCCCCGATGGAATCCACCCATGTATCGTTATAGAGATACTGAGTTTTGCTGTCGTCGGTTAGACGTATGACACGAACCTTATATGCACGGCCAGGTTTCGGCAGTTTGAGTTCATAGCTGCGGTAGTAAACACCTGTCTTCTTCGCTGTCAGTGCAATTTCAACGTCTTTCTCACCTTCAGCAACGACATCGGCAAATGTTCCATCGCCATTGGCAATCTGGAACTTGTATTTGACTGTTGTACCGTTGGTGTCGCCGGATTTCTTATCCACGGAACGTAGAGAGGGGAATTTGAGAATGAGTCGAACGCGGTCAGCTTCATCGTTATCGATGGAGACCGTGACATCATGCGTCTTTTTCAACTGAATGTTGATGGACTTCGGCGTCTCGACGAAATCAAAACCGGCCATAGGCGTCTGATCTTGCGAACCATCGCGAAAATCCCATGTAATACCGCTGTAGTTTGCAGAGCCGTCTTCATTGAGGATCGGCAGGTCGTCGATAAAAATCGACTTTGCTCCGTCGACAAGACCGCCAATAGCGCCTTCCCCGAGCAAGTCGAGGATGGACGCCATAGCACGCGAGTTAACGGTATCATCGGCTTCAACCGGCGTGCGGCTGGAGCTGCTGCTTTTCTTGCCGCCTGCACCTGCGATCAGGAGAGGCAGTCTTTTCTTCTTGAACTGTTCCATGTTCAAAAAATCCTTATTACATAAGCTGGTCGATGGTGATAGAAGAACTCACAACCTGCGAGCCAACCAAAATTTCCTCTCCATAGATCAGCTGCACCGGGTTTCCTTGGTTAGTGGTGTTCTGCGGCCCATCGAAATAGAACGAGTCGGAGTTATCTGCCTGTCTCGTTAGTGGCTTGCGGAGATATGATTTGCGCTATACCGCCCATCATCAGTGACAAACCGAGAGGTGCTAAAGCAGGCATCATTACCGCCGATACAACCAACAAAGCGGCTCCTACTACCGTCTGAAACCACCCAAAAGCAGAACCGCCGCTTCCTCGCGGAACAGGGGTAATGCGGATTTTGGCTATGTTGTCAGACTGCCCCATCATCTGATATTCACTCTCGTCCACAGACCACTTGTAGCCCTGTTTATTGGTGATCTGGATGTGGTATTTGTCGTAGGTTTTGAGATTTCGCTTCATCCAGGCTTTGAATCCGGGGCGATTAGCCTCAATCAAATCCAGAGCCTGCTTGGTGTTGCGAACTTTCAAATGCCAATGACGACCAAAATGTTTGGCCATAGGGCCGCCAAGTTGCACATGAACTAACTCAGACACTTTTCATCTCCCTTGAGTAAGTCTCTGTGACGCAGATGGTGCGTCGTATGTTTCTGGTACATGCCGCCGTAATAAGCGCGACAACTCAGGCGGTCGATTTGGTGATGCAGGATCATGCCGTCTCCGATATACACCGCGCAGTGATCAGGCATTTTCCCGTACTGGATGAAGAAGACATCGCCGCGCTGCGGCTCCGTCCCTGGCGCAAGACGCACAAGCCCTTCATTTCGATAGTTATGGTCGAGAATGTCATCATCACCCGTGTACCATGACGGAATATGCAGATGCGCATTCGGGTTCAGCTCGACACCAAACTCTCGTTTCAGATAGTCGCGACAAAGCATCCAGCAGTCGAAGACGCCGAACACATAGGGTCGGCCCAGATAAGGCATCTCAAAGCCGTCTGGGGTGATCACATTCATTTCACTGAAGTGAAATGGCGCATCGCCCTCGATGTTCTTGCGAACAGCCAGAATCAGCCACGGAACTTCCGTTGCCTCACATCCGGCGCGGTCGGCGTCTGACGCATCAGCAGATTCGTCAGTATGGGAGTGCCAGATGGCAACCACGTCTCCCGCATCTTCCGCAGCGATAATGTCGTCAGCGTGCATAACAAACGTGTTTTCCGGGTACTCCGACACGTTCCGGGCTTCAATGAAGCGATATTTCTCGCCAGTGGTACGCACCAGAAAGCCACACGCTTCGTTCGGGTAGCGTTTGATGGCTGTCAGATAGATTTGTTGCATAACGTCCGAGCCAAGCTCAGGGAGCACTTTATTACCCATAACGTGTTGCCCCAATGAACCCGCCAAAGTGGATTACGCCATTGGCAAAGTAGTTGCGCCGTGCGTTGCATGAGTCGTAGCGTTTCGTGCAGTAATCCGCGCCTGACATGGTGGTTTGCTGGTTGTTTTTGTCGAAATATGGGCCGGTGTAGCCGCACTCTGGGCCGCGGTATTTCCACGGGCAGGTGTTTTTGATGATCTGGCGGTACGGCAGCTGCACGCCCATCAGATCGAACACACTCGACAGCTCAAACTCGACGACCTCATGGGTTTCGAGAGTCTTCTGTTCGATGAACCACATCTCATCCGGGAAGTGCTGATTTGGATCTGCGGTTGGATTCCCGTCTTTGAAGTTGGCCTCGTCGAGAAAACGCGCCAGTGTCATCTTGCGGATGATGCGGCAACCTACCAGATCGTCGTTTGCCTGAACTTCAGCGGAGACAGTTCCGGCAAAGTTGGAGACCTGGATTTTTGGACGAGGCAAAGTACCCTGACCAGTCTTATCAAAGCCTGACGCTTTGATTGGCCACGGTTCGTAGGACACGCCTTGCCAAACAACCGGCTCCATCAGTTCGTTTGTACCAGCGTGGAAATATAGCTTGCCTCCAGAGGTGGTGTTCGACATATCAAGTTCGAACAGTTCAATGAGCGCGGAGGGCGACAAGCTCTGAATATCAGCTTTAATACCCATTGTTTCTTCCTTGAAATAAAAAGGCGCCAACATCCTGTCAGCGCCACAATGATAGTAAATTAGTACTTACTTATCCAGATACTTAAGCCTCAAATACTTGTCTGAATGTAGCAGTTAAGACACAGTACCCCTGATATCGCTTGACCGTATGACTGTCACATACAACTACAATCTGCTTGCCTCTTGGATTAACCCAATAGAACGATTCAACGCCTGATCGCTCAGTCAGGAAGTCATCGATTGCATTAATTTCGTTGTATGATCTGGTAAAGGTTAACGACCATTCTTCTTTAATACGATTAAGACCTTGAGCCTGTCGCTGCTCGTAGTCATCACCAAAATTAAGTACCGTTACATTCGGTTTTACGCTTTTTTCAGATTCGTAATCTGGATACCAATTAAACGTTTGTCTTTCCATCTCACATCCTTGTGAGACTGCCCCGGTCGGGGCAGTCGATAGTTAGTTACGTTGAGTGTTTGGGTTGAGTGATCCGCCAGGGCGTTTCTCTTGAGCGATAGTCTCAAGCGCGATTGCTTTCATCCGTTGAGCGGCATTGTTCCATATGCTTTCTGTATCGCCAGATTCAGTTGTGCTACCGTCACTATGGACGTTGATCTCAATTGATACCGGAGAAAGAACATTTCCTCCTCCACTCATACCATCGGTACTGAGCGTTACAGGGATTGTTCGACCATCAGGCAATGGAACATACGCCTCATTCATAGAACCTTCCCCAAACAACGCTAATTGAGGCGAGTTAGCAATACCGCCTTTCTGGTATGCCCGGAGCGGGATCACGCCGTCTTTTCCGAATATTCCTCCATTTGCAAACTTCGGGATTGCAGGAATGCCTTTAGTTCCGTCAGCCACACTGCTGGTTGCGGTTTTAGCAGAGTTTGATGTCGCGCTGTCGAAACCACCACCTGCCCATACTGAAACCAACCCAGATGCAACTGTCGCGCCGAAATTCAACCACTTATTACCAGAGCCGGAAGCATTAGCTCCAAGCATTGCGAACGCGGCAGACAGAGCACCGGTAACAGAGCTGAGGTTCTGCATCGAGAAGATGGAATCCTTCACTGCTTTTGTCTCAGCATCTTTGGCTTCGGTGCTATCAAATAGCCCTGATACCCAGCTACCAATCGCATTTGTTGCTGTGCCAATTGCGCTGGTGGTCTGCTGTGTCGTTTGCCCCAATCCAGTTACCGAACTGGACGTCTCCTTCGTGGCTTCTCCTACCGACTTGTCGCCATTAACAGTGTTGCTTATGCGCACACCTTGATTGGCAACTGCGGAAGCAACCCCGGTGAGCAAATTACCACTCTGTGAACTACCAGCTGCGGTGGTTCCCATCCCCAACATGTTCATTAGAGGCAGCGTGATCTGCGACTTCACGACCATATTGGTGATATCTTTCAAAATGGACTGAGACAGGCTGGAGAAGCTCATCTTCCCGTTAATAACGAAATCAGTCAGGACATCCGTTAAGCCACTAAACAAATCAGTCCAGGTGCTTTCGATCTGCTCTGCCAGGTTTTCGTATTCCAGTGCCAACTTCTGCGTCGCAGTCCCCGTCTCTTTAATAAGCGCGGTATTGCCAGCAGCAATCAGTTGATTGATTTTCTTTGTATAAAGCGCCACAACTTTAGGATCAGACGCCTTATCACGAAGTTCTATCAACGCTTTGAGATTGCGGTTGTAGGTGTCTTCGAAATCAGCAACTTTCTCTTCGCGAGACGGCGTATAGCCAGCACTAATAATGGAATCCGCCTCCGGTGCCCAAGTGGAGATCATCTGCTCAACATTGCGGCGATTAAACATCTCGCGATATTCAGGTATCGCATTTTTAAGGTCTTCAAGACGTTTTTTCGCCTTGTCGATCATCTCTTGAGTGATGAACTCGTTAGGAACCGCATTAGCCAAATCAGTCAGCGATTTCGTTGTATCGCGAAGAGACTGATCAAACGATACCGTAGCCTTAGAGCTTTCACCCATTTGCCCCATAAGCTGATCGGCTTTATCCAGAGCCTTCTGATATCCGGCCGCCAGTTTCTGTTGCGCTGCCTGTTCTTTCTTGGCCGCACGCTGAGAAGCATTGGCTGTACGTCGCCCGGCTTTTTCCGCTGCTGCGGCATCCTGTTCGCGCGCTTTGGTCAGCGCTGCAATGGCTGCGGCGCGTTCCGCATCGCTCATTTTCTCCAGAGAGCTGGCACTGGATGCTTTCTGCAAATTAAGCTGCGTCTTGAGTTGTTTAGGCCCAATAATCGGCTTACCTTCGAAGTCCATCATCGGAGTGCCGTCAGGCAAAGTACGCTGATAAGTCGCAGAATCCATCTGGTTTCGCATATATTGCGCCAGCGCCTTCTGAGCAGCTTTATCAGTTGTACCTAACCCAAGAACAGTCCCCTGGTTTGACATTACGCCCTTACCAGTTTTGGCCGCATTATCTCTCTCGAACTCTGCCTGAGTCAGCTCCTGAGCAACGGCTTCCAAATGCTCCTGATAACCACGAATACTGCCTTGCAGTTTCTGGATCTGCTCGGTATTGCCATCTTTTTTGGCTTTTTCAAGCTGATCATTAAGAGTCGCGATTTGCTTCTCGGTCGCATTCTTACGAGAAGAAAGTGAATCAACCAGTTTTTGCGCAGGCTCCAGATAGCTTTTGTTTACCGTTTCACGTAACGGTGCCAATAGTTTGTTCTTTTCGTCATCAGAAAGTGAATCGTCATCATTGATTTTTTGGATCTTCTCCAGAGCCTCTTGACGAGCTTTAGCGAATGTTGCCGCAAAGTCTCTATTCTCTTCCCGTATTTTCTCTATCTGTGATTCTGCCGCATCTTTTGCAAGACGTTTGGCTACAGCAGTGTCTCCGCGTTCAATTGCCCCAGTAGTTTTATCGCGTTTCTCACGAAGGTCATTTAGCTCATTTTCTATACGCTTACGTTCATCCTGATTAATCTTTACTGTAGTTCCGGCCATACCCGGCCCATAAACCACCTTTTCGCCAGATTTTAACTCTTGTTCCTTTTGCGTGATTTGTTGCTCAAGACGCGCTTTATACTCCGCCATTTGTGCACGTTTGGCCGCCGTCATCGCCTCTGGTATTTTCCTAATCTCGTCAACGACTTTTGACGTTTCGCTGCGAAGCATGGTCATATACGTGATCAGCCCGGCCACGGCTACGGTTGCCACGGTAAACGCAGCGCCAATTGGATTTGCTGCAATGAACGCCGTTAATCCAGCAAAAGCGCCTTTAAGCCCCGTAATCGCCCCACGGATGGCGAAAATAAGAGAGGGGATCGGAGCCAGCCCCATACGTGCCGCACGATTGAATCGAGTTACTGCTGTAGCGCCGAGGTTAAATGGAGTCTGTATGGCGGTCGCCATCGTGGCAAAGGTGCTAACCATCTGGCTCCCAGCGCCAACTACCCCCATGATCCCTGCTCGCATCAGTTTGAACGCAACCATCGCGGCCACGACCTTACCAAGATTAATTACCAGCTCTTGGTTCTTTGCTAACCATTGAGCAAGCTGACGCAACCCATCGATTGCCGTCGTTAACCCCGAACCTAAAGAATTAGCAAACGAAATCCCTTCTGCGCTATTCATGATGGAGGCTAGTTCTTTCATTCCCTTAGAGAGAGAATCCAGATAGCCCGTCTGACCGACACGATCGGCGAACAACGTAAAGGAGGTTTGTAGTTGCGCCAGCGCACCGGTGTAGGTTTGCATCATGTCTTTGGCGGCGTTTTCGTTCTCTGCACGCAGACCAACGAACATCAGCGATAACGCCTGTTTCGCTTCCACAGTACCGCTGGAGACTGCTTTGGTCAGTTCCCCCATAGTAATGCCGGCAGCGTCTGCCATCGCTTTCATCGCGTTAGGAACGGCTTCACCTAATTGCTGACGCAGTTCTTCCATCGAAACGACGCCCTTACCGGACATCTGCTGGACGGCCACTGCTGCGCGTTTTAGCAGTTCACTATCGCCGCCGAAGCGTGCAACAGAGTCCACCAATGCTTTCAGCGAACCGTCAGTAGGATCGAGACCTGCCGAGCGGAATTTAACGAAGGAATCGGTCAGCGCCTGCATCGCAAACGGGGCGTTTTGCGCCATATCCACGATGTACTGCATATCCTCTGCGGCTGCTTTGCCAGGGTTGGCCTTGTCCTTGTTCAGCCCGCGCAACATGACGCGCATACGCTCCATTTTGGAGGCAGCTTCGACGATTGGCTTCTGCCAGCCGAACAGGATGTCAGTTACCGTTCTTGCCGCATCACCAATCTCGCCCAGCAGGAAAATATTGCCGCGCAGACCAGAGAACACGCCATTTTCAGCACCGCGCCCGCCGTGGCCATAGGAACCGCTGTGTCGACCGCCACCGCCATTACCACCGCCCTCACCGTAGCCGCTGGTGCGCACACGCACCGGCTTGCTGATCAGCTGCTGGCGGCCAATCACCGCATCCATCTGATCGCGGACTTTCTTCAGCCCCTCGGCAGCCTGGTTCGTTGTGACACCCCAATTACTGAGACGCTTCGTCGTGGTGTTAAGGCGCGTATTCATACCACTCACAGATGTAGAGGCTTCTTTTACCTCCGTACCGAAGCGGCTGGCGCTCTTACCAGCGAACGTTGCCCAATCGGAAAACTCATTGAGTTCAGACTGAACCTTGCGCAACGATGTGGTGAGCTTATTAACGGAAGAGGTGGTTGTGTCGACGCGCTCAATCAGGGTTTTGAGACCTGAATTGAGGCTGGTAATGTTGCCTCGCGTCTTGCGCGAAACATCAGACACAAGTTCGAAGCCGGCAGCTACATCCTGTAGTTTGTCTGCCGTGGCATCGAGCTTGGACTCCAGAACGCCGATGATGCGGGAGACCGAACCCAACGAGCGTTCCAGATTGTTAATTTTCTGAGCTGGTTTTGTGGCCTGCTCCCCGAATCTGGTAAGTAGCTTACCCGCCCGGTCGATTGACGCTGTAAACTGCTTGTCTTCCAGCGACAGGACAAACTCTACGTTTTGTGACATTCCCTTGTCATCCTCTGCCAAAAATTTGCATCAGTTGCTCTTTGGCGTCAGGGTCTGCCTTATCCTTGCGCGGATCGTAGACTTTATCGGTTACGACTGGTCTTCCAATCCTGAGTTGCAAACCCTCCATGAACGCCTTCACGCCCTCGCCATCTGCCTGGGCAGCGCGAGCGACTTGCAGGTTGCGGACATCCTCTTCCGCACGTAGACGGTCGATGTTGCGACTGAGCATCCAGAACATCGTTAGAGGGACGCCCAGCAGCTCTAATGGCGACACGGCGTAGTGAGCAACTACACGACTGAAATAGAATCCGAGATCTATCGATACGGTCTTTACCCCGGATTCATCGCGGGAAATTACTTTGCCCCTTCACCAGCCGCTTTTTCGTTCTCTTCATCAATCACTTCCATAGCGAAGGTGAAGATTTGCTGAAGCTGCGGAACAGTCAGTTTTTCCAGTACAGCGTCCGGCACGGATGGGATGACCTTGCGAACCAGGTCGGCGTAAGCAGTAACCTGCTCTACAGGAGACATGTTCTGAAGATCTTTGCCTTCCATCTGCTTGATGGAGACGAACAGACCAACTGTCATTTCAACGATGGGGTATTCCTGACCGCCGAACTTGATACTTTTCTTCGGAGGTAGAATGGAGTCGAGATCGAGTAATTTGGTCATTGGTTAAAATCCTTTTAAAAGAGAGGCTCTTCCTGAGCCTCTGCTTAGTTACGTCACGATTATTCGGCAGAATTAACCGTTACAGCTTTGGTCGCTTTCTTGCCGCCGCTATTGCTGGTGAAGGAGATATTTGCCGAACCTTCAGCTACTCCGCGAACCAGACCAGTCTGATCAACGGTAGCCTTCTCCTGATTGTCGGACTCCCACACACCGGTTTTGTCGCCGGCATCTGCAGGTGTGATCTGGGCTGCCAGCTGCACGCTCTCACCGGCTTTAACTTCCGGAGAATCCGGAGAGATAGAGACGGATTTAACCGGCTTTGGGCCGCTCATTTTCCCCAGAATACCGTCGTCATCCGGGTAAGCGGTGAACTGAACCGAGAACACGCGAACATCATCAGACTGGTAGGTCATGGTGAAGTTACCTGCGGTCGCAGCTTTCGGGATGGTCAGAACGTAGTCGGTGGTATCCTGCGGGGTCAGAACCAGCTCTTTAGCTACGTCGATCAGGTTGACGCCCTGTGCGGAAGTGATGGTCACAGAGTTATCTTCTTCACTCAGGGTAGAACCCGGCATCAGATCGACCATATTCTGCAACACAGACTCGGCCAGCGGCGCAGTGATAGTGATGTTACGGCCCTGTACCAGCTCGGAGATGGTGGTTTGCCCTAGCTGGTCTACGGTAACTTTCAGAGTTTCGGTCGCAACCTCAACCTGAACACCGCCTTTGGTGTAACCCAGATCAACACCACCAAACGACACTTTGCAGGCGCCAAGTTTGATGTTTTTTACATGGGTATTGGACATTGTTGGAAAACTCCTTTTTCCGTTAAATCAGCACCTTCATGGCGCCAATAGTAAGTATATACTTACTTATTTTGTTAATTCAACAAATAGCCCGCAAATTCAATCGGGATGCCCGCTTCAATCAACGAGCCTTCGTTTTTTGGATAAGTTATCGGCATCGACATTGGTCGTACCAACCGGAAGTAAACGCCATCTGACACGGTTTCCTCGACTGGAAACATGTCCATGATCTTATTGGCTTTCGCCACCGCCTTTGTGATCGTCGCATTACGCACGATGACGGTAAAAGAGTCGTGATAAAAGCCTTTTAACTCATGGTCAATGGCGATCCCCGTATTGGGAGTAACCAACAGGACGCCGGACTTCACATTGGCTGGCATGTAGTGACAGAAAATGTCAGTGCCGAGTGTGCCGATCTTCGCCTTCTGCATCAGGCTCGCAAATGCTTCAATAAACACATCAACCTCTCGTAAAACCTGCTTTCCTTGCTGCTTCAGCTATCGTCTGAGCGAACTGTTTCTCACTGACCTGTGCCGCTCTTTCAAGGAACAAAGGCCCAACGCGTGGCTTCACACCAGCAACTGGCGGGTTGGTGACGCTCTTCATGCGGGAGAGATAGCCGAGACGATACTTGCCCAACTCCATGTACTCCGCATAATCGCCAACCTCAACACCAGGGTTCCCTTCGCGCGGTTTAGCCCCAGACACCGATAACTCAATACGCAGCCCCGTATAGCCCTCTTTGACAACTCTCGCGAAAATCGCGCTTTCGAGTGAGCCAGTCTCCAGCGGAGCCATTGCCCGCGCCAGACGCTCAACCAGACGCGCCAGCTTCTCCATGTCACGAATGAGATAACGCTTAAAGGCTTTCTGGCTGTTATTGAGTCTGTCGCCAGCACGCTTAAACTGATGCGAGTCATGCTTCAGGCCCATATGTTTGCCCCTACTTCCAGATGACCAGGGCGTCCACGTAACCCCCAACGACGATGCACACTGGATACCTTCAGCTTTAGCCCCTCCAGAATAAGAACGTCATCAAGTTGCACTGCGGCCTCAAGTGGGACCACCAGAACGACATCGAACAATTCCATATTGGCTTTTCCGCGACTGCCGGAGCTGTCCGCACGTACCGATGACTTCTCATTACTTTGTTCAAACTTAACGACACCGACGTTCGTCTTCCTGACGAACTGCAATTGCGCTTCACCGTAGACATTCTTCGAACCCAGACGGTAAATCGCCATCTCTGCTTGCCATGAAATGTTCATGCACTCTCCCTGTGGTTGGCATCCGCACGCATTACCAGGCGAAGGCGCGATTGTGCGTCTTGAGCCTTTCGACCAGAAGTAAATAATGCGACTGGCGTTACGCACGGCGAACAATCATGCGGTTGTTGATGTAGCTAACCAGCAGTCTCCAGGTACTGCGAGCCACATGTAAATTTGCCGCTTTGCCGGTGCGGTACATATTTGTCGTTTCACCAATGGATTCAGACAGGATGCCGTCCTCGCGAGCTGCCGCTACGTCATTGCCATTAGCGATTTCGCAGGCTTCATTAACCACGGCCAGCATTAATGTCTGTTTGAAGTAGTCAGGGAATTCGTCGAATTTATCCTGCGTCATCTTCTCCCAATCAATCAGATCGTGACGATATGCCCCGTCAGCACCCCACGGTACGTCATATACGTTCAGCATGTTTTGTGGACGGTCGTACCGATCGAAATCGATACGAAGGACTTTGCGGATTGAAAACGGCAGCGTTTTGACGCGTCTGGTGGCCTCAATGAGACGTTTGCGCATCAGCCCGTCACCATCAGCCAACAGAGTGTCGCCGTTCAGCATGTCGATGGCTTGCATCTGGGCGTCTGCGACCGTTGCGAATGACTGGCCTGGGATAGACAGCTCGAAGCTATTTAGCAGAACGTACATCTTGCGCTCTTCATGCGTCAGACCGGATGCCACCGCTTTGACGAGGACGTAACGCAGATCGCGCTCTTTGTCGGCAAGCAGGTTGTGTTCGGCCGACACGACAACCGGAATGGACATCTGCCCCTCAGTAATATCGAGAGGTTCGTTATCAACGATGATCGAACCCGCGCCATCTCTGACGGTATACGTTGCCGACTCAATATCCAGAACGTTAAATGCAAACGACAGGGAAACGGCTTCCCCGCTACGGTACGTGTCGATCTGTGCCATTACTCACCGCCCTGTGCTTTCAGGATACCCTCGATCATTTCAACGATGCCTTTGGCTTTCACGCCAATTTGGTTGCCGATCTGACGAAGACCCGCAATACCTTCACAGTCCGCAATCGACTCCAGTTCTTCACGAGTAAAGCGCTGTACCGGTTTGGGCTTTGTTTCAGCCGCACCACGTTTCATTGGCACAATATCCGGGGCTGGCGTCTCGACAATGTCTTCCGCAGTCAAGTTATTGCGGCTACTGTACGCGGCAGAAGGAGATACATTTTTACCTTCAACGGTAGTCGCACGCATGGAAGCACAAATCCGCTGCTGATCGACGAATGGCAGTTCAGCAACTGAGATACCGTCTACAAACTTGATACCGCAGAGAATCCCCGTGTACCCCAAAAATTGAGGCTCCAATAAACGAATTTTTGCTGGTTTCATTTTTCTTCTCACTTAATGGACAGCTATGCTGCCCATATGTTGGTTACGCAGCCGGTGCTGCGGTCACTTCAACGGTCGCAGTCGCTTTGTGACTGCCATCCTGTGAAGCCACTTCAATGGTTGCCGTACCAACGGCTACGCCAACTACGTTACCGTTCTGATCCACGGTCGCTTTGTCGCTATTTTGAGAAGTCCAGGTGACTTTTTGATTGGTTGCGTTTGACGGTTGCACATCAACTCGCAATTTGACTGACTTCCCCTTCTCAACAGAGACAGAATCAGGAGTCAGAGCAACAGACTCCACGCTGACAGACTGCGTGAACGGAACTGTCCGGAAGCAAGCCGCAAGATGGTTCTGCTGGCGCTCGCTCAGAGGCTCGTTGGAGACGGAGTTGGTGAATCCGGCACGGCACATATGCCCTGTGAAATCCGCAAACGTCTCCTCCATGATTTTCATCTTTTGTTCTGGCATTTATCGCTCCTACAAAAAAGGTGGGCGTATAGCCCACCCATATTAAGTAGATAACTATTTACCTACTTTTCTGATCAAATTTTTACATTGGTCAGCGCGGCGATAGCTTTGTCGTGCTTGTTCGCCAGAGAGCAGTACCACTTAACGCGGGTACGGGTTGCGTCTTTGTTCTGAACAGTACCGATGTTCTCAACAACGATACCAGCGTTTTCACCGCCATACAGACCGGTCACACCGTTCTCTTCGGACAGGTGCAGACAGTAGATGCTTGCTTTGCCCGCGTCAGTCGGGATGAAGTCGTTCACGATGAAAGGTACACCGTTGTGGCACAACATCGGTCGACCGAAGTTTTCCATCATAATTTCGGACGGGCCGATATTAACGGTACGCAGCAGAGCGCGATAAGCACGCAGATGCTCGGAGCGCATCATGATGCAGTCCGCACCCAGATCTTTCACCGCGTCGACCAGTTCGTCGAACATGGAGAAGGTCATGGAAGCGCCTTCGATATCGATCTTCTGATCGTCGTGCATCAGTTTCGGAATACCGTCGAACGCTTTGGTGTTGGTGCTGGAGTCGCCCAGAATCAGGTTGCGGCGGAATGCGCGAGCCAGACCTTTCACCTTCTGACGAACCTGGATTGCCAGCTGGTTGTTGGTGTCGGACATAGTGGTCGCCAGGAATTTGTCGACGTCTACGTCGCCTGCCAGGATACGTAGCTTCGCAACGTGTTCGCTGAAGGTTGCTGCGCCTTCAGTGATGGTGTCGTTCACATCAATGAAGGTAGCTTCGCTCAGGGTAGCTTCGCGGTTGTAAAGGTATGCCTTAGAATTAATCTTCATGAAAGGCAGAATAGCGAACAGGTCATCGCGATCGATGATGGTCTCGATCACACCCTGCTCAAGTTCGTTATTAGACAGCTTTTCAGCTTCATCACGCAGTAATGGCATCTTTCATTTCCCTATGATTTAAGATGTTACTTGAGTCCGATTTTTCCCAGACCGGAGGTCAACTTATCCATAGTCGACTTGCTCTTCGGCTGGCTTACTTTGTGGGTCGGTTTGCTATTGGAACCAGCACCCTGCTTGGCTTCGCTACGCAACAGTGCGTCAGCTTCCGGATCTGCACGCAGAATGCGCTCAATCGCGGATTCGAACGGTAACGGCTTGCCTTCACCGTCAACCAGAACTGCACGTTCTTTCTGACCGGCTGGCTTATCAAAGCCCACAACACTACCGTCTTCACCCACTTCGAAATGAGAGCCGTAGATAACGCGTGCCTTAGCCGGAGTCATCAGAACTTTGTCACGCAGGAAAGCAGAACTGCTGAAGGAAACACCAACAGTCATTTCGACCAGTTGAGCCTTCAGTGCGGCGTTCTCGCTCTCCAGAGCGGAGTAGCGTTCGTCGCGCTGTGCCAGTTCAGTCTGGTGTGCTTCGATCATCTGCTTTTTCACAGCATCGAACTCACCACGACGTTCCAGTTCAGCCTGCTCCGCCTCCCGACGTGCGGTTTCTGCGGCTTGTTCAGCTTCGAGAAGCTGGCGAGCACGCGTCGGGTCAATATCACCGTACTGAGCCAGCTGATCGGCCAATGTGCGCTCTTTCTCCTTGCGCTTCATGTTCTCTTTCAACAGATCTGCACCGGCTTTCTTAGACTTACGCAGTTCTGCCAGCAACTCTTCCTGAGTCATACCGGCATACTCGTCGTCGTCACCCTTCGGTTGCTCTTTTTGCTCGCCCTGTTTGCCTGGGTCTTGAATGCTCTGCTCATTGTCTCCAGCAGGAGCACCGCCACCAGCGCCGCCGCGCTCATGCGCTTCGGCTACATCCATCAGGCCACGACGGGCCATAAGCATTTGCCACAGATTCATAGAAATACCTTTTCGTTACTTATCACTCGGTCTCTTGAGTAGATGAGTCCCCATTCCCTCGGGGTTGATCTTGTCCGCTTTCTTGGACTATATCGCAATCATAAGTAAGTGCTGACTTATTTTCAAGGGCGCCAGGAGCATTTTTTAGAGGAAATTTCAAGAGATCTTTTTTAAATTCCTTTTGCATCGCTTCGGAAATATTCGGGAAGATCTTTTCTATGAGCATTTCCATCTGATGACGACGTACAGAATCAGGCGCCTGTAACAGCGACAATTTCTCAGCGACGGCAAATTCGTCAGTCAGACCACGAATATCGAAACTCTCCGGGTAAGCGATCAGAGAGTGGTCTTCATCCAATTCGATGCCCATCCATTTCGCAGCCAACTCCATCATTTGGCGTTCTGCCCTTTCGAGGCGCTCTGCTTTTGTCACCAGCAGACTGTTAATACGTTGGAAGTCGTACATCTTCGCTGCCCCCGAAGAGTTGTCGATACCCTGCGCGTTATCCTGCTTGGTTCGCTCACCAGCCACACCAACGGAATGGTAGATCTCATTAATCACCGTCTTAATCGTGGTGATGATCATCTGAGCCTGTTTCGGGTCTGGAGACAGATAGAATGGCTGATTACCGCTCTCAGAATCGAAGGTGAAGACACGTTTTGTCCCCATTTCGAGCACTTTGGTGTGGTTTTCATCGCCCGGCAGCAGGGACTGAACCGGAATCGCTAACTGGCTGAATGTCTGATCCTGAATAATCGCGTCAAGGTTCGACAGGTAGTTGGCCACGGCGCGGTCAAGATAGGCGATATCGTCAATTAACGACGGGCTAAAATACGGAGACTCGCTTTCACCAATGCAATCCACCGGAAACACCGGCACCACCCCAAGATTATGATTGCCACTATCCTCCAGAACGACTTTGGCCTGACGACGACCACTATTCCCTGAACCTTTCTTCACTTCTTCACGGAACAGATACCACTCGTTTTGCGTCCACAGACGGTAACGCTGGTATTCCTGCCCGGTTGATGTGAACGGATCTTCGTCGTCGCGCGCGATTTCAACAATCAACGCCCACAACATATTGCCATCTTCATCCCAGGCAACATCAAGCAGCTGCTGCGGCGAAATCCAGTAAGCGTAGGCACGCGCATCATTTTTCTTCTCGTCTGCAACAGACTCAACATCGACGTTCATCGTGCTATCCACGACAACCCAGATACGGCCATAAATGGATGATTGCAGATCGATAGCCGCCATAAACGCATCGATGGAGGCGTTCTGGCGCGTGGCTCGCTTCCAGAAATTGCGGATCTGCTCCGGTGCTTCATCAGTGTTGCGGTGAATGACCTCTTTGAAGAGGTATTTGTTGATGAGGTTTACCACTTCGCGCGTATGGTTGAAGCGATAAGCGCGTTCCAGGCGCTCTTTGAACTCCTGATCGCCCTCTTTGAAGTAACGGAAGATATTGTCGTTGAACCAGGCACGCCCGCCAGCGTAGGTGCTGGCGAGGAAGTCCCAATGTTCTTTTTTCTTCTCATATTCAGGGTGGCGTCGTGCCACAAGGTCTTTGATTTGCTTGTCAGTCAATTCCATTTGATTTTCCTTTCCGCTTAGGTAAGTACTTACCTATCTAGAACCACCAAGAATAACACGATTTTTCACCGGATACCTACGATGAACCGGATAACCCAACGCATCCGCACTGTGTTCGATGCCGCCAGTCTTATCCATATCGCGTGAGCCTGGCTTGTAGATCACCTTCTCCAGCGAGTCGATGAGGTGTTTGCACTTCGGATCGATGTACAACCGGGTTTCGCCCGAGGCACTCATCAACATGCGGTTCACTGCGTTAACACGGTCTGCGATCGGCGGGTGCTTCTTCGGATAATCGACTCGAAGGAAACCTTTCTCTTTGAAGATGTCGACGTCAGATTCGCCGCGTGCGTGCTGGCGATACGCACCTGCCGGGTCAGGAAAGATAGTGACCTGAGATTTCCAGCGCCAGTATCGACGCTCCAGCTCGTCACACACTTCAGCCGTGTTGGAAGAGAACAGCACAACCTCGTCCACGGCCCACAACTCGCCATTTGGCTGCGGCTGCAGGATGACCGATGACATAGGGTCGATGTTGAAGTCCTGACCAACCCAGATCGGAAGTTTCGGATTGAACTGGAGTGGCTTCACATGCACATTGCGGTCGAACGGGTAGTAAACGCGTCCGGACATGTTTTCGAAGCTGGCCAGGTATTCCTGTGCGAACGATTTAGGGTCCATATCGTTCTTCGCTGCTTCGATTTCCGCGCTCGGTACGAACGGAGAATCGGCCGTAACGAACTGCCAGCTCTTCCACTGCCCCTTGCGTTGCAAATCTTTGTTCTGACCGATAGTCCACAGCTTGTGGAACTCGGAGAAGCCTTTTGGCGTACCGATGATCAGCGCACCGCCACGGGTGGAGGACAGTGTCGGACGCAGTACCTTGTACCAGGTGTCAGGCTTCATATCCTGAAATTCATCGAGCACCACAAAGTGCAGTGCCACACCACGAAGCGTATCGGGCTTATCCGCACCTTTCAGCGCGATTTCAGAGCCGTTCTTCAGCACGATGGTCATCGTGGTGTCGTTTTTCTTACGAACCCATTTGCGCGGCAGAACTTCCTGCAGGTCATCCCACAAGATCTGGCGAGCCATCTGGTAAGTCGGTGCGACGTACCAGACACGTTGCTTCTTCTCTTTGGCTGCCGCGCGGATGATGGTGGAGATCGACAACCGGGATTTACCCCAGCGTCGACCCGCACACACCACTTTGAAACGATGTGGCGACTGGAAGACTTGCATCTGCCCAGAATGCAGCTGTACGAGACTCAGAGACGACGGGATGGCCATAGTCAGACGCTCCCATCACTTTCATCACCAGACGCTTCAGAATCGCCCTCAGCTTCGCTCAGTGCTTCCTCTTCGAGTGACTCAAGCAGATCGTCATCAATCAGATCCGGCTCATCATCTTCCTTACGCAGCTGCGCCACCTGGGAAGGCGTAAGTTCGCCAAATACCAGGTTCGGGATTTCGTCGTCCTCGTTCTCCACGCGATCCATACCGAGCGCTTTCGACGATATTTCGAAGCACTTAGCGAGTGTGCCGCTGGCACGCTGGAGACTCTTCAGGTCATCTTCGATGGCTGCCAGTGGCCTGCCGTCCTTCTTGGCTGTGGCCACCTCATGCATCACCATACGACCGAGTGCGAACGCCCAATCGTCGTAACGAGTCCGGCGCTCTTCGATTTTCTCTGCACGCGCCTTCGCACGCAGCTCTGCGTCGGATTTGAGCGACTCGCGCACCATCTTCCCAACGGAGTCCGCGCCTTTCTCTAATCCACGCTTTTTGAAATGTCTGGAGAGCGTTTCACGACGAATGCCGTACTCTTCCTCCAGCCTGGAGAGTGTGTATTCGCCGGAAGTCCACTTCGCTTCGGCTTCTGCCCACTCAGCTGGTGTCAGGCGAGTTTTGCTCTCGTCTTTTTCTACAGTCATAGATCCCTCTAAAACACTCAGAGCGCATCCTTGCGCTCCTAAACAACTTGTTTAATTCAGTGCCTAACCAATTTGTTTTCTGGGTGTTTAAAACCGGGCTGGGGAGTATTCAGAACCTGCTTCCGTATATATTTAATAAGTCACTTAGTATTTATATATACGGAAGCAGGCTCTCAAACTGGCTCCCAGACCGACTTACATCACCAGTAATTTGGCTCTGGCACGACCTAACGTGGTCAGTCCCAGCGTGCGACGGTGGTAGCCGGAATCACCGCGCTGGCGGCACATTCCTTTCTCCACCAGCCCCTTTTTCACCAGTGCGCGGATAGAGAACTGCATACTCTGTTTGGTCGTTTTGTACGGCAGCACTTCAAGCAGCTCGTCCAGATCGAGCAGATGCCCACGCTCATGGCCTAAATTGATGGTTTTGATGATGTCTTTTTGTTTGTCGGTCAACGTCATGGCAAATCCTTATGCCGGTAATGCAATTTCAAGAGGTTTATTCAAAGGCTGTTTGTCGAATGCCAGCAGTGGCAGCGTGTCCGGCAGCTGACGACCAAAGTCCGGGTTTCGGTACACGCCATACAGCGGAGACGTGAAGCTCAGGTTGTGAATGTCCTTGAGCAGCTTCACGATGCTGGTCTCGTCCACCAGGCTGTCGGCAATGTCCTGAATCGTCGTGCCACGATTACGCCCGGCTTTGGCCAGGGAACTGTTCTTGTGGTAGTCAGCGACCAGATCACGCAGCGCACGACGACGGCGAGACTCACTCATGGCGAACAGCTCTTTGACGATCGCTTCGTTGTCGCCAGGGTCAGAACGGAAATGACGCTGGAAGACGCGCAACGCACTCTCATAGCTCTTCGGACGCTCCGGACGGATGAACTGGAACCCTGCTTTCATGGCGAACGGGTTGTATTTGCTCATCGACGACTGGATCTCGATGATTGGCCGGTCGTGCATCCTGCTAACCAGGTTAATCATTCGATAGGAGACGCCGACACCGCGGTACTGAGTGTCAACAACGGAACGGCTGATCACGGCAAAGTTGTTGTTCACGTACCGGCCCCAATACTGGTTGGCCACGGTGGTATTGGTGGTTGGCTTCAGCTTAGGAAACATGCGATGGCGAGGCGCCAGCAGCAGTTTCGGGTAAGCCATAACCACGACGCCCACCAGCCGGTCGTCCAGTTCGCAGCGATAATACGTTGGCGCGAACGGCTTACCATCCGTCTTGTAGTGCAGCGACTTCAGCGCGTGCCAGTCTTCAACCGTGCCTTTGGTAACGGTCATACGCTCCAGAAAGTCCAGATGACGCGGGAACTCTTCCGGGCGGTAGCGTTTGATGATGATGCCTGTCATGTCGATCACCTGCGCTCGATATTGGTATTGATGAAGTCCAGACGAAGCGATTCCATCGCCCCCACCATGACGTATGGGCGCCCACCGTTATGCCAGCAATCCATAACATTGCCGTCGTTGTCGATCATCAGCAGAGCCAGGCTCTGACTTTTGCCTTCTCTTGCGTACTGGAGTGCTTCTTCCAGCAGGCGGATGACTTCAACGTTGTTGTTGTCAGTCTCTTTCGATGGCTTCAGCTCTACGATCTTCAAATCAGGCATATTCCACCTTCACGCGTTCTTTGTAGTGCTTGGTGATCTGCATATCCGGGCGCAGCGCGTTCTTCAGGTCTTCGTGGGTCGTCGCCACCATTACCGTCGCACCAACCTTACGGGCGGCACGCTGGAGGTTCGACGCCACAACCTGGGCGGTTACACGGTCGAGAACAGCGCCAAATTCGTCGGCAGCCCAGACTTTCGCGCCGGACTCGATCAGCTTGGCGATCTTGAGACGGTATTTCTGGCCGTCAGACATCTCGGATGGCTTACGCACAAAGAGATAGGCGTCATTCAATCCGGCCATAGACAGCAGCCCCAGCGCTTCGCTGGTGGTTTTGCCCAGCTGGTCAATGACGTTAACCTCATTGTCGAAGGCAAAGTCATCGATGGAGGCTACAGAAAGCCCTTCATCCTTCATCTGGCGTTGCAGCTCGCGCAGCACAACGGATTTACCGGAACCGGATTGGCCGGTGATGTACACCACATCGCCCTGCTTCACTTCCAGCTCCAGATTGTCGTAAAGCGTCCACTCTTTTTCGTCCAGGCCAAGACCGAACGATTCGGCAATCTCCAGCGTGCGCGTGGTTTTGTTCACGCGGGTCTGAAACGATACGTTGATGGTGTATTTGCTCATGCGGCCAGCTCCCCAGAAGAAACTTTCTCCGCATACGCCACGAAAGCGTCTACCCCGCTCTCTCCCGTGATTTCTTCCATGTGGGCAAGCAAATCCCCAACCACAATGGCAGAGCCAGCAGGGAGCGTTTTAAAGCCCAATACGTCGATGACGCGGACTTCTTCAGAGGCCACTTCGCGACTGATCTCGGTGTGCTCTTCCTTCTGGCGCTCCGTCTCTTCGCCCAGATCGAGCACCAGAGAGCCGGTTTCCATCTCTTCGGTCATGCTGCCGACAAGCACGTTCAGCTCGCGCTCTTCAAAACCGAAGACCTCGACGTCGCCCAGCACCAGGGATTCCAGTTCCTGCTGCAATTTGATGGCGTCGTAGTCAATACTGGCCAGGCGGTTGTCTTCCAGACGCTTAGCCTTCACTTCTTCTTCGCTCAGATCGTCGCGAACAATGACCGGCACACGCTCCAGACCAGCCAGAAGAGCCGCCTCGCGACGACCGTGGCCAGTAATGATGACGTCGTGCTTGTCGACAGTGATCGGCTGGTCAAAACCGCGCTTTTTGATGGCGGCCGCCAGATCGCGGATCTGCTGTTCGTCATGTTTTTTGGCGTTCATCTCATACGGGATGAGTTCTGCCGGGTTTCGATAGACGATTTCAAAGTTTTTGGTCATTACATACGCTCCTTGTAGTAGTCGACCAGCCACACCAGGGCTTCCCCGGCGTTCTCCATTTCGTTACCGGTATTGATTCCCTGCTCTTTGATGATGGTTTTGATGGTGTCGGCGACGCGATCTGACGCATCAAACGTCACCTTGAAGCGCATCGTCTGGTGTTCAGCGCCGACTCGCTCGGTTTTCTCGCGTTTGTCCTCATCGACCGGCTCGTCATCGCCACGGGAGAGCGCTTCCAGCGCTTCAAGATCGATAACGGACGCTTTGGCGAGTGTTGCCGCCATTTCGTCGTCATACGGGGCGATATCGGACAACCGGTAGTCGATTTCAGACTGGATTTCTTCGATTAAGCGCTGCAAAGCGACCTGATCGTCTTCGCCGTAGCGCTCGTTGTCGACGAGGGAAATCTGTTTGGCCACCAGATCGTTAATTTTGCCCACGGAGATGACGGGAACCGTTGAAATGCCCTGCTCCATCGCGGCACGCCAGCGGTGTTCACCACCGAGGATCTCAAAAATGCCCCCGTCCAACTCCCGCGCCAGAATTGGCTTAAAAAAGCCCAATTTTTCGATAGAGCCTTTCAGTTTTTCGAAGTTTTGCGCCCCAACGGAGTTGGTATTCCAGGGATTCGGACGCAGGTTCGCGACTTCCACCTGCAGAATCGTAATTTTCACACCCATAGTTCTGATACAATCCATTGTATAAGTACTTACTTACCATAATAGCCAATTACCATACAAAAGGCACGAAGGAAAGAGGTTTATGACAGTTCGGATTGTATCGAATGCAGTCAATGCGCTGATTTCTAGCGCTGATGACAACGTGAAGCGGCTCGTTCAGGAGATGTTGAGCTATGAAGTGGAGGCTGGGGACTGGAAAGGAACCAGCACGATGTTCAACTGGAGCAAAAACGCGTTCCCGGCTGGGTTTGCGAAGCCAGTTGCAGCCAACCTTCTGAAAGCTGGCATCAAATGCGTGCATGTGCGCAAGGAAAAAGCTCCCGCGCTGGGCAAGCCGAACCCGGTAGTTAACCCATTCCCGTATAACCCGGACTATGCGTATCAGGATCAGACAGTGGAAACACTGGTGCGCGAAGGGATGATGATTGCCCAGATTGCGACGGGTGGCGGTAAATCGAACGTAGCGTGTAAGGCTGCTGCTCGCATTGGTCGTATGACGCTGTTTTTAACCACGCGATCGGTTCTGATGTTCCAGATGGCAGAGAACTTCCAGAAATCCATCGACTACCGCGCGGAGAATGGCGAGCCGTGGCTGAAAGGTCAGAGAGTTGGGGTGATTGGATCGGGTGAGTTCCAGGTCTCGCGCCATATCAACGTTGCCACGGTGCAGACCCTGGCCAGTTTTCTCGAAGAGCCACCGCGCGACGCATCACCGGAGAAAAAACAGTACCACCTGAAGCGCCGGGAACTGGTTAAACGCTTCCTGTCCAGCGTTTCTCTGCTGATTCTGGAAGAGGCACACGAATCATCTGGTTCTAACTTCTACGACATCGCCCGGTTGTGCATCAATGCCGACTACCGTCTGGCGCTGACAGCTACGCCGTTCATGAAGGACTCGACTGAAGCAAATATGCGTCTCATGGCCGTTGCGGGTCGCATCGAGATAAAAGTAACGGAGAAATATTTGATCGACAGAGGTATTTTAGCGAAACCATACTTTTTATATCATAAAATCGCGTACACTCCAGATGAGGCGCGGATTAGAGCCGAACTTGCTTCAAAACACCTGAATTTTCGGGTTGGAATGAGCACGGCTTACCAGAAAGCCTATCAGTTAGGCATCGTCTATAATCTGGGCCGCAACGAAGCTATTGTGCGTGAAGCGCTAATGTACAAGAGTCACGGTCTGAACTGTATGACATTGGTTCGTCTGAAGCGTCATGGTCAGATCTTGATGGAAATGATGAAAGAGAGTGGCCTCAAGGTCGATTTCATCTACGGAGAATCAAACCAGACTACCCGACAAGCAAAACTTAATAGTCTGGCGGCAGGCAAGATAGATGTTCTCATTGGTTCAACCATTCTGGATGTTGGTGTCGACGTTCCAAGCGTAGGCGCGGTGATTCTGGGTGGTGGCGGGAAAGCAGAAGTTGAAATGAGACAGCGTGTCGGTCGTGGCTTACGAGCCAAGAAAAATCAGGCTAACGTGTGCTTTATTACCGACTTCATCGACGTGAGCAACAAATACCTCATGTCGCATTCATATGAGCGGAAACACATTATCGACACGACGCCTGGGTTTGCCGAGGGGGTCTTGCCGGTTGGCAGCACATTCGATTTCACTGTTTTGGATAGAGAGTAAGCATGAGCGAGAAACGCGCTATTAACTGCCAGGTTAAGTTAACCGAAAAAGCAAACGATAAACTAGAGACCTTTCAGAATCGACTGCGTGAACGCAGCATAAAACTGTCAAAGGCAGACATCATCAATCTGGTGCTGTCCAATATGACGATGGGTGATTTTGATAAGATAGCTACGTCATTAGAGACTACTGCAAAGGCTCGTGAAAAGGTCATGAAGATTTACGAAAACTCGGGTATGACCAAAGAAGATCTGGCCGATATTCTAAAACGCCTCGATTGAGCATTATGGCGCCTTGAGGCGCCATGATTTTCGTAAAGATAAGGATTTTGTTCGGCACAATGAAACACGTATTACTTCCTCTGGTTGCTGCCTCCGCGTTACTTATCACTGCATGTCAATCTCGTCCTATTCCTGTCTCTGAGGCAAAGCCAGCACCGCAGACCAGAATATTCAAATACCAATCTCCGGCGGCATCGACGCTGGTGGTTATGAGAGATAAAAGCATGGTGGGCGCCGGTTGCGACGCATCGATCTTCATCAATGGCGAAACCGTTGCAAAACTGGAAACAGGTGAAAAAGTCACTTTTCATCTGGATGCCGGAGAATGGATTGTTGGCGCCTCACTCGAAGACGCTGGGCTGTGCGCACTGAATCCTGCTCGTCAGGAACGCGAGACGATTACCAAAGCTGGCGAGACGAAAGTCTTCCGGGTGTTCACCAGTAATGCTGGTGACATCGATATCTTACCAACGACACTGTGACGATATGACGAATATTACTGACATCACCTACGGGATTCCTGCAGAAGTCTGGCCGCGCGATTACACCAACGTGGAGAAAGCGCTGATGTTCTGGCGCAAGTCTCTTATTCCTGTAAGGGTCACGATGGAAGATGGTCAGGTGTTCTGCATGTATGTTCAGGGTCTCATGTCGTCACGCAACAAGGTCGACCTTTGCCCTGCCCCGTTCGACAAAGATAATCGTATAAGGCTCCCACTTGAGCGAATCAGCACGATTGAATCAGGTGTGACAGAAGGCATTGCACACGACTTCACGGGTCGGACAACGATACACCCAGACTATGTGGACAATCGGCCATCTCGCCGTGATTTCTTCAAAATTTGTCGCCAGGCCCATGAGATGCAGAAGTCTATAAGGGTCTACATGGCGGATGGCCGTGAAATTGAGGGGGTGTCTTCAGGCGTTGACGCTTGTCAGGTCACACTCAACATGGGGGACGGTAGGAAGACAGTCGCCATGTTCGATTGGGTCGAACGGATTTTACCGTTTTAAATCTATAAGGGTAATAACCGGCTAAGTCCGGTTATTATTTTATTCGTCACTTCCCGTTATATTTATTTCCCACAAACTCGATTCCAATTTAAATATATAAGGGTGATTGGCTGAATAGAGAATTTATTTAGGCAACACCTTCGAGAAAATGCATTTTATTTCTAAGACTTTGATTTTTATTGAATAAAATTTTTCATTCCCGAACAAAAAAACTCTTGATTTTATTTTCTGTATGTCGATAATTAATCACATCGAAAGCGAACGCGCTAACGATAAATAAATAAAAAATTAAGTTATCAATATTACATAAGGATTAACATCATGTCTAACGTTACCATTTCTAAAAAATCCATCATCGACGCTGCTGTAGTTATCGCTAATGAATTGCAAGTTGCAGCCAACAACGCTACTCAGACTTATAACAATCATTATCAGAATGGTACACACACAAAAGCGGATAAAGCCAACATGCTTGCAGCGTCTACCAAACTAGCATACTTCACCAACAACGTTTTAAACGCTGTTAATGATGAGAAATTAGCTGGTGTCTTTTACTACGCGATTAAAGCAAGCAAACAAGCGCCAGAAGTGTTTTTCCGCGAAGCTATGACAAATAGCTATTCACTCGAAAAATTGGTTTATCTGGTTAAATCAATTAAATCTGGCAAATGCGTTTATTCCGTCGCTGATATGTCCGGATCTCGTGTATTCGCGTTAATCGATATGATTAACGACGAGATCGACACGTTCACTAATGGCGCTGTTTTCGATTTAATGAATGAAGCGAAAAAAGCCAACGAAATAAAATTAGACGCTGGATACACTCAAGCCAACCAGCTTATCAATCTTTGCGAACGTCTGGGACTGGTCGAAAAAATCAAAGGAATGGGTGCAGCGAAAAACGGATCACAGCAATATCGCTTCGTTAAAAATGATTTTTATAACTATCTGGCTGATGCTTTCAAAGCGTAATTAGATGGATATAGCGCCCATAGTGGGCGCTAGTTTTAAGGAGCTTAATCATGTTTGTTCTTATTGCTGGCGTTAACGTGCGCAATGATTATTTTGTTAATCGCATCGCTGGGATCGCGGGGTACGCTGGGCGCTCAGTCGAGTTTATAAATGAAACAACGCGCAAAATTGACTTATTGAACGACCAGGAGCGAAAAAAAGCAGACGTGAATGACGCTGATATATTTTTAATGTTAAAAGCGTTTGTAGAAATAGGATTTGAAATCAGTTTACACAAATAAAATCGAGCGCCCACTATGGGCGCTTTTTTCGTTTCCAATACTCCCACCATAACGCGCCATCATTGGCGCGTTTTTTATTGTCCGAAGTTAGCCAAAACAGACCAAAGGCAAGCGCCATAAAAGCGCCAATTTAACGCATTTTTGCGAGTCGCAGTATCTGACCATTACCCACAATAAAAACACGTTATAGCACGTTTTACAGCGTTTTAGCGTGTTGCTTATTTTGTCGTGTCGTTGGCGTGATCCGCGCTATCCTTCGGGACGTGTCGGCAATATTGGCGCTATCCGTGGGCGCTCGCATATGATTGCCACGTTGGGCAACGTGTACGCGCTTACAGTGGTTTACCCACGGATTCACATAATCACATAGCGAAAGCTATCTGGATGGCCCAGGGGCTGAAACCCCACCAGCGCTACCCCAGCGCCGCTACGCAATTTCTGGCGCGATTCCGGGTTTCTCCCGCTCAGTTTTCTACATAAAGGCGACCCCCGCCGTTTCCCGAAAAAATCTTGGCCGTTTCCCGTCGGCTCATGAATGCGTTCCTCGCCGTTTCTGAAAATTTCCCTGCGGCAGCTGGTGGCTATAGAGAAAGGGCCGTTTCTGGCCCTCTTCTCAGTTACACGCCATCAAGGATGTGGATGCGGTTGCTTGCGTATACATTCAGCATAAAGTTAGCGCAAAACAGTTTCCATGTGTCAACGCCAGCGGCATACGTAATGTTTTTGCATTTTATTGCATTGTTGGCGATCCACATCCCCTGCGATACTGCTTCATCGTCGGAAAATTTGAACGACGATTGAGTTTTAATCCAGACAGAAATCTGCGTAGCGAACTCAATCAGCTTGGACTGGCAGAATCGCCCGGAGCGCACCGGAAAGACGAACGTTCCGAATCCAGAATTTACCACATATGCTTTCTCAAATACCCGCGAGTAACGACGATTGCCAATGATGTCGCGTGCAATAATGCATTTTTCTTGTGCTGACAGTTCTACCGTCTCATTGTCGCGCCATGCACCAAGTACTCGTTTTTCAATGTCAGAGAACGTTACAGCGATATTGCCATGTGCGGGTGCGTTTACAGTAGCGATAAAATTCATGATTAATTACTTATCGTAAATAACAAATTGTTTTCTTGTTGGTGTTAATTATCGTTGTACGAATAAGGCGTCAAAGTGGAAAGTTGCGGTAGCCGGACGGGAACAGGTGGGTTTGTCGGTTGCCTGGAGGTAAGAGGTTGGTGTTTTTAGCCTGCGGGAAACAGGATGGTCATTTAAGGCCACCAGCATTGGTGGCCTTACTCTTTAGTGGAGCAGACCGATGTCGATGGTATCCCCTGAATCATCCACACGGATCATCAGCATGGCGAAGGCGTTTAGTGGATAGCTTGCGTGCCATTCAGGGAAGCGGTCATCTCGCATGAAGTCGGCAATGTCGTAAACGCAGCCCTCAAAGTGGAAGAATCGCGTGCTTACCTGCTCGTCATATTCCACATGATCCATTTCTTGCTGTTCTGTTTCCGGCAAGTCCAGCCATGATTCAAGGAATACATTTTGTGCTTTAGGGGTAATGGTGAAATCAGTCATGAGCATATCCTCACTGCGTAAACATATTGTTTTCTTGTTGGTGTAATTATCGCAGTGTAGATAAGGCATAAAAGACGTTAATACAGGCTGAATACACAAGAAAGGTTCTGGAAGTTGATAGCCAGGTTTCAAACTAACCTTCGGTTATTAAAAGTCATTTAAGACCACCAATGCTGGTGGCCTTAATAATTATCGCCCGATTACGCTAAGGATCTTTTCCTCAACTGATTTGTTGTTGCGACTAAACTGCCTTGCGTATCTTATGACAGAAGAGGCGTTTCGCTTTCTGACCATCTCGGCTCTCTCCTTCAGGCGTTTCTTGAAATCGCCCATATTTACCACCAGGCGCAGAAGGTCAGTCTATTATTGTGAAAGTCGTGGTTCTTAATCAGATCTTCCACAATCTCTTTCAACTCCCCCACATCATGCCAGTAACCTTCATCGTACTCCTGACTGCCGAAGAAAAAACCTTCCTGGGTAGGCAAGTACTCTTCGCAATTACTTTCGTTTATGTGCATCAAATGAGCCTTCAGAAAACAAATGTCATTCATCGTTAATTCTAAAAGCTCACAATTTTCGACTTCACCTACGTTGCGCTCCATCCACCCAACGAGCGCATTGAACTTACGGAAGTAAGCAACCTGCTTTCTGGATGCCTCGTTATTCAGATCGTTTTTTGGCTGCGTCTCGATGTAGATATCAAGCCCCATGATGGTTTCCTTATTAAGTTGCTTCAGTGAAATCATTTTCACAAATCAGATAAGGCAGAAAACAAATTGTTATCGGGCATAAGAAAATGGCGCGGGGTACGCGCCATTCAAAGAGGATTAAGCGAATACGCTTTCAGGGACAATGGTGTCGATCTTTTCGCCGGAGATTATTCGCAGACCGTGTTGTCCCATCCAGGTACTATTGGTATTTAAACTCGATGTATAAACCGCATCGACCTTTTTCATCAAATTTTCAAACAACGTCTGATCCGCGCCACGGAAATGAGTTTCCAGTTTTATCAGTAAAGGGTCAGAAGCATTACTGATGCTTTGGTAACGCACCGAATATTTCCCCTTTGTCGCCTCGCCGGTGCGAGTTAAGGTACTGGTGTGAACTTCTTCGCCGGAGGCATTATCGCGTAGCACAATTGTAATTTTTGCAACTTTGTCTCCATTTTCCGTCTCTGATGCATAATACATATCCAGGGTCAGATTTTCGCGTTTAACGGTCATTTCACTCTCCTTAGTGTTTAATTTTTAATTTTATTATCATAAGTAAGTACTTACAATACAAAAAAGCCCCGAAGGATTGGCGGGGCTGTCGTACATTCGACTAACTACTGCTTGCACATGTTTAAGCTACCGCCTGAACAGACGCTCGTTGGATCTCTTGTTGGGCGACACGGTTGGCTTCCATCAGCGCCAGTTCAAGCTGGTCCTCTGGCCACATTTTCTGGACCGACATCCACCCTCTTCCACGCTGGCGACGAACTACCATCACATAGCGCGTAAAATTGCCCGCGTCGAAGGTAATGGCTTTTTCACGAAACAGACGGATAGAAGTCCCATTCGCTACGATATCCAGCAATGTGAGATGCCCCATTAAGGTTGGTTTTTCTTTTCTATCCTGGCCTTCAGCAAGACCCAGCACCAATGAAGTATTCATCACCACTCCGTAAACAAATTGTTTTCTCAATGGCGTAAATAATACCAGTGTAAAAACGGCTACAAAGCATATTGCTCAGGCACATGAATTATCTAAAGGTGGTTCTGCCCTGCGGCTACAGAGAAGTTAAGCCAGCAGGCGGTGCTGGCTTTGGTTGGGCTTACGCGAATAACTCAAGGAATTCCTGCACGTCCCAATGCTGGACAAGGTGAAGATAGAGCTTAGAAATCACGTCATTCTCGCTATCGCATGTGAAGTAGTACTTCTGGCTGCGGTTGTATGTGTCCACACAAAATTCGCTCATATCCATAAAGTCAGCATCTTCACCCATGTCGCAAATAATCAAAGCAGGAGCATCATCACGAGTCATCAGCTCAAGCACCCAGCGCGAATTGATCAGCGTGGAAGACCAACCTTCTAACTCATAAAACTGGTCAAACTCTTTTTGAGTCATTTTCTTGATTTGGTTGATGTCGATATTTGCAAACATAAAGCAATCCTTAAACATGTTGTTTTCTGAATTGCGTAAACAATACCAGTAAGAAAACGGCCACAAAGTATATCGTTACGGTGCTGCGCTGCCCCGGAGGTTAATAGCGACAAAAGCCACCGTGCTGGTGGTCTCACTCTTAATCTTCGTCGTCCGGGAACTCGCTGTGTACCGCGTCCACCAGCTCCCGCTTTTCATCTTCACTAAGCAGGTGCCAGATATCCTTCCCTTTGGGCGATTCCCCTTCTGCCGGGACGAACGACCACAACTTGCGGTACAACTCCGGCCCCACTGCATCCAGACACTCAGCCAGGGAATCCACGCCCCACACCTCAACCGTCACAGGCATCTTAATCATCTCTTCATCCTCACTTCGTTTCTATAACGTCTAAATATGTTGTTTACTTGTTGGTGTTATTATCGCAATAAGACAAAGGCGAAAAAGGATTTTATGTCGTGAAAGCCAGGCTGGGCAGTGAATATCCGGGAACGACACGGGAACCAGTATTTACGATATTCTGCTCTACGCGCGCCGCAGGGCTGGTGGGCAGAATTTTCTTCTCCCCGAAAACCTACTGAAATCGCTTGAGACCCGAGGATGGTCTGGCAGACTGGAGTTCAGCAGCTGCACGAGAGGGAACGACACTCCCCCGCGATTTTCAGGCGAGTGAAGAGTAAGGCGCACTCCCGAAGATTTCCCGCACCGCTCCCGCAGTCGTCTCTCACTCTGTACCGGGATGTACCCGTTTCCCGACCGGCAGCCAGCCTTTTCCCGGTTCGTATAGCGAGATTCCCACCGTTTCCCTGAAAAACCTCCAGCCTTTTCCCTGCGGCGACGTTCCCGTTCCTGAAAAGGGACATGGCCTTTTCCCTGGATGGCCCGAAGGCTGACCGAAGGGGTGGATAGGGACGTTACGGGGGATGAAAGCTATGGCTTGAATTTATACGAAGAAAGTGGCGATACCCCTCCTTCCCTTCCCACTTATACCTCCCACGAATTTTCTCTCTTATGTGGGCATAAATCTTCTCTCTGATAACGCTCAATACGGCGACTATTCCTGTGGGTGAAATGGGTGGTTTGTTCTTTCTACCGGCATATGTGGTTTCGTTCTTCTTGAGGTGGTTCTTCTCTGTGTTTTCGTCAGGGTTGTTCTCGTTGTTTTGGTGATTGTTCTTCTCTGTGTATGGAGTAATGGCAGGTGGGCGATTCCTTTCGTTATTGTATTTGAGTTGTTTGTCTTGAGAGCGTGAAAGGCTTTTGTGGTTATTTGTGTATTGAGTAATGGCGTTTCCCCGCGAATGTTCTGTTTCGTGTCTTTGGGGATTGAGGGAGTCCTTGCGGTAACAGGCTTCGTTAGAGTTTCAGTGGTTCTGGTGTTTATTCGCTGTTTGGGGAATGGCGTGTAGTGGGTATCGCATGTATGAATGTTTCGAGTTGCCTGTGAAAGTTAGGTTGGTTGTCCGGTAGCCTGGGAAGAAGAGGTGGGTCTTTTCAGTAGCCTGCCATAAAGAGGTTGGTTGTTTTTGGGAATGTGGGTAATGGCGTCTCTGGGTTTCCTGTGGGTGTGGTTAGCTTGTTTTCTTGTGTCTGAAAACAACTTGTTTAGATGTCCAATATAACGCAACGGGAGCGCTTCTGAGCGTGTCTGTTTTTGGGTGGTATCACGAGTCGTTTTTGACGTTTTGGTCGCAGGGAGATGGATTCTGGTACGCTGGATTTGGGTATAAGAGATGGCGTGCGAAAACATCAACTTTTTAGACCAAATCAGGGGAAAGCGTTGACTTTACGTTGATGTGTTATTTATTTGTTTTCTTATGGGTGTAATTAGCTTAAATGCCTTGTCACGCCTGGGATTGAGTGGGGTAGGGTGGTGGGGAAAGTGGCGATCAACGGACTCTTATAGAAATCCTCAATTTGTGACCGCCAATATCAACGAGTTGCAGCCGTTAGTTGTTCAGATAGGCATCCGGAACGCGCACATAAAAGTTTCTTTCGCCGGTCAGTTCCAGAGTAACGTTTATGTCGTTGCCGTTATCCAGCGTAGCCGTCGCTTTATAGAACTTGTCCGTCACCTTGTCCTGAATTGTCACCTTCATACATTTCGGCGCTGTGGTTCCGTTATTCTCTTTCAGAATGGTCGTTACGAGAGGACAAGCCGCTTCTTCAAGAGCAACCTCTTCCTGGTGTGGGATACCGATGAAGATGTTACCAGCAAGCAACGCGACGATTACGATAAAAGGAAGTCGACTGCCTTTTGTAACGGTGGCACGTTTCCAGAGATAGACCGGAAGGAGAAATACTCCCCACAGGATGGCCGGTGGTTCATACCCTGCATCAGACAATGCCATTCTGTCAGCCACCAGAAAGCCGAGTCCAGCGACTCCACCTATCACTATTGCATAATTCAAATACTCATCTGGCGGTACTCCAAAGAAGAGAGGCAGTAAAGCTAGAAGCCACGCATAAGCATTATTCAGAGGTTTTGTTTGTTGGTTCTGGGTTTCCATCACATCCATTCCATCAGATTAAAAAGCGGTACTATGTTACCAATTTTCTTCGCTTATATGACATGATTACTCAACGAGTGGGCGATCACCATTCCCATGCAGGTAGCCCATCCACCAGCTCGGCGTCGCAATCGAAGTGAACCACGTCAAAGCCGTCATCCAGTATGGTCTGTATGTTGGAGATCGCCTCTTGGGAAATGCCGTACTCACGCAGTTCTTCCTTCCAGTCATTCCCTCGCATTCCAGCACGAACAATCCAGCCGTACTGTGTACCGTGTACCCAATTCAACCCGCGATCAGTAAGTGGGTCGAAGCAGGCAATGGGTAGCCGTTCTGAATCCGCTGCCGTGACGTGGGCGGTGCTGATCACCGCCGTCTTATACGATTCGGTGATTTTCAGCATCATGCCTTCTCCTTTGGAAACAGAATGTTGGCCGTGTCAGAAATGACATCCCAATTCACGCCGACGCTGGCGTCATGGCACTCTTTGATTTTTCGCAAAACCTGAACGCACTGTTCGTCAGTCAGGTCTGGTCGCCCTTCACCTACATCTTCCTTGTGCCACATCACCATCAGCAGCGGCTCGTCTTCTGGGTAGTTCTCCAGCTTTTCGATAATTTCTTTCGCGGTTCCGAACATGATTAACTCCTTAAACAATTTGTTTTCTTATTGGTATTATTATCTCAAATAACGAAAGGCAGAAAACAAGATGTTTAAGGGATGACTAGGTGAGTTTGAAGTCGTCTATGTCATCAACAAACTCCATATACCTGGCTTCGACACTCGACAATCTGATCAGATACGCAAGCCCGTAACTTAGTGAAGTGGGTTGCTCCAGCACAAATTCGAACCCATCCTCATGCGTTTTACCAAGCCAGAACCCCCCACCGTATTCTTTTTCACGTTGGAAGAAAACGAACTGTCCGGGTATTAGGTGCTTGAGTGCTTCGCCCCTATAGACGATCACATATTTAGAATTCTTGCTGCCCATTGCTCGCCTCGCAATACTGCACATATAAACAGTGGTATTTATTACGGTACTGGTCAACTTTACGGGTTAATTGAATAACAAGATGGTGAAAACAATTTGTTTTGGCGCTTGAGATTTTGCAAATCGCACCTACATGGAAAACGGCAATTTTTGAAACCTGATTTGACCCATGTGAAAGGAGGAAACGATGAAGACCTATGATCGCAACCGTAACACTATCACTACCGGCAGCCGAGTGATGGTGGCAACGAATGGTGCAACGGGAGTCATCAAGGAAATCTGCGGAGAAGGCAAATCAGAAGAACAATTACGCCGCTCTGACTGCGTGTCTATCGAAGGTGTGGAAGATCTGTTCTGCCCAATGGATTTAGTTCGCCTGGGATTCCAATAATTACACCACTAATTAAACAAATTGTTTAAGGCCACAAATAATGGCCTTATCTGGCTTACGGAACAGCAGTAATCAGATCGCAAATGCCTGTTTTAGTTAAATCACTATTTAGCTTCTGAAAATTGGCATTCAGCATTGCGGTATGTATTCGATTCTCAAGTTCAAAGAAGAGATCGATCTTGCCCTCTTTGGCTGCCACCTTCTTCCAAATATTCACCTGGTCATCTGCGATACGACTTGCGCAGGTGAACAAGAACGAACTCCCTCTGGGAAGGGATGTCGTGCTGTAGTATTCACCGTCAACTTCAATATACTTAGCTCGGAATGACTCCAGAGTTAGCTTTTTACCGCTCTCAGCCTGCTTTGTGTCTGCCTTGCTTGTCTTTTCCTGAACTTCAGGCTGTTTCTGCACAGGCTTTGGTGTCTCATTGACCACCGCAGTGCTGGCCGAACCATCCAAACTCTTGAGGCCATTAATTTGGATTAGATAAGCCAACTCCAGAGTCTTATCACCAGTGAGTTTTCCACGCATACTTACCCATTGACGCTGAACCGTCTTTAAGGCGTCTGCGTCCCCCGGGTTTGCTTTGAGTGCGTTGGAATAGGTAGAGCTAAGTTGTTCGTCTAATTTTGACAGGCGTTCGTTATCGCAGATTTTGTGTTCGATTTCTGCCGAAGCCTTTTGGCAGTCAAAGCTGGCTGCAAATACAGCCGGCGATGCCACCAACAATGATGCCAGTAGGATATTTTTCATATTCACTCCATAAATATAAAAGCGCCTGACTATAGCACTTAACCGATTGCTTCTCTCATCTGATTGTGAAGCTCTTTCAGCCCATTACGTACCGCGTTCATGATACGTTCCAGGTATTGGTATCTGGGGTTTGGCACCGTTGGCCAACCGGCATACCACGGATCGTCACCAAACAGACTCAGCAGTTCGTTACCGACACCGAAACAGCAGCAACTTTCTTTTACGTCATCAGCGTTTTCTGCCTCGTCCCACATATTGCGGGCCTGCTCTGCGTCGATTTCTCTCTCTCCCTGCGCAACTTTATGATTTCGGATTTGACGAAAAGCAGGTTTGCGTCGTTGTCATCGTCGACCGTACTGAAGTGGCACACTGAATTTGGCCGTCTGTAATGGGCAGATCCGGCAACTGTTTAAAAACTTCCATCTGCTCATGGATACGCAGAAACCACCTTGCCAGCTCCATCTGCTCACCGCGGGTGAGGGGATTATTCAGCGGGGACTTAACAAAAGCGGAGACTCGCTCGACAAGCAGATCATTCATGCCGCGCACCTCTCTGCTTTCTCCTGCAATTCGCGAACGAACTCGACCAAAGAGCCACCTGGCGGGATCTGGCATTCCTCAACCAACTGGAAGTATATGTCTGCGGCCGCGCGTGTGTTCGAGCCTTTGTTTAGCTGCTCTTCGCGCAGCGCATCACGTTCATTAATCAAACGGACGCACTCGCCGTTACGCTGATCCACAACGGCCTCAAGTTCAGCGATACGTTCGCCAGGAGTCTTACCTTCTTTACGTTGAATGGTGACGGTAAACTCACCCATTTCAGGAACGTCGTACCCCAGCTCCAGGTAGTTTCTGGCCCCGCTACGAACAAACTCACCGGCAAACATGGTTGCGAACATCGCAGAGGCCATTTCACCTTTAAACAGAGACTCCAAATCTAACGGAGTACCCGCAGCCAGAGCCGTTTTTTCTGTATCAATTGCAGACATGAATGCATCAAATTCACGAGCACGTTTTTCCAGGTCTCTCCATTGCTCGCTCCAACGTTTAGCAACGAAGTCTATGAATGTTTTCGCGGATTCATCATAATCCCCTTCAAACTTAACAGTGCCTTTGTCAATGATGATCTGGTCTACTGCTTCCTCTGCATAACCTCTCATTACAAATTTGAAAGGAAAGTCGGCATGGCTTTTGACGTTAAAACGCTCTAACGGAAGATTGCTCATGTGTTTTTTCTCTTATCATATAGTCACTATATTCTTACATAGATTAGGTAAGTATTTACCTCTCATTTAACGCGTTTAAAAACGTATACGCTGACAGTAATCCCGGTGTCTTCAAACATGTTAGTAAACGACTTCCCTTTGGCATAAACGTAATTATCCAGCGTCATCCAGTTTAGAATTGGCGCGTCGCCCGGCAGCACTGCTACCAGACGCCCACCGACTTTCAGATGTCCCAGCGCGGCCAACGTGTGCTCTCTGTGACGGCCAAGAGAGTAGGGCGGGTTCATGACGATTTTGTCGAACTGATAACCTGCGTTGTCCTCAGACCACTTCATGAAGTCGCAGCAGACCGTATTTGTGTACCCCTTGCCAAGCAGGATATCAGCGAAGAGAGGTGCGACTTCTATGCAGGTAACGTCTTCCGGATTGGCGTCGATGCAGGCCAGCAGATCTCCGCGCCCGGCTTCAGGCTCCAGCAGCTTCTCACCTGGCTTCAGCTCGATGGCTCTGGCAACGTACTCCGCTATCAAACGCGGGGTAGGGTAGAACTGGTGTGATTTTGTATCCGGTATTAAGCCGGTGGCCACAATCGTATTGAGCGTATGGCCGATCTCATACGGGAACTGCCAGTGCTTGTTCTCCTGCACGCCGCCAATAAAGCTCAGTGTACGCTCCAGCTCTTCCACCTGTGACTTCTGAAGACCGGAATCAGAGAAGTACCATACGCGTTTGTCATTGCCAGATCGCCCGTCGCGAAGCGCAGTACGCACCGGCTCGGAGATCGTCTTCTGGATTAACCCGAACTGTTTTGGTGCCCGTGTTTTGGGCGCAGTACGACATGGAGCCGGGATTGCAGCGGGCATACTGTAAGCCAGCACCTCATTCAGCTTCCAGGCTACGTCAGGATGTATTTCAAAGTGAACGTTGCCGTTCTTAAACATCTTCACACGCATCAGGTTTCCGTCGACATTCATCCAGTCGCCGGTCTGGCAGTCATTTGCTCGATACGCAGCTGACAGCATCTCGGCCGTGCGGTTGATGGTGATAAATTCTTTGTGTGCAAAGAAATGCAACATGACGCGCAGGTCGTCTATGTAATCCTCTTTCCGGTAGTTAACGCTGACGCTGTCCCGCCAGAAATCGGAAATGCAGTCGGCGATGATCAGACGCTCGCTGAAGCCGTTCGTCTTATTGGTCTTGTGAGCAGGACTCAACGCCTTAAACAAGCCATACACGCGCTCAGAGAGATATTTGTGCCTGTCATTCAGCAAATTAAGCATCGTTGGTATGACCGTTTCTGCTTTGAACTCAGGTACACCAACGAACTCTTTAACCTTCATTTGATAGCCAGTTCTGTCAGTCTTGATCGTTTCCTGCTTGCCCTCGATAAACTGTTCACGCCACTCGTCGCGGCGGGATGCTGGCATGATCAGCAGAACGTTGGTCATATCCGTGACCTTCTTCCAGTACTCGGCCCAGATATTTTGTTTCACCCATTCCAGGTCGACTTTGTCCAGCCAGGTTCTGTTAAAGCGTGTGCGCTCGTCGTCCGGCCGGTGGTTAAGTCGCAGTAGACGGTTAATCATGTTGTGGCGTTCGTCGCCATAAACGAAGTCGTGAACCTTATTCATGAACGCAATCTCTTTCTCGCATTCGGCCACAATTTCGTGGATAACATTCATTTCCTGCCGGTAGTCAATACCGGTGTCTGGAGTGATAGAGTCAATGATGGAAAGGGCTGTATTCATGATTGCACCATTAAACAAATTGTTTTCTTATTGGTGTTATTTTCTCAAAGCTAAAAAGGCGTAAAAGCAGCATTCACAGGCGTTGCAGCTGATTTAAGACGTAAAAAGGGGGCTTTCGTCCCCTGTACGCAGGTGAGAGATTAGTGGTGTACGTGCTGCGTTTTGTACGGCTGTTTGTTCAGGTTGTGGCGGTGCATAAGCTCGCGCATCATGTCTTCAAGACGGCTCTTGGTGTCGTCAAGCTGGTCGGCCATTGCCCCCAGCAGCTGGCGAAGGGCCATCGGATCGTCGCTGTTCAGCTCAGGCATTTTGAACCCAGCCTGGGAAGACATCAGTTTGAAAGCGGCCAGCAACATCGCCAGAGAAGACTTCAGCCCGGCGATTTCATGATCTTTGCTGGCGTTGGTTTCATCTGCCTTGACTGAATCCAGTGAGCACTTCGGCTTGCTTACCATTTCCAGAGTTGCCTGAAGTTTGTCGGCGCGTTCTTTCTCTTCCAGATACGCTTCGCCGAAATGACGCGCCAGCATCACAATTTCAATCGGATCATCAATCATGCTTGAGAACTTGAGAACGCTGAAAAGGCGGTCAATAGGGGAGGCGTCGTCTTCGTGACCAACCACAAGACCCATGATCTCAACCAGTTCGGCCGCACCAACTTTTTTAATCACGCTTTCAACTTTGGCATTAGTTTTTTTGCATTTTTCACACATGTGTTCTTCCTTATGCTTTTAAACAAGTTGTTTTCTTAATTGTTTAATTGTCTCAAATTCTATGATGATGTGAAGAGTTGCATTAAGGCGAAAAGACACGCAAAAGGAAAAATCAGGCATACCAGACATTTATTTAAAGTGGCATTCATAGCAGAATGTTCTCATTGCCGAAGTTCTATTCAGACGTCAGTCCCTAAGAGAGAGCAAAATGTTTGGTAATCTTTTCAAAACGGAAGAAACTAAGGCCCGGGAGGGCTTGGAGTCTCATTATCAGAAAGTCATGAGCTTCGTTGCTGAAAATGATCTACATGAAGCATGGGAAAAAACACGCAATATCATTTTTCGAAATATGGAAGTTAGAAGCTACATCACGCAAAACGGCGCGTTCGATCGTAACGATTTTTACTATAAGTCAGCCAAAGAGAAGCTTATTCAAAGCGCCTTCACTTCATACCTACTCATAAAAGTTTTACCTCAGTTCTATGAAATGCATCTCACCACTTTGAAAAGAAAAGAAAAAACACTCACAACACAGGATGAATACGGGGTCTGGAACTTTGACAAGTGGTTTGATGAAGTAGACTACTTTTATGACAAGGTAGTAAAAGAGAAAGTTTACGATTGGATCGAAGAGAACACAGGCCGGCTCAACAACCTTTGGTTGGCAGAGTCGGAGGACAAGAATGCCTGGGGGCGGCCAGTTTACTTTAAATTCCAGTTGCCTGAACAATTTGATCGCTGCGCAATAAATCACATTATGACGGTGGTAGACAATACACCAGAACCTGAATTACCTGAGTACACTTCGCTACTGACCGGGCACGAATATGAGCATTTTGTCGCTGGGGAGTTTATGAAGTATGGATCCGACACCCAAGTAACTAAGGGCAGCGGCGATCACGGTCTGGATATCCTTGTAACCTATAGAGAAGTTCGAATGGCTGTTCAGTGCAAACACTACCAGTCTAAAGTAGGCAACAAAGCTATTCAGGAAGCATTTTCCGCGAAACAGTTCTACGATTGCTCCCTCGCAATAGTAGTCAGCAACAGCGAGTTTACCCCTCACGCCAGACAAGCAGCCAAAAAACTGGACGTTTATCTGTATCACCATGAAGATATACACTTAATAATAGACGCCATTAATAATTGGCTGGATGCGCCGGAGTGAAGATTGAGGGGCTAATGCCCCCCCCTATTCGTCGGTTAAAAGAACCCGAGGATGCCGCCCACTGGAACAATGAAAACTCCCACGACACGCGCAAGTGTCACTCCGGCATGAGACTGGAGATCGCCATCGTTCACAAGTTTCACCAGATTCATGATCCAGCCGCTAAACAAAAAAACGGTAAAGCCAACAATCATCAAGGTGAATTTCTGGAAGTTCCATTTCATACAATAGCCTCAGTCACAGCAGAAGGAAGATCCGGAGTCGCAGGTCGAGCTGGAATCGTGTCCATCAGCATCCCATCCAGAGAGACAGGAGGTCGTTCGGGCAGGGGGGTCATCTGCAAGGCCGTGGTGGCAGTGGAAGTAGTTGTGCCCGGCATCAAAAGGCTCTGACCGGCTGGTACGGTAACCGCTGCCAGAGTTGCCAAAATCACTCCGTAGGCCATTGGCTTCAGTCGATTTCGTTGAAAATTTTCCATGAGAACTGTCCTTGTGTGTCCGGGTTTCACGCAAAACACGAGAAGCAACGCTATTACGCACCTTCTCCATGCCTACTGTCGTGCCCAGATTAGCTATGGCGGTAGCTTGCGCATTAATGCGCTTCTCCAGTTCAAACACTCGTTCTTCCAGTTCCGCAAGGCGTGCGGAAACACGACCACTAAACAGCTCGGTCAGCACCAGGCGAATTGAACGGGGACGTTTATTGAAAGAAGTGAAAGACGTTTGACGGGCCATGTGGATTCCATTCAGTGTCAGAAAGAGTTGCGGCTGGCCAAGCCGCCTTTTGGCGTTCCATCCTGGAACCGTACCTAACCGGTACTTCGTCATCCTGACGATTTATAAGATACCTGATTTATTATAGTAGGTAAATACTTACTTATCTTTTTATGACAAAAACCCAATGTCATGCTTGTGAGGCATATCAGCTGCGGAATAGGCGGCGATCTTCGCCAGACGGTCACACATTTCGTTCTCGCGATGACCTGCATGGCCTTTAACCCACTTCCAGCGGACATTATGACGACTGGCGGCCGCGTCGAGACGTTTCCAGAGATCCACGTTTTTGACTGGCTTCTTCTCAGACGTGATCCATCCGTTACGCTTCCAGCCTTTCATCCAGAGCGTCATGCCGTTTTTAAGATACTGGCTGTCGGAATGCAGGATCACGTTGCAGGGGTACTTCAGACGCTCCAGCGCAATCAGGGCGCCCATCATCTCCATCCGATTGTTGGTCGTGCTGTGGAAGCCCTCAGAAAGCTCGCGCTCTTCGCCTCGATACTGGAGAACGATGCCGTAACCGCCCGGCCCGCCCGGATTTTTGAGGCAGGAGCCATCACTGAATACTTTTACGGTTTTGAGCTGGGGATTGAACTCGACTACGGGTGTGTTGAAATTGGTACGGGAATGCTGGTGGGTTTGGCATCTGGCTTTAGACTTCGTGCGGCAGCCAGTGCGTTGCCGGACTGGGTTCTTGGTCGTCATTTTGGCTCCAGAATCGTGCGCCGCGACGATTTTTGTTTTCTCGCGCGTGTGCGCACGCGTGCGTGTAAATAATAAAAAATTTTATAAAAGAAAAACTTACTTCCCAGAACAGGTTTTAATAAAACCTGAACTGAACGAACGAAGTGAGTGAAGTTCACCTCGAACGAAGTGAGAGGTTGTCTTTTCAGGTAATACTCTCCCAGGGAGGTGAGTACAAAATTTCCTCACCAACCTGGTCGTTTCATAACCTGAAAAGTTATGACCTAAGTCTACTGCCAGCTTAGGCTTGGGAAGTTATGGATGACAGCACCCCAGAACCGAGATCTTCCCACACTTTATGAAGGGGAGTACTGGAATCAACCTCTCGAAACACTCCAGACTCGACAATCATAAAGTGACCCTTCTCTCTGCTCACTTTGGTTCCCCCTTCCCCAACCCCTAAACGGTGCTGGTTCTACGCTGGTAGTGAGCTTTTTTAAACCTGACGCCAGTGACGCAATCCCCCACCCATCAGGTCGAGCTGCCGAAAGTATCCGGAAGCGGATAGATTGTATCACTGGTTAGTGGCGCTTTGAATGGTAAGTACTTACCTATTATATTGATTGATTAATTTCTCGCCCATGCAGCTGGACATTCAGAGCAAACACCTCATTGATCAGCTCACCCAACAACTGCTCCACCAGTTCTATGTGCTCGCCTGAATGAAGACACTTGAGCGACCATTCGTAGAGACTGAAAGCCTTATCGCGATCTTTCATCATGTCGCGTATCTTGGCCAGAAAATCGCTCTCAACGAGCGCTACGACGTTCGTCGGGTATATCATGATAATTTTCCTTACTGTGGTTCATAAAATCGATTCTAGAGCGTCTGGAGAGGGACTCCAGTGGGTTCTGGAGGTGTAAAACGGTCTGGGAGTTGTTTGGAAATCACGTCTTAAAAAGCCTGCGTCTGTATATATTAATAATTAGTACTTAGTTATTTATATATACGGAAGCAGGTTCTCAAACTAACTCCCAGACTGGTGTTTACGCTGCCTTTTTACGTGGTCTCTTCTTCCTGACAACATTGGCAGGGTCATAACCACCCAGCTTTTTCATCACCGCCAGCGGTATCTTGCTGATGGTGTGCCCAGCTTCCTGACAGTAGCCACGGAAGATAAGCAACATGCTGCCACCAGGGTTGATGTTCACCTCCACCAGCCCAAGTTCAACATCCGGCTCAACGAACGCCACGCGGCCGCCAGACAAGATGACGGTTTCGTTGGCGCATTCAGCCGCACGCTCGTACCACTGCGTATCGAGGGATTGTGGTATCAGCATGACCGTCGTCACTCCACGCGCCTGCTCGCGAATGGCTGCGTCTATCCAGGGGGTGATTTTGGAGTAGGGCGGGTTAAGGAACGCCACAGTGCCAGGTTCTCCCCAACTGCACTTGAGCGCATCACGCTCAACACCGATAAAGTTCGGCAGGAGAGCATTATCTTTGTTGCAGGCGACGTCCACATCGAACTTTACGCCTATGTAACGTTGGATGGCGACAAACAACCACTGCGGTGTGCGCCAAAGGTCGCGAAGAGAGGCATCACGCTCTCGCTTTTTGATTTTTTCGGCTGCGATCATTACTTTACTCTGATAGGTAAATACTTACCTATTTTTTCATTTAATCCAACGGATAGCAAACAAAGAAGAACGCGCCAGATTCGCAAACGGGAAGCTCTCTGGCGCGTTTTATCGATGCTGGGTAAGCCAATTCATACCCAGCATCCTAAAGCTCTCAGGGTGCTTTAGATCGTGCAGAGGAACATTGTTCAATGGAATACTCCGCTATGAATTTTTTGACGATCGGCGACTCTTTATTAAGCGTTAGATTTCCACCTTCTCTGGTGGCAATGCCTGTGGCCGGAAACACAGCCATCATCTGGCCAGCCTGAGTCGAAGCCGTGTTAAGTGGATATGGTTTCTCCGGGTAGCTCATTAGCGCCAGTTTGATGCTATTGCTGGTCGCCGTGTTCGTATCAAGAATATGGCGCATTGCGATTACCGTGTAGACGCTGATTTCCGGGCCACCACTAAACCAGTTCAGGAGGTTTAAGATTTTGTCTTTCGCTTTGACCGGCGCGCCTTCAAATGCGGCAGTAAAGCGCTCACTATCCAGACCGGCTGTCACATAGAACGATTCATCCTTACCCTCCAGCGTGAAGCGAGGTTTGGTCGGCGCACGCTTTGATTGTGCCTTCTGGTGTTTTGGCTGCTCTTCTTCAGGTTTAGGCCCAGACTCCACTGAAGGTAAAAGCGTTGGAGCTATATCGGTGGTCTCAGCGCTTCGAGCATCAAGTTCAGGTGTTGGCTCGTCCACTATCTCCGCAATAGGGCCACGCTCTGGCTCCTCGACCTTCACCGATTCGTGTGCAATCTCAAGCTCTTCCAGAACGCCACTCAGATCGCCGGTAGAGCTGACATTCATGACTTCATCTGCCACCGCCTCGACTGGTTTTGCGATTGCATCATCCAGACCAGAAAGAAGATCGTCGATCTCGTCGACACCGCTCATTTTCGCAGCTTTCTGAACCGGTTCTTCGAGAGATTGCAGCATTGCAGTCAATTCATCCAGGTCATCGTTTTTAACAATGTTTGAAACTGCGCTCATTTTTAACTCCTTATGTTTTCGTTGGTGCATTTCCGCGTTTTGGTTGAGCTTATTCTGGCAAAACCTATCAGGCAGAAAAGTCATAACTACAGGCAGTTAAAGGAACTGGAGGCAAAGAAAAAGCGCCATCAGGCGCTTTCGAATGGGAGTTTGAAGAAGCCGTATTTCTCTCGGGCTTTGAAGAAACACTGCATCATCAGATCAGTATCGTAGAGAGCACTGTGGGCTTTCTCACGGTCGTAAGTGAACCCAAGTGAGAATGCCAGCTCTTCCAGGCGTGGGCGCTTCCCATCCTCGGTAGCCCACAGGGAAAATAGAGTGTCAACCAGAGGGATTTCTGGCAATTTCACTCCATAGCTTCCGAACTCGTGGCGAATGAACGGAAGGTCAAAAGCCTCCCCGTTATGGGCGACTAACGCGCTACATGCCCCCATATATGCAGCAATCTTACCTGCGTGATCAGCCAACAGCGGTTCAGCAGCCAGTTCTTCCAGAGAGATACCATGTACAGCCTGCGCCTTCGGATCGATGCTACGACGCGGGTTGAAGCGCATCTCAAGGCTGTCAATGCGCTTCTGGGTTTCCAGTTCATAACGAGATATCGCGATTTCGATAATTTTGTGGCCGGATGTGAAGTCCAGCCCCGTGGACTCAATATCGACGCCACCGACAATCGTGGTCATTGGTACTCCTTACAGCTTCTTCGCGCCTTTCAGCAGTGCGCCACGCACAAACTGAGCAGCCTTTTTTAGTGCGTCCTCGCCGCTTTCGCAGACGACCGGCTCACGCCATTCGCCCGTTGACGTGTTGAGGAGCTGAATTTGGTTAGTCTCCAGGCAAACGGACACATACAAAACCGTACCGCCCGAGAGTTTGAGATGCATAGGAAACAGAGAGCGCTTGGTGCCGCCATTGAATTGCGACATCGCCGCATTAATGGCTTCACCAACCTCTTCCCCAACAAGACCTTGAACGGACTCAAACACTGCTCGGATAGCCAGACGTGCTTCACGTTCACTCATTAAGGAACGGGATTGTTCGTCAGCAATACGGATCAGTGCTTCAATCGCTTTGCGATCTAATTCATCCGACAGGGGAAGTTCATCTATCATTCTGTTTTTCCTCAATTTATTTAGCGTGTCTTATTGTCACACTGCCCAACAGGGGAACAACATTCAGTGGAAGGTCACTCGTCCTGTTATACGGCTCTCGATGTTTTCAGTGGCTCTTTCCAGCACACGCAATACCGATCTGGCTCGCGCCTCAACCGTGCGGCACTTTTCAGAGATAATGAAAACCTGCAAATCGCCGGTATGGGGAAGGGCGCTAATTTTCGTCAGCTCGCCACACATAAGTGCATCGATGCGAGCAACATAGAGACGGTCAAGCGATCCTCGCTGGGGACGCGCGAGATCTTTGCTGGAAAGCTCAACGCCCGGGCGAAGACCCGCTATAGCATTAAAGTTGGAAATGGCCGCTTTGTGGCAAAACTGCTCAATGTCGAGAGCCAGCTCGATGCAGCGGTCTTCGTTGGTCTGGCCGACCAGGTCAAGCGTATAAGCCATGACATCGGCTGGCGTGCGGTCGATGACAAAACCTTCAACGCCGCGGGTGATCATCTCGATGTGTCTGGCAATCTCCATCTGAACCTGAAGACGCTCGTAAAGGGGCAAACGCTCGCCAACCTTCACCCCCAGACTGCTCATCAGCTTGCCAACACCGGCATCCACATACGGAATGCCATAGTGCGCATCGATGTACCTTGCCAGGGTTGTTTTCCCACTGCCCTGTGCGCCAGTGATTCCAATCCGGTAATCCATTACGACCTTCTGTATACGATCTGCAAAAAGCCAGGCTCATCCTCATTTGCACGTTGGGTATAAGCCGTTTCGACTGGTACGAACCCTAAAGAACGCATCATTGGCGCCGGGAAGAACGCATCCGCGCCCGACACATCCACGCCAATATGCGACAGCCAGATCTCTTCAACGTGTGGCATAAAGAGCGAGTAAATCTGCCCGCCACCAATCACCCAGACCGGATCTGGTAGTTTTAAAACGTCATCGATGCCAGCGGGGTAGAAACCATTGGGGATATAGCCACGAGAGCGCGTCAAAACGAGGTTATGGCGCTCTGGCAGCGGGCGTTTGAGACTTTCCATCGTCTTACGTCCCATCACGACAGTGGCGTTTTTGGTGAGTTGTTTGAACAGTTTCAGATCGGTCGGGCAACGCCAGGGAAGTTCGTTGCCAATGCCGATTTCATAGTTGCGGCCGACAGCTGCAATCATCTTCATTGGCTTACCTCATAGATGGTTGGTCGCTGGTGAGAATCTGCCAGCGCAGAACGCAGACGCGGATCATGAACCAGTGCGGCGATAAGTAAGTCGCCTTTGTGCTCTGCCAGCGTGCGCTTGATATGGGTTTCAAAACTGACACCGCGCGGAACCAGGTGGAGCCAGTCATAATCAATGCCGAAGTCCTTCAGCCAGCGCTTGGTTGGGCCTTCGAGCGCTTCCGGACGACTACTGATAAGCACCACTTCAGCACCGGAGCGAGCAAAACCACGCAACATGCGGCTGGTGGGAAAGATGAGTTCATCACCGGCAATGAGAGCGCCTGCATCCGCATCAGGCACTGCTTTGCGATGGCTGGCTCTCGCCAGCACACCTTCAATTTCACACAACACATACATCCCTCTGGCCATATCACACCGCCACTGGAACCTTGATCCACGGAAGAGGGCTGTAGCCGCACACCTGCACACCTTCCCATTTGAAGTCGTCCAGTTCGGCCCATTCATGCGGGAAGATGACAACCGGGTCGGACTCTTTGGGCGGCTCGCACTTCATCAGTTCCTCAACGCCTTCCATGTGGTTGTCGTAGAGATGAACGTCAAAGCCAAAATGCACGAATGCGCCAGCCATGTGGCCGGTGATCTTCGCGAGGAAGTGGGTGAGAATGCCGTAACCGGCGATGTTGAACGGCATACCAACAAAGGTATCGACACTGCGTTGAACCAGGCATGAGTTCAGAATGCGTTTCGGGATGCCCAGCTCGTCCAGCATGTTCTCAGTAATGCCGCCATCTCTTTCCAGAAGACACAGCATCTGGGTGTAAATGGACTCGTGGCCGTGGCGGTTGTGCTGTATGCCAATGTCGGTGGCCATAGTCAGTCGGGTCTCAAAGTCCAGCTCGCGACTCCACAGTGAAAACACGAAATGGCATGGCGGCAGCTTCATATCTTCCAGTTCGCCAACATTCCAGGCATTCAGCAGGATGCGACGATCTGTAGGGTTGGTGCGAAGCGTGTCAACGATACGCTGTAGCTGGTCAATTTCACGGGACAACACAACGCGATCTTCACTTACGCCCAGATACCCCTCGACCTTGTACCCGCGCTCACGGAACGTGTCGATTTTGCGCAGATACTCGCTATGGCTCACGATGCGAGTGTCTTCCCACCGACGCCATTGCTTGCCATAGACCGGGCCTAAATCGCCATTTTCATCGGCCCAGGCATCCCAGATTTTGACGCCATTGTCTTTCAGGAACTGGATGTTGCCTGTTCCTTTGAGATACCACTCCAGCTCAACCAGTAACGGCTTCAGATTGACGGCTTTTCCGGAGATAAGTGGAACAGATCCGCCCGTCAGCATGTAGTAGGAAGGGACATATGAAACACTTTTTGTGCCGGTTCCGGTGCGATCACCCGCGTGAACGCCAGTGTTGAGCACCGTTTCAACCACTTTGGCATACGAATCACTGGCAAACTGACCGTTCGTAAAGTCTCGATTCAGTAGGATAGACAAAATCAACCTCACACAAGATAAGTAAGTACATACCTATTATTTTATACAAGTTTATCTGTCAGAAGTGTGTAAGGCTAGGAGGGGAGTAAAAAAAATGGTGGCTCTTCGGCCACCATTGCAATGAGCAATTAAGAACTTGGACAATAAAACACGCCAAGGCAATATATAATGATAAGTACTCACTTACAATTATTTTTTACCATCTCGTAAAGAGATGAGGACTTCGCCTTCTCAACAAAGCAAGTCAGATCCACATCGCTGTAGGTTGGGGATTTGAGGATCTTGCCATCAGAAACTCTGAAGCCGATCATCATGTCAGTCCCTTCAGCATGGCGGAACCCCAGATCTTCCTTATCGTATTTGCAATTCTCTACCGCCACACGACGCTCTTCGGCGTCAGCCGGCCACAGCTTGGTCATGTTGGAACGGTGGATTTCTGCCACCAGCTCAACAATATCGATTCCGAGAAAATCAGCCAGACGGTAGGTCATCATGCAGGCAACGTAGATTTTGTTCATCACGCGGCGCAGCTCCTGCACCAATTCGGAATCGCTTATCGGCTTCGCTTCAAGTTTGTCAGCCAGCGCATTCAGCATTAATGCAGCTTCTTTTGCTTCTTCAAACGGGATAGCCATATCGTCAAAGACCGTGTTGCCCGGAACCATGATGGTGTGGATGAAGCGATCAACACTCTGCTCTTGGGTGTAGTAACTCATGCCCGTCGAGATGCCGCCTTTGATGGCCACCATTGTGCCGACGCCCACGTAAAGGAAGTCAGCCATCGCGTCCAGCAGTGCCGTCATATCCCCATTTTTGGCTGCCGGGATGCCCTCGGTAACTGCTTCTTCGTGGATCAGCTTGGCACGCAGACGCAGTAATGCCGGATCTGGAATGGCACGGCGTGGGTGCTGAAACAGTGTGTGGAACTGGTCAACCATCAGGTAGATGCTTTCCGTTGTCTTGCCGAAACCGGGATTCAACTCGTAAGGCTCTGGTTTAAACCCCACGAGTTTGTCTGCGGCAAGTTTCAGATGATCGGTCAGTTTCGTAAATTTCATGTTTTCTTTCCTTTAGACTTCTCTTGATACGCCAATTTTGACCCAGCAGCGCCAGGCCACAAAGTGGTTAAACTCGGCTTAGAGGTATTCGAACTGGCTCAGGCCAGTGCAATCGACAGCGAACTTTGTCAGCGCTTCATGCAACTGGCAGCGGCTCGGTGGGCGTTACGTTTTACGATGCTTATTATGTGTAGCCCAATTAAAAAGACCACTATATATAGTGGTCTCATGGTAATAGATAAGCACTTACCTATCAATTATCAACTTATAAAATTCCAGCAAGAACATCGCGAACCTGACGGAATTGATCAGTTTGCATACCGGTGTAAATCGATGCGACAGCGTCCGCAAGGTGCTCGTTTTTATTCACCAGCACTTCCTTGCCCGATTGCTTCCGGCGCAACCACGGGGCGTTTGGCTGCTTCTGCGTAGCCCACTGAATGATCTCTTCTTTCGACGTAGTCAGCTTATTCCCGACATAGTACTTAATCTCGTTTGGCGTGACCTGTATCAGTGGCTTATCCACACACGCCAGTACGCCAAGACAACCACCATAAGAAACCATCGCTCTAGCAGATTGACTGCCTACTGGCAGTTCACAGAACACTAAATGAACTTGGTCAATCAGTGGCTTAATACCACGCCAAATCTCGTTCAACCGCCGCATATCGTCACTGTTAACGCGAACTTGCTTTTTCGTATCACCAGCTTTCGTCTCAATGAGATGCAACTTATTGACCTGCAATGCACCTGAATCCAGTTCTATTTCTCCGATGGCAACGCCAAAATTTGACAGAGATGGATCGAGACCTGCAACTTTGATTACTTTTTTCACTCTGTGACCTCCATTTCAACAAAATGCGGTAGATTGTGCTCTTCGATAAATCGCTTACGCGCTAAGTAAGCCTCCAATTCATCGTGACATTGATACAAGAAGACACACTCTCCTTTCCACACAACTCTAGCAACCCAAACCTTGTTCGTTTTGCAGTAATGAACGCCAGTAAACTTCGACGTACTACCATCCACTTTCCCTTGTTTATTTGCACTCTGGACGTGCTTGTCAGCCCACCTCAGATTCCCTGGTTCATATCCCTTGCTGGAGTCGATGCGATCAAGCGTAACCCCCTCTACAACTCTCTCCGTATCGGAAAACGGATAGCCCTCAAGTACGGAAACATACCTGTAAAAATTATCAAAATCCTCGAACCCGGTGGCGTAAGATATTCCCCGTCCACCATACTTTTCGTATCTTGCCCGATTTGGATTGTTACAACGCGCCTTCATACTTGCCCAAGTCCAGTACAGAGGGTTTTCCATGACTTTATATTCTGCGTTCTGGCGATATATCCCGGCACATTTATTTGAGCAGGTCTTCTGTCTGACTCGCTTCGCGTTCTCAAGGTTTGCAGAGAATCGATGACCGCAGATAAAGCATTCAAGCTCAACAATTCGGCGCTTACGCTCCCTTGAATCAAATATTGGCTCCAACTCTCTAATGAAATTTCCGTCGAAATCGTCGGGATTGATAGGTTTCGCATCTTTTCTTAATTTTGTCGCTCTTCCTCTCACTTTTGGTCTCCTTACCACGTAGCCCAGGTTGGGCATTCCATTAGTTTCTGTTCAAGTGTCTTCTCCGGCTCGCGAGTTGGCGGCTTCGGAATGTCGTTAACTACGTGAATGCCATCGTTGATCAGAACGCCTGCAGCAATATCTGCATCAATCATGCTCTGGCCGATGAAATGCCGCATGATGTCAATAAGTTGGCACGCAGCCTTTTCATTCGCGTTGAATACGTGGGGGAGGAGAACTTCAATAATCGCTACTTCACATCCCTTCTCGTAAAAGCAGAGTTTCGCCCGCTTTGAAATTGGCGCGTGCCGGTCATAGTCAACAGAGAAGCTGGCGAAGGCAGCACCCGGCATTGCAACGTGATCCGCGCGTGCGTTAGCGTGTCGAATCAGATTAGTGAATGCGGTGCTGATGTGCGTCTCCATTGCATTGAAGAGTGCATTTTCTTGGATGTTCAGCGTTCCGGTTTCAGGAATCACAACGAACCCCGGCCCAGAATGTGGGAGATATCCACCTTCCGTAAATGGATTAATAAGGATCGGCGCAGTGCTTCCTGACGGCAGATTAGCCAAGCTCGGCATCAAAGGAGTCGATGACAATAGATTGGTTAATACCGAGAACTGGTTGTCGCTGATGTTTACGTTTTTCCACAAAAGTGCAGGCGGAGTTACTTTTGCTGTATGGTTGTTTATCAGCTTTATAGACTGCATCACGGCAAACATCTGCAAAAACTGCGTGCGGCTCAAGTTAAACGACATAGCTGCGCCCCTCTTTAACTTCGACAGTGATAATTTCCCGGAACCACGATTTCATCTCTTTGTGGGAGATGATCATCACTGTGCCACGTTCACGCGCTTTGGCTTCCAGAATCCCCATGAGACGCTCCAGACCGGCTGTGTCGAGCGCGTCGTCAATTTCATCACCGATAAATAGCTCGATATTCTTACTGGCGCGACTGGCAACCAGATCCTGCAAAGCCAGAGAGCACGCAATACGTACCTTACGCTTCTCACCACCAGACAAAGTCTGGAAGGATTTGCTGGAGCCTGTTTTGATTACGCTGATATTGAATTTGTCGCGATACTCACCTTTCTTCGTTGTCTCCATTGTCGACCATTCGGCAACGATATTGCCGTCCGACAGCGTGTTGAGATACTCCGCAGTCCTGATGTTCAGGAAAGGCGTAACGGAGGTCAGGATGTGTGAACGCACGCCTGCTGGGGAGTAAACCTGGCGGGCCTTCTCCAGCAACAGAGCCTGTTTCTGAATGCTCTTTAACTCATTTTTAAGTACTGCATGATTAGATTTATTGGCAGCCAGGTTGTCTTCATGGCGCTTAATAACGGCCAGAAATGGGTTTGCTTCCGCCATGATGCGATTCACTTCAGTACGCGCCCGCGCAACCATCGCTTCGACGGCCACAACTTCACGTTCGCGATGACGCAGCGCACTTAGCTCATTGGTCAGGCGTTCTATTGTGGAGATGATTTCTGAGACGTCGGGTGTGGCTGCGACCAGTGCAGACTCGATACCGAGCGCTTTCTCAAGACGAGCCTTGTGTTGAGCCACTGCCGCTGCTGATGTCTGCGCAAGGCCGATCTCATTGCGCGCTTGTTCAATGAAGCTCTCCTTCACCGTGGATAAATCTTCTTCGCAGTAGGGCTTTCCGCACGTAATGCAGGGTGCCCCGATCTTTGTGCTGACCTCTTCAGCTTTGGTTTTAAACGAGCGAGCACGGTTTATCGACTCGTTCTGTGCCGCTTCTGAAGTACGGATGCTTGAGCGGATCTCAGTAATAGCACTGCGCACCTTCAGCAGTTTGGCGTCATGCTCTTCTTTGGAGGCCAGCTTGCTGCGTTCGCCAGCAATCGCGTTTTCCGTATCACGGATCTGTTCCGGCAGCGAGCGAATTTCCATCTCGACTTCAGACAGTGTTACCTCCGCGCCAGCCAAATCGGCTCGGGCCTTGTCCAGACGCTCGCCGCGATCGCGCTCCCAGCTTTCAGAGGACGCTTTGGCCGCCTCAATCTCTGACTGTGCAGTCTCGATAAGCGTGAGACAGGCGTCCATTTTGGATTTGGTAACGTCCATACGTGCGGCAGCTGCATTAGCACGCTCGCGGGCAATGGCATAGGCTCGCGTCAATCGGTCGACGCCAGCAGCTTCTTCAACGATGGTTTTGAGGCTCTTGTCGGACATACCGGGCAGATCTGGCATCGCTTCCTGACTGGCGTAGATGGACGCCATGAACACCTCTTTCGATGCCCCAATCAGACGTTCTACGAACGTCTGTGTCAGCGTGTCCTTGCCTTTGGTCATATCACCGTCTTCACCACGGACGATTAGTCGGTTCTTGAACTCTTTGTGTTTACGATGGCGAATGATCGCGTATTTCTTACCTTCGTCTTCAACTGTAACCATCACACGGCAGTTCTTCTCATGGCCCGTCGACAGCACGTCATCGCCTTTGACGCCATGTGCAGTCTCACCATACAGACACCACATTAAGCTATTCATCAGAGTGGATTTCCCGGCGCCATTGCTGGCAGCAGACGTATCGCCACTGTTCACACCCTGGATCAGCACCAGTCCACGCTGGTCTAACTCGACTTCTGCGCTGGCGATTGCCATAAAATTTTCAACCTGGAGCTTTAAAAACTTCATATAACACCTCTGATATCGTGTGTTAACTTTTGACCATCTTTCAATCTGAACTCCGTATGCGCGGGGAAGGATCTGCGATTCAATAAGCCTTTTCTGGTTAGCCTTCCAAGATAAAACGCTACGGGATTTCCTCCTGAAGGGTATGGCTTGTGAAACATAACCGTCTGGCCTTTTTGAAGTTTTTTCATCACGATGGCAAACTCTCGAAAGCTCCCATAATAACGTTGCCTCACACAGCCTCCGCACTCTCTGCTTCGGTCAAGATCTCCTGACACAGTATGTCCAGCTTGCTCAGGTCGAAGCCACCGTCAGTGTCGTGAACGATCTTGCAGTACGCCGCAACGGACTCTCCCAGGCTGTCAATTTTGCTGGTTTCCGCAGTACTGGCAGCGCCTTCCATCATCGATGCCTTGCGAATGAAGTTGCAGACGACACCCTTCGCGCCCATTGTTTTCAGGACATTCTGAAGTTTGATGCCTTCTTCATCGCTCTCAACAACGGCACGGAAGCGCACGTAGTTGCCGCGAATCTGATCGTCATCTACATCGTCCTCAAGGTTCACGAATTTAGGTGCCGAGGTTTCGTGGTGAGTGAATGAGCCGTCCGGTTTGACGATCATGAAGCCGGCCAGTGAACCAACATCCCCCCAATTCTGGTGTGTCAGCGCCCCGATACTTACCACTCCAGGCAGCACTTCTTTGTGGTTGTGGTAGTGCCCGGACAACAATAAACGGAAGCCGATATCTTTCAGTTCCTGTGCGTCGATGCCGACATCGGGCATGGTGGGGATCGCTTTGTTGATTGAGGTATGTACAACAACATCATGGTTGTCACCATCCAGCCCGGAACGCAGCGTTTTGAGATCGCTGATAAGTTCTGCGTGGTTATTACGCCAGCTAATCAGATGGACGGTTACGTCGCCCATTTTGATGGAATGAGGACGTTTGCCGCAGACGATTTCCACACCGATTGAGCGCAGAGAGGCTGCTGCATTGGCGCTGTATACGGAATCGTTGGTTTCGAGGTCGTGGTTGCCAGCCAGCATTACCACCTTGAGACCCAACTCTTTGATGATCCACTCGTAAGTTTCGGTCACGAAATGCAGAACGGAAGGTGATATAGCACCGCGAACATGGAAGGTATCACCAGCTACCAGCATGTGCTTACAGCCAGCAGCTTTCATCGCTTTGGCCGCCTCCTTCGTAGCGTCCAATTGGATCTCCAGCCGAGAGTTAAGCCCGTCAGCGTTTGTTGTCGCAAAAGCATCCCAACGATGATAATGGGGATCTGATATTACCCCGTATGGCAATGTCATGTGTCTTTTCCTTTGTGGTTATTTTGATACAAATTCTAAGCGTGCATAAGAGGCGTACAACCCAGACAACACGGCACACGAAAGAATATAAAGGCACATGATAATGACAAAAAAAATAAGTAAGTAAATACCTATCAGATAGGGCAGCAACGATTTCTAAACGTCACAAGCAATTTTATGAGAGCAGTCATTTACTGATGACAAGAAATGAAAAAGGAGAACGGACGGTGAAGTTGTGAGATGACATTTACGGCGTTTGCGTGCGTCGTCTTCAAACGCATCCGTCGGCCACAGTTTCTGCTCTTGAATAAAATTCACTCATGCATTAATCCCTAAAGCTCTCAGTGTCTTTCTAAGACACCATATTTTATGCCCGGTAAAAAGCATGAGTTTGCCTTTAAAACGTCTCTGAGGGCTTCTGACGCGCTCTGCTGATGTCTATTACCCCAGCTTTTGGACGAGGGTCTACAAGATTCAACTCTTCAGCACTGTGATACTCCGTGTCGAACTCCCGATCGACATGGCGAATGTAAATGGCTGTCAGAAGGCTGTTATCATTCAGAAAGTGTCCGTAAGATTTGCGAATTACTTCGCCAACCTTCTCAATCTTCTCTCCGCCCATGCAGAGATGGTTAAATCGGCTGTGTTTCCGCAGCATTTCATCCACCGGGCCTGAGTAGACCTTATCAACTCTCCCGAACCGGATGACATTTCCGGTATCAGCTTCAACCAGACAAACGAGTTTGCCAGGTTCGACACGATCTCGCCAAGTGACACCAGAGCGCAGTGTGTTGAAGTAGGGAGCATCCAATCCGATGATCGGTTTACGAAATGCTAGTAGTGGCACGTAACGTATGCAGCTGTTTAGGTGGAAATGCGCACCGGCGTCGTGGAGTTTAAGCCGGGTTTCGTTAATCGGGCATTTCGAAGCAATGCCGCAAAGGTCGCAGAGCAACTTCTGTTTGTTCAGACTAGTGTTTGATTCAATGGTGTAGGAGCCATCTTCAAGACGGCGAACCCAGCGCGTGCGTTTAAGATCCATAATTCTTGTTCAAATAATTTTGTCCGGGGCAACGATAACGGATAAGGCGCACCGGAGTTTGCAAATGCCTGTTTACTTATTCACTTTATTCACAGGCCCGATCCAATATTTAGATCCCCAGAGAGATCCTACAGAAGATCAAAAGAGATCCCCGATCGTCTCCAGCGCTTGCGGTTACTGGCTTGAGAAGGGGTTACTATCCACTATAGGGAGCAAAATAACCACTGTAGAGAGCATAATAACCGCTATGAAGAGCAAAACAACCTCTCTGGAGAGTAGTCGGTATCCACTGTAGTGAGTAGGAGACAATGTTTTAACTGGATAACTCCGAGCCTGTTTTTCTGCGGCAGATGGCTGATATTCTTGGAAATATTGTAAATTTTGCGTTGCGGCGTGTTTATTTCGATCACACATTATCCCCAGAAGGGGAGTGATGCCTGATTTTGTAATTATCTGATTTTTATACACAGGCCCGATCCAGTAATTCAGATCCCTGTTAGAACCAAAGAGAACCACAAAGACCCAAAGAGATCCCCGGACCCTGCAAACCGTTGTGCCACATGGCTTTAGAGGTTATCGATATCCACTATAGCGAGAATAACAACCACTATGGAGAGTAAATCAACCACTATGGAGAGTAGAAAAACCGCTGTAGGCGGTAGGATAACCACTGTGATGGGTGCTACTATCCACTGTAATCAGTAAAGGCACCCAAGCCGTCGAATAAAAAGAGACATTTGGAATGAGCGTAAACGACAATAAAAACATTGCGATAAGCGAAGCATTTTCCGAAACAGACAAAAAGACCGGCGAAGTTGTTACGTTAGTTCCTAACACCAACAACACAGTTCAGCCTGTTGCTCTGATGCGTCTTGGTCTCTTCGTTCCGACGCTGAAATCGACATCCAGGGGTAGAAAGGGGCAAATGGTCTCTATGGACGCCTCCGCTGAACTCAAACAGCTGTCTCTGGCCAAAGCCGAAGGGTACGAGGATATAAGGATTGCTGGTCTTCGTCTTGATATGGATAACGATTTCAAAACATGGGTGGGCATCATCCACGCGTTCGCCAAGCACAAGGTTGTTGGTGACACCGTCACGTTGCCGTTCGTCGAGTTCGTCAGACTTTGTGGCATACCAACAGCCAGATCGTCCGCGAAGTTACGTAAGCGCCTGGACAGCTCTCTAAGTCGTATCGCCACAAACACCATCTCATTCCGCAGCAAAGGCTCTGAAGAGTATTACGTTACGCACCTTGTGCAGACGGCAAAGTACAGTACCAAGAATGACACGGTCGAACTGAAGGCCGATCCTAAGATTTTCGAACTTTACCAGTTCGACAAAAAGGTGCTTTTGCAACTTCGGGCCATCAACGAACTCTCCAGAAAGGAATCCGCGCAGGCGCTCTACACCTTCATTGAAAGTTTGCCACCAGACCCGGCGCCAATCTCATTGGCTCGCTTACGCGCCAGACTTAACTTAACCAGCCGCACCATTACCCAGAATGCGACAGTCAGGAAGGCGATGGAGCAACTGCGAGAGATCGGCTATCTCGATTACACTGAAGTGAAACGCGGCAGCTCGGTCTACTTCGTCATCCACTATAGACGGCCGAAGTTACGTTCGGCACTGCCGCCATCTATGGCCACGCCTGAAGATCCAGAAGATATCTTGCCAGGTGATGATCCGGAGGACATTATCGATGTTGCTCCTGAAGAAAAAGACGGGGAAATGGTCATGTTGAGCAAGGAAGAACTGGCGATTCTCGAAGAGCTGCGCAAGGCAAAGGCTCGCAAATAGCCCAACCACTGTAGAGAGTAAAAAGGCTCACTATCCACTGTAGTGAGCCTTTTTGTTTATCGGAAATGCAATATCCACTGTAGTGAGTAAAAGAAACCGAAGAATAACCACTGTAGGCAGTGCGCACAAATCGCGAAGTAAATGTTAGTGGTTGCAAACATAGATAAAACAAGGGCTGAGAGGTTAGCGGTCACTGGGTATCCATGTTAAGTCTACTCTCTACAGCGGTTATCGTCGCTCTCTTCATTGTTGACTATCCACTGTGAAGAGCAGAATTGGCTGACTTGACCTTTATCCACTGTAGTGAGTGGATATCTGTTTAAAACAGCGAAGATTTACTCTCCATAGTGGATATCCGCTGGAGGAGGCATTCCATCACTCTCTATAGTGGTTGTTTGTAGTCAGTGAACGCCTGTTTACTCACTACAGTGGATAGTTGATATCGTGGCAGAGGGTTTGCTCACTACAGTGGTTGGGGTGCATACCTGAAGGGTGTTCTACTCGCTACAGTGGTTATGAGCCGGATTCACACACGGTGAGCTGGCTACTCACCGCAGTGGATAGTGTTATCAGTGGATTTTCTTCAGCAGACCCCAGAGTGTCCCGGCCTTCGTTGCGAGCTTACCTGTTTCCGGATCGTACATGTGCCATTCACGTCGCTGGTGGACAATATACCCATCTTCACGTTCCAGTCGTTCCAGTACGCCGGACTGCTTGAACCCTTTGGCACGCCAGTAGCCGCTTGTTTTTTCGATTTCCAGACCTGTCAGTGTAACCGCCATCAACTAATCTCCTTGCAGTCATCGAAAAGGTAGCTGTCGTTCTTCGCGTGAACGCCGTATACATCACCCGATTTGTTGTAAACGAACCTATCTTTACCTACGCCAGATAGTTCGCCGTTACGTTTAGTGAGAAACGGGGAAGACAGGACGCGATCATCGCGTACCACATAAAACTGTTCGCCGCGGTCCACAACCATCGCGCCGTAATTAGCTTTAACGACGTTACGGATCAGGCCGTTTTTCGCTTCGACCACAAACATTTCGCACTCATAGACATGTGTGTCCGCAAAGACGGGGAGAGTGAGCAGCGCCAGTACCAGGGCTGTTTTCTTCATGCCACGACTCCTTTGAAAACGCCTAATGCTGAGTCGAAGACCAGTACTACGGCCAGCGCATTGATCATCACATCATTAACAGGCGCCAGCGCTTTACGGATTGCCTCTGTGAAGATGCAGTCGAGCACAAAGGCTATCGAGATAATAAGTAACGTAATATCTAATAAAATTTTCATGATAGGTAAATGCTAACTTATATATTTTTGCTGTTAATATCACTCAAAAGTGCTGATACCCAAAATGCGCTCAAGATGGGCCGCGTCTTCATCGCTTACCAGCATTGTGTCGTCGACGTACCAGCAGCTACCGTTGTGCCAACAAACACCGTCATCATCGATATAAATAGAATCCGTATCCATTCCTGTGTATTCAACTAGATTGCGTTCAATTGCCGCTTGAATTTCTTCATCGTTCAGCCCGTCGCACTTGATCATGAACAACGGGTAAACGTCATAGTCGCTACTAGATGAAATGCGAACCAAAGTCTTCATGTGTTTTCTCCTTGTTGGTAAGTACTTATCTATCTTAATGGGCGCTATAAGGCGCACAATCATTGTGTTCAGGCTGGTGGAAAGAACTTCTCCAGCGTGTGGTTGATAGCCTTATCAATGTGCATCAGGTGGCCAAATTCAGTGTGCCACTTCACTCGAACCCCAAGACCGGCAATGGAATCGCTTTGTAGAGCTAGAGTTAGTGCCGCATCCTCGTATTGAGCACAGCGAAGCGATTGAGCTAGACTATGGCATGACGGGGGGCGCTCTAAAGGTTGAGATTAGAGCGGCCTCGGCAGGCTACTTACTCAGACAATGGAATGTGGATTGTTCTACCAACGCCACACTCCAAGATGGTGGAGCTCAATTGTACTTAAAGAACAGAGCAACACTTTATGGAGTTAAAAACATCATGCTAGCTCCAGGGATTGAAAAAGAACTTGGTAACTAATGCACAAAAACGAACTTGGCGCAGAGAATAAATTTTGATGAAAATAATCGATAACCTTAACAACCTATTAGGTGACGAGCTTCAACAGACGCTGACACCGAATACAAAGTTAAAGATTGCTGCGTCTTGCTTTTCTATTTATGCGTATGAGGCTCTCAAAAAGGAGTTAGCGAAGATAGACTCACTTGAGTTCATCTTCACATCACCTACTTTTGTCGCAGATGAAGTTACCGATAAATTCAAAAAAGAAAAACGAGAGTTCTTTATTCCCAAAGCAGGGCGTGAACGCAGCCTTTACGGAACTGACTTTGAAATACAGTTAAAGAACAAGCTCACTCAAAAGGCGATCGCCAAAGAGTGTGCAAACTGGATCAGAAAGAAAGCGACATTCAAATCAAACAAAACTGATTCTCCAATGCAGTCGTTTGTTGTGACGGAAGCACCTAGACAGCAAACAGAGACAATGAGTGCAGTTTTTGCTCCGGTTAGCGGGTTTACGGCGGTTGATCTAGGGTATCAGCGAGGAAATGCTATTTCGAATTTTGTGCAAAAAATCGATGAGCCAAATTTCACAGCCCAGTACTTACAGTTATTCGACCAAATTTGGAAAGACCCTGCGAAGCTTCAAGATGTTACTAAAACAATTTGCGAGCATATAGAGTCTGTCTACCAGGAAAACTCGCCTGAGAAAGTCTATTTCATTATTTTGTATAACATTTTTAATGAGTTCCTTGATGATATTACAGAGGATGTATTACCAAATGATCGAACCGGCTATCAGGACACCTTGATTTGGAACAAGTTATTCAACTACCAAAAAGATGCCGCGACTGGGATTATCAATAAGTTAGAGACCTATAACGGCTGCATTCTGGCTGATAGTGTTGGTCTTGGTAAAACATTTACAGCGTTAGCTGTCATCAAGTATTACGAGCTCAGGAACAAGTCCGTACTTCTACTGTGTCCGAAAAAATTGGCAGATAACTGGCTCAACTTTAATCGAAACTTAAAGACAAATATTTTTGCTAAAGACCGTTTTAGTTACGATGTTTTGTGTCACACAGATTTGAGTCGAACCTCTGGCGAATCCTTCGGTACTCCGTTGAATAGAATAAACTGGGGTAACTATGACTTGGTCGTCATTGATGAGTCGCATAACTTTAGAAATAACGATGCAGTGAAAGATCGAGAAACTCGATATCAGAAACTGATGAATAAAGTGATTCGCGCTGGCGTAAAAACCAAGGTGCTGATGCTATCAGCGACACCAGTGAATAACAGATTTACTGACCTGAGAAACCAGCTCGCGTTAGCTTATGAAGGCGAGTCGAGCAATCTCACAAAGCATCTTAAAACCACAAAAAGCGTAGAACAGATCTTCAACCAAGCACAAGCCGCATTTAACGCTTGGTCCAAACTCGACCCAGAGACGCGAACAGCTAAAGCCATACTCGATGCCTTAGATTTTGACTTTTTTGAACTGCTTGATAGCGTCACTATCGCTCGCTCACGAAAGCACATCACAACTTTCTACGACACAACAGATATTGGCCATTTCCCTGAACGTAACAAGCCAATCTCGTTTCATTGTCCGCTTACTACTCGTTCGGATGTAGTAAGCCTGAATGAGATCTTTGAACAGCTTAAGCTACTCAAACTATCTGTTTATGCGCCAGTGAGTTATATCCTCCCGAGTAGATTGAAGAAATATGAGGAGATGTATGACACGGAAGTTGAAGGCGGAAAAGGTAAGTTAAAGCAAAGCGACCGTGAAAAAAGTTTGGTTGCATTGATGACAACGAACCTCCTAAAGCGTCTTGAGAGCTCCGTATACTCGTTCAGAAGCACCTTGCAATCTCTCCATGATAACCATGTTCGTGTTCTAGGTATTATCGACGAATTCTATAAGCGAGACGGGCAAACCGAAGTGAGCAGTCTCGTTGAAGCGCTAGAGTCTATTGAAGCAGATGAAGACGATATGCCTTCTTATCACGATATGGAAATCGGTAACAAAATCAAAATTAAGCTAATGGATATGGATCTTCCATCCTGGCAGCAGGATTTAGATGGCGATTTGGAGCTGATCAAAGGGTTACTAGATTCTGTTAGCAAAATTAAGCCAGAAGAAGATGCTAAGTTGCAGCATCTGAAATCACATATTGCTGCAAAAATAAATAATCCGATAAATCCTGGAAACCGGAAAATCATCGTGTTCACGGCGTTTGCTGACACCGCTCAGTATCTGTACGAGCAGTTGTCACCTGTGATGTTAAGCGAGCATAGAATCCATACTGCGATGATCACTGGTGGTGCCAGTTTACCTAAGACCACCTTAAAAACCGGACGAAAAGGTTACGACACACAAGAAGTGCTCACCTTGTTTTCTCCAGTTTCCAAATCGAAAGCCAGTGTATTACCTGACGAACCCGCTGAAATCGATTTGTTGATTGCTACAGACTGTATCTCTGAAGGGCAGAACTTACAGGATTGCGATTACTTAATTAACTTTGATATTCATTGGAATCCAGTTCGGATTGTTCAGCGCTTTGGGCGTGTTGACCGTATTGGCTCGGCGAATAAATGTATTCAGTTAGTTAACTACTGGCCTGATATATCGCTGGATGAGTACATCAACTTAAAAGAACGTGTTGAAAGTCGAATGACGATTGTTGACGTAACAGCGACCGGTGATGACAACGTTCTAAGTTGTCAAGCGAATGATGTGTCGTACCGTAAAGAGCAGTTAAAGAAACTACAAGAAGAAGTCATCGAGCTTGAAGATTTAAAAACGGGGGTTTCTATCACCGATCTAGGTCTAAACGAATTTCGAATGGACCTGCTAAATCTAATGAAACTCTACGGCGAACCAAGAAATGCACCAAGCGGCATGCATGCGGTGGTTGAGGCTAAGCCAGAATTAGGGTTATTGCCTGGCGTGGTGTTTGCGCTGAAAAACGTTAATAACAGTATCGATAGAGATCTGCAAAACAGGCTCCACCCTTATTACCTTGTCTATGTATCGAATGAAGGGGACATCGTCGCTAATCATTTTGAGGTAAAGAGACTATTAGATTTAATCCGAAGTAGCTGTAAAGGTCAAACAGCACCGCTCAGTGAGATTTGTGCTTTATTTAATCGCTTAACGCAAGACGGTCGAGATATGCAGTGTTACTCTCACCTTCTAACAGATGCCATAAAAAGCATGGTTGAAGTTAAGGAAGAAAAAGATATTGATAGTTTGTTCAATGGTGGCGCTACCTCAGCTTTAGTGAATACATTTGCCGGGCTTGATGACTTTGAATTGCTGGCATTTATTGTGATCCAGCAAAAGCAGCTGATGGAAAACAGTGCCCAGGATGAGGTTAGCTAATCTATGTACTCACCTTGGATATTTCCTGACAAAGCAAAGTTCGGTCGAGTCGTGCCGAAGAACAAAATATACGAACACAGCGCGGCAAGCGCTGGATTGAAGTCACTTTTTGTAGAGCAAGTAGAGCAAATCCTTTGGGCTTACAAGCTATCGCCTAGCACGCTGAATATTCCTCAAACCAGTGAGGTCAGTGAAATACAGGTTTTCAGTGTGAAGCTTAAAGGTGACTCGATAGACGACAGCGTACTAAAAGCCATTGATTTGGCGATACCTTTTCCCATTCTATTTGAGGTATGGGAAGCTCGCGGTGAGCAAGGCCACTACGTTGCTTGCTATAAGCGTAAGGCAGAAAATGATCAGTCAAAATGGTTTTGTAGCCGCTATTTACGCTCAGAAACCTTCTATTCAAGTGATTCATTAGCAGTGACTTCAGAAGTTTTGGGGTTGCCTACCGCCATCGATATGGCGGAGCTGTATCAAAAGCTTCTTACTCGCTTGTTACCCATACCCCAACGAGCCGCTGAGAGTATTGAAGAGGTCATTGAACGCTTGATGGCAATTCAGGCATTGGAAAAGCAAATCTCGCAATATAAGAAGAAGGTTCATGCCGAGAAACAGTTTAACCGCAAGGTTGAGCTCAATAAGCAGTTAAAGAATTTAAGGTGCGAGCTTCAAGAGTTACTCGCATAAAGAATAAACAATTTCAATCAGTTAAATAGTGCCACATGCTTTTTATGCAAGGCATCACGCAAAAGGTGAACACATGGACAAATTAAAGATGCACAGCCCCGACATGACGCAGCAAAACATAGAGAAAATTCAGGCGTTGTTTCCGAACTGCGTGACGGAATCAAGAGGAGCTAACGGAGAGCTAAAGTTAGTCATTGATTTTGACCAACTTAAACAAGAGCTATCAAATTCAATCGTTGAAGGCCCGCAAGAGCGCTATCAGCTGAACTGGCCCGGTAAGCGAGAAGCACTACTAACAGCGAACGCACCTATTGCAAAAACATTAAGACCTTGTCGAGAAGAAAGTGTTAATTTTGATACCACAGAAAACCTCTTTATTGAAGGTGATAACCTTGATGCGCTAAAAATGTTGCAAGAAACCTATTTGGGCAAGGTTAAGGTGATTTATATAGATCCGCCCTATAATACGGGTAAGGATTTTATATACGAAGACGATTTTGCTGAAAATTCTGATGGGTTTTTGAAGCGGTCAAATCAAAAGGATGAAGAAGGCAATCGCCTTGTAGCCAATACCGATTCCAACGGTCGCTTTCACTCAGACTGGTTGAGCATGATATTTTCGAGACTTAAACTTGCACGCAATATACTAAGTAGTGATGGAATTATCTTTATTAGTATAGATGAAAACGAGCTTGATAACCTCTTGAAAATAGGAAAGGAAATATTTGGTGAAGAGAACCACATAACTACGTTTTGTTGGGAAAAAAAGAAGAAACCATCTTTTCTTAATAAAAATGTAGGTTCGAAATTCGAGTATATTGTCACCTTTTCAAAGAATCGTGATTACACAGGTGCATTTTCCATTGATCTTACAACTGAAGGTAAAAAGTACCCCCTGAATAATGCAGGGAACTCACTCGGAAACCTTGTTTTTCCAGCAGGTTCGGTACGATTCAACTTGCCAGACCAGATTATAGAACCGCAAGATATGTCTGAGGGTAAAATAAAAACCAGGTTAATTAATAGGTTGGAAATAATTGGAGGTAAAAACGTTAATGAATTTATCCTTGAGGGTGAATGGAGATATTCTCAGAATAGATTAAATGAAATTCTAGAAAATCGAGAAGAAATTATAATCAGCAAAGTTCCGTTTAGGCCAAATCATGTAAAAGCAGGAGGTGAGATAAAAAAAATGCACAACCTCCTAAGTGTCGCTCATTATAAAGTTTCAACTAATGAGGATGCGGATGCCGAAAGTTCAGAGTTGATGGGGAATAAATACTTTGATTACACCAAGCCTTCAAATTTAATCAAACTATTAATCCAAGCAATAACTTATGACGATCAAGAATGTCTAGTATTAGATTTTTTTGCGGGTTCATCAACAACCGCCCATGCCGTGATGCAACTTAATGCAGAAGATGGCGGAAATCGAAAATTTATCATGGTTCAGTTGCCTGAAGAGTGTGATAAAAAATCAGAAGCCTTCAAAGCTGGCTACAAAACAATTGCTGAGATATCAAAAGAACGCATCCGCCGTGCTGGTGCAAAAATATTAGAAGGGGAGTGCCACAAAGACTGGAATAAAGACGTTGGTTTCCGAGTGCTTAAAGTTGATACATCCAATATGGCCGATGTCTACTACTCGCCAGAGCAGGTTTCTCAGGGTTCGTTAGACTTATTGGTAGATAATATTAAATCAGACCGCACTGATGAAGATTTACTTTTCCAGGTTCTACTTGATTGGGGCGTCGATTTAACCTTGCCAATTAGAAAAGAAACGATTCAAGGTAAATCGGTATTCTTTGTCGATGATGATGCACTGGTGGCCTGTTTTGATCTGCGCATAAATGAAGCTTTGATTAAAGAGTTAGCCATAAAAGAACCTCTTCGCGTAGTGTTCCGTGATGACGGCTTTGAATCTGATGCAGTAAAAATCAATGCTGAGCAGATTTTCAAGCAAGTGTCGCCATATACTGAAGTTAAAGCGATTTAAGGGGGGAGCATGACAAATTTTACCGGATTAAAATTTGCACACAGCCTTGTCGCAGACAAGGTGTGCCCAAAGGGTTGCGTACAGGGAGGTGCGCAATGAAACTTAAATTCAAAGTCCAGCCTTATCAAACTGTTGCCGTAGAGTCGGTTGTTGACTGCTTTGCGGGGCAACCTAATACCTCCGGTATAACCTACCGAATCGATCCTGGCATTGCCAAAGATAAATTTGGCAATGCTGGCTGGGATATGAGTGACCAGGATGGGTTTAAAAATGCTGAACTTGCGATCACTGAATCGCAGTTATTGCAAAATATCCATGGTGTTCAAAGTAGACAGAACCTCCCTGTTTCAGAAGCGTTAGCCAGCAATGCTAGCTCTAAGATTAATCTCGATGTTGAAATGGAAACCGGTACAGGTAAGACATATTGCTACATCAAAACTATCTTTGAGATGAATAAACGCTATGGCTGGAGCAAATTTATTATCGTAGTGCCTAGCATTGCCATTCGTGAAGGTGTTTACAAGTCGCTACAAATCACAGGTGAGCATTTTGCCCAGAATTACAACGGTAAAAAGGCACGGTTTTTCATCTATAACTCAAAACAATTGCACCAGTTAGAGAGTTTTTCTTCTGACAGTGGCATCAATGTCATGATCATTAATATTCAAGCCTTTAATGCATCAGGAAAAGACAATCGACGTATTTATGAAGAGTTGGATGACTTCCAGTCTAGGCGTCCTATTGATGTTATTAGTGCAAACCGTCCAATCCTGATTTTGGATGAGCCGCAGAAGATGGAAGGTAAGAAGACATTAGATGCCTTAGCCAAATTCAAACCACTGATGGTACTTCGATATTCGGCCACGCATAAGACAACACATAATAAGGTGCATCGTCTGGATGCTCTTGACGCTTATAACAATAAGCTGGTTAAGAAAATTGCAGTTCGTGGTATCTCAGTAAAGGGTTTAGCGGGCACTACAGCCTATCTATATCTGGAATCCATCGAAATCTCAAAAAAAATGCCAGTGGCTCGTATAGAGATCGAGGTTAAACAACAAAATGGCATCAAACGCATACCCAAGAAGGTCACTAAGGGCGATAATCTTTTTGATCTTAGTAATGGTTTGGACCAGTACCGTGATTTTGTGGTTACTGATGTCAACGCGATTAACGACACAGTTGAATTCAAAAATGGCCATGTTTTAACCGCGGGCGATGCCACGGGAGACGTGACCGAAGAGACCATTCGCCGCATACAGATTCGCGAGACAATTAAAGCACACCTTGAAAAAGAAAAAATACTTTTTAACCAGGGTATAAAGGTTCTCTCTCTCTTTTTTATTGACGAAGTCGCAAAGTATAGGGACTACTCTCAAGCCGATGAAAAAGGTGATTATGCTCGCGTTTTTGAAGAAGAGTATTCCTTGCTTGTACAGGAGTATCTTGATGAGTTGTCCCTTTTGCCAAGTGAGCAGACTGATGCCTATAAAGCCTATCTATCGGCCATTGAAGGCTCTAGAACGCATAATGGTTACTTCTCAATTGATAAGAAATCAAATCGTCTTCAGAACCCCGGCTTTAAAGTCCGTGGTGAAGATGCCGGGCTATCAGACGATGTAGATGCCTATGATTTGATTTTAAAAGATAAGGAAAAGTTACTTTCGTTTGAAGAGCCTACTCGATTTATCTTTTCACACTCGGCCTTGCGCGAGGGGTGGGATAATCCAAACGTATTTGTCATGTGTATGTTGAAACACAGCGACAATACTATCTCTCGTCGTCAAGAAGTTGGACGTGGTTTACGTCTGGCCGTCAATAAACATGGTGACAGACAAGATCATCCGGCAACTGTGCATGAAATTAATGTCTTGTCGGTGATTGCAAGTGAAAGCTATAAAGACTTTGTCACGAATCTGCAAAAAGAGATCAGCGAGTCTCTCTCAGCGAGACCTAGAAAAGCAGATGAAGCTTATTTTACGGGTAAGACAATTACAACAGCTGATGGACCTGTAGAAGTAACACCTGTCATGGCTAAGCAAATTTATAAGTATTTGCTTAAAAATGATTATACCAATGACGTTGACGATTCAATTGCGCCATCATTCCACCAGGCTAAGGCTAGTGGGCAGTTAGCGCCAATGCCTGCTGAGTTAGAGCCTTACCGCGAGCAAATATTGACCCTGATTGACGGTGTTTATAGTGAAGCGCAATTGCCAGGTGTTGGTGATGATCGTAAACCTAAAAACAATCCGTTGAATGCTAATTTTGATAAGAAAGAGTTTCAGGAGCTTTGGCACAAAATCAATCGCAAAGCGGTTTATAAGGTTGATTTTGATTCGTCTGAGTTGATTAAAAATTGTATTCGGGTACTCAATAAAGAGCTTAAGGTAACGCCTCTTCAGTACACGATTCAAGATGGTGTTCAATTGGATGGCATTACCGACGAACAACTCAAAGCTGGACAAAGTTTCAAGGTGAAAAACACTGAGACTGAAACTCATCAATCGAGCATTCATTCTGCTGTTCGTTATGACTTGGTTGGTAAGTTGGCTGAAAATTGTGTGCTGACTCGCAAAACAGTCGCCGAAATACTGATGGGTATAGAACCTGTAGTATTTGCACAATTTAAGCAGAACCCTGAGCATTTTCTCGCTGAGGCTTCACGCCTTGTGAAAGAGCAAAAGGCATCTGTGATCATCGAGAAGCTATCATATGATCCAACGAACGAATCTTATGATGTTGATATATTCACGGCAGAGCAAAAAATCACTGATATGACAAAAGCCGTTAGTGGCGTTAATAAGCATATTTATGATTATGTTGTCGTTGATTCACAAGGCATTGAACGGGACTTTGTTACCGAGCTTGATACAAGCAAAGAAGTCGTGGTTTATGCAAAACTGCCTCGTGGTTTTCTGATACCGACGCCTGTTGGCGACTACAACCCTGATTGGGCGATTTCTTTCAAAGAAGGAAGTGTTAAACACATTTACTTTATTGCAGAGACTAAAGGAACGATGTCTTCGCTTGAATTGCGTGGCATAGAAGATCGCAAGATTGAATGTGCTAGGAAATTCTTTGAAAAAATTAATGCAGAGATAACGAGTGAAAACGTCAAATATGATGTTGTAACGAGTTACTCGAAATTAATGGAAGTCATAAGCGGTTAGTTGTTTTCGTTTTTATATCGGGCTGTCAGTTCATCTGGCTGACAGCTCACTTTTAGTTACATAAAAATAATTGAAAAATTGAGTCAGCAGATTGAGTCTAAATGTCGCTCACTCATGCGGTTATATTTTAAGTATGGTTGTTGACATGACGGAGAAATAGCATGAATCCTGAAAAGTGAATCGCCACTGCCATCAGATAGAGTTTGATCATGTGTTTTCCTATGTGGCTATTGTGTGTAGATGATAAGTAAGTGATTATATATTTTCAAGGTATAAAGACGTCCATTCGGACGCCTGAAAATTAATCTTCTAATTCATCTGTCGGTGATGTCTTCTCGCGCCTGTCATCTATTGCCTGTAACGCAGCAATGATTTCAGCTAATGGCTTCTCCCGGTACATCTCGACGATCTGTGATTTGGTGTATTTCTTCTCGCCAATTTCCACACGCCCGCTGGCGCTCTTGGGCAGGTATCCTTCCTCCAGCATGTATTCAACCAGAGACTCGACGACGTCCAGCCCGCGAGTCGGGTCGAAGTAGAATTTCCATGAGCATTTGCCAAACGGAGGCGCGACTTTGTTTTTAATGCACTCGGCGCCAACGTCCTGTCCGATCTTCTCTTTGCCATCCTTCATGACGGATGCACCCAGACGGATGCGCACCGACGCGTAGAACTTCGGAGAGTCGCCACCCGGAGACGTAGTCGGATCGCCAAACATCACACCAATTTTGGTACGCACCTGGTTCAAGAAGATGATGCACGCGTTGTACTTACGCGCCCAAAGCGCCAGAGTAGGGAAGTTCGCACTTGTCGCGCGCGCCAGCGCCGTGTTGTCGTTCATGTTCAGCTGATCTTTGTCCTTCGCAGTGCCTTCTGCCATCTTGTCGAACTTCTCAGCCTTCGAGTTCGGAACCATCGACGCCAGAGAGTCGGCTACGATGCAGATAGGGGCTGTTTCCGGAATAAGCTCTTCGTCGCGCACCAGCTTGAGGATTGTGCCGATCAGCTCTACGGAGTCTTCGAAGGTATCCGGCTGTTTGTAGACCCACTGACCGTCGTCTTCGTCGGCGTTCAGTCCGTTCGCTACCGCCAGACCAACGTCGAAACTGTTTTCGTGGTCAAGGAATACGGCCAGACCATCCTGTTTTTGTGCTGACACCATCGCAGCTGTCGCGAGGAATGTGTTGTGGCTGATAATCCCGTTAGACCAGAAAGAGTGTGTTTCCGGCATCGCTACGTCGAACGTTGGTGCTTCACCTTCCTCAATAGCCACGACTTCGTCGTAGAACAAGTTAGAGTCAATTACCGCTGCCAGTTGTGCAAACAGATGCTCGTTAAAACGATTCTTTCTGCTAATGAAGGAGACATAGATTTCTCGCAGTTTGTCTATTCCGACACGATCGCCGCGGCCAATAACGTGATCTACCAGAACGTAGTCTTTACGAGAGGTCTTGGTGAGTGACTCGTAGAGTGATTTCACTAAGCCGCTGATGTGCGGAACGTAGCCTAAATAAGTGCGGTCAAAACTAATGTCCCGTTTGGTTGCCACTGCTAAACGAGCCGGAGACTCGAACCCAATCGTTGACAGGAAAAGGTCGTAGTTAGAGCCACTGAATGACAGCCGGTAATATATGTTTTTATAACCTGCGACGTGTTTTTCAGAGATAGTTGACGTAATCCCCAGATTCAGGAGCATGAGGCGAATTTGCTGTAGCAGCAGCCCACTCGCGCTCACAACCTCAATGCAGCGACCATCATTGATGTGGCATTCCAGCTCAAAGTAGCCGCGAAGGAATGCAATTTGAGCCTCGCTATTGGCGCGACGCACACTCAACGGAACCTGCTTGCCAGCAGCTTTCTCATACTCCAGACCATATTCTTTAAAAAGCAGCGAACGCACCTCTTTGCTAAACAGCACATGGTCTTCCGAGCCGTTATGTTTTCTCGTAACTGGCATCTTGTCTGATACCAGCGAAATGAGGCGGTAGTACTCATCCTTGATGAATGGATCTGTGTTAGAAAAATGCACAGAATTTTCAGAGGCCACGTATCCGTCAGCAATTAAATAGCCCATCAGTTTTGCGATATTGGCATCCAAGTGCTGATCGCCGAATTGATGTGTGCCAACCATTGAAGGAATCGTGTCGCCTACACTGATTTTTTCAGCATACCGCCAGACGATATTGCCTAAGTCGTCAACCACACGAATTGGGTGACGGAACGTAGCCTCGATGTAACCCCCTGATGCCAGCTTAATGCGCTTGAATTTGCGACGGTTGTTCCATGTCAGGTGTGAGGTCTTCTCTATCACGCCATTTTCATTGATGAGTCCAACGTTATGCTCTACATCGCGAGTAGTGCATGTTGCTTTGTGCCCCTCAATCTCAAACAGTTCTTTCACTGTTACCATTCCACGCTCCGTCAGCAGCATGGTGTCTGCGGTAACACATTTCCCCGCGCTTGGTGGCCCGAAGACTTCAACGATACGCCCACACGGAAAACCACCGTCGTAACGTCCGGAAATGGCTTTGTTCAGTGGAGGGAAACCGGAGTCAATCCAGTGGGAGACCTTCTGAATCTCGTCATTGCTGCCGATTTTCTTTTTCAGCGCCAGTGCCAGTGCGGATTTGCCTTTTGCCATGATTAGGCTCCTTTTGATTCGTTGATTCGCTTCGAAGCAGCGGCTTCGTCAAACTTGATTGCGTCGTGGTTCAGGTGTTTGGCGACGCGAGCGATGATCTTCACGACCTGCTCACTGACCAGCGCGAACTCACGCTCAGTAGCAGAAATGCCAGCAGCGCCCAGAATGTTCGGCAGCGCTACCACAGCGTGCTCGCCGTGGCAGAAAACAATCTCCTTTGCCAGCATGGTTGGCGTAGTTGCCCCGCCATTAATGATGGATTTCAGCATCAGCAATACCTCTCAAACGGCAGAACAAACACTTCCAGATCTTCCAGAAACGAACGGAAATTCAGCTCGTAACACATCTGTTCAAAGGCGCTCATATCGCGTGCGCCTTTAATCGACTCGATTTCGCTGGGTGGGAATTTTGTGTCGATAAGGTTCATCAGCATCATGTTGCGCTTAAAGGCTTCGAGCATCCGGCAGCCCGTCTTCTCGTTGAAGGCGTTCTTTGCCAGCTTGTTGAATGCCGTCTTATAGCGACCTTTGTTGATGACAATGGAACCGTCGTTAATGCCGCGTACCATTGCGGCCACGCTTCCCCATTCATGAAGCAGCTCTTTCGCGCCACCATCACCAATGCCACCTACGCCTTTGATGTTGTCCGAGTTATCGCCCTGCAACGCTTTCGCTTCCAGAAACGCGCGTGGGGTCGGCAGACCGGTCAGCTCTGCGAACTGTTCGAAGTTCACCTGCTTGTGCTTGGCGTCTTCACGCAGGCTTATCCAGCTCACGTTCTCACGAACAAGCTGGAGCCAGTCGCCATCGCCCGTTAGCAGATAGATATGGTCAACAGTCGGCTGCGGAGCCAGACGAGAGACCAGCATTCCAGCCAGGTCATCCGCTTCTGCGTCCTTTGCAATGAGTTGGTTAACGCCCAGCGCGGTCATCATTTTCAAGATGTACGGCTTCTGGATGGCAAAGCCTTCTTTCATCTTCTTCATGTCCGGGTCGTCGTCGCGGTTCGCTTTGTACTCCGGGTAGAAGTCGCGACGTTTGTCGCTGAATCCATCCCACAAGATCATTGGCCGGGCATGGAGAATTGAGGCGTAACGACGAACGTTCTTCACGAAGCCAAAAGTCGCCTGAACTTCCATCTCGCCGTTGTGTAATTTGTCGGATTGCTGGTGGTAATAGCCCAGGCTGTTACCGTCCACAAAGAGATAATTCACCGGTACACTCCTTCCAAAAAGTAAGGCGTCCGCAGACGCCTTACTGGTCACGTTATGGGATTACAGAGCGTCCAGTTCAGCCAGCAGGTTATCGAGACCTTCATCAGCTGGTACAGATGCAGCGGCAGCAGATGCTGAAGCACTTGCGGCTTCGGTGGCTTCCGGAGCTTTCGCTTCTTCCGGTTTGAACTCAGCTTCAGCTGCACGCAGGATCTCTTCATCAACCAGGCTGGTGGACTCTGGCGCCGGAGTATGTGCTGTAGCGACAGCAGCTGCGCCTTCCGTATGTCCAGTGATAGAGCCAAAGCCTGGCAGTCCAGCTGCGGCTGATTTTGCAGCGGAAGAAATGGCTGGTGAGGACATAGTTGCTGCCGGAGCCGCAATACCAATCAGACGACCCATAGTGCGAGCCGTGGACAGCAAACGAGTTTCGTCAGACTGGTTCGCATATGCGATCAGATCGTGTTGGGTAGTCCAGAGCTTCTCAGGAATGTCGCCTTTGTAGACTTTACGTTTCGGGGATACGTCGTACTTGGTGTCACGACCGGAACCGGTGCGTTTAATCAGGAACGCATAGCCTTCTTCTTTGCTCAGTGGGTTGCCAATATCGTCCGCAATATCTTCGGACATCACTTTGCAGATATCGTCGAAGACCGTAGACGGCAGCTCAATTAGCTGGCATTTCTCTGCGTCCGCAAAGTCTTCACGCGCAGACAGAACACCGTTGACCAGATAACGCGGCGTAGCACGCATACTATTAATGCGCTCTTCCATCGCTTTGTTGCCCTTAAAGCGAGCGCGACCTTCCATAACCATCTCACACAGCTGGCAAGCGTGGCCGTGGGTGTGTTGTTCGCAGATATAGGCGGTGGTTACATCTTTGCCTTCCTCATTCTGATGCTTAACGTAGTGCATACCGAAAGTCTGGAAGAACACGCCATTCGGATCGTCCTTGTTCGGAAAAATGCGCAGATAGTTATTGCCATCTTTCAGACGGGTCAAATCAATGTTATTGCCACGTTTGGAAGCAATATCGCCACGGGTCTTGTTAAGCAGATCAAGTAATGACTTAGACATGTATTTCTCCTTGTTGTGATTGTGGCCATTGGCGCTATGCGCATTGGGCGTTCGTTTGTTCGTGGCTCTTTCGAGCGAGAAGAATGATAGATCAGTACTTACTTACTATCTAGCATAAATTAACGGGGTAAATGGAATCGTTCGGCCCCCAGACGCTCTATCTCTACGATAGCCATCTTCGACGCCTGGACAATCATATCGCGGCGGTGGGAGAAGGCGGCTACAGCGTGCTTGTACAGGTCTGCAATGTGTCGAGCATCGTCGAGTTTCTGGCGCTTTGCGAGGTATTGCGGGTTGGTTCTAACCTTCGCTTCCAGTACTGATTCATTAAACTTAATTCCATTCATACTCAAGCTCTTACGCTCGTTGTCATAGATTTTTGCCTCGATCGCGTCGAGAGAGAGTTTTGCATCTGCAACCTCACGTTCTGCCCGTGCCAGCTTAGAGCCATACTCCATCAACAGACGCGGTTGCTGACGCCAGACTTCCTCCAGATTGTCGCGGTCGAACTCCAGATCGGACATGATTTTTTCGTAGATATCGGTGCTCATAAAGTTATCTATATACTTATTTTCGTATATCAATTTTATCATGTTGGAATCAGGCGGTGGAGCTGGCTTGCTGAAGAACTTGAGGGCTGACGTAGATAAGCTGATGTAAATGGGGATAATTCTGATAACCTGTAGTCAGTACTGCGTAGTCGCAGATGCTCTGTATAGCCACGGTTGCGATGATGCGCTCATTTGCTACTACGGAAACTCAGTGTATGTAGAATTTGACCGAGAAGCTAAATCTTTAGATGAAGCAATCGAATCGGCAATCCTTGATATTGAAACAGCAGGCATTGGCGCAGTGGTGGAATCGGTAGATTCAGCACTGGTAGGCTTGAGCGATATTGCTCAACTCTCTGGCTTAACGCGCCAGGCTATTACTCTGCTTAAAGACGGATTACGTGGCAAAGGTGATTTTCCTTGCCCTGTTCAGCGTATCAGCGGTCAGTCTCCACTCTGGGACTGGGCGGAAGTCGCTAAATGGTTGAATGACTGCGGTCGTCTTGACAGCAAAGACGAAAAAGCACGGGAAGAACTGGTGCGTAACGCGCGCACATTGAGTACGTGGAATCTTGCCCTGCGTATAAGATCGTTGGGCGACATTCATGAGGTGGAGAGAGTTACTCGCTCACTCAGTCACTCGCAAGACTGCGAAAAAATTTGCGCATAAAACCCGCCAAATGGCGGGTTTTTCTTTATTACTTATTTATCGTCTCCGCAATATCAGTCAGAATGGCCTCCAGTCGCTCTCCTTCTTCCGGTCGGAAGTAAAGGATATTCGGGTTAAATCCGTAGAAAACGGTCGCATCCAGCTCCGGCAGATACTCTTTGCGTCCAACCAGGTCGGATGGTTTGCTCTTGTTGTTGAAGAGCGACGTCGCCCGGCTGCCACACGTCAGTACATAGGTCGGACGCACCAGATTGATCTCTTCACGCATAAAGTCGGTGAACTGGCCGATCTCGTCTTTGGTGTAGTCCTTCTCTTTGTCCTTCACCTTTTTGCACACGCCGGTGACGTAGAGATCGCCCATACGCAGATCGCCGGCAGTAAGCAACTTCGCCTTAAAGTCGTCGTAGCCGTTCTCCATGAAGTAGCCGGTACGCCCATCATTGCCGTTCGCGTTGTCCAGAATGACCATGATTTTCGGCTTAATGCCAATGCTTGGGCGGATCAGGTCGTCTCCCAGACCCATTTCGGCCGCCATGCGAGTCATCAGTGCATTCACCTCGGCAGAGCGCTTAGGGTTCATCTCGAACGGTCGAGAGGCTTTTACAGCGTCGATCACCAGATTGCCCATCAACTCTGCCTGGTCGCGCAGTCGTTCCGGATCTGTCGCTGGCAGACTGCCAGACTCAATCGATGCGAACGCACCGACTCTTTGCAGTGATTCGCGTACCCGGCTGTTACATGCACGCTTCTCGACCGCTTCCTCAAATTGCTCAAGTGACTCGAATTTGCCGCCAACTTTCTCACGCGCTCTCATGATGGCCTGGCAACCATTCTCAGAGCAGCCTTTCACAGCAGAGAATGGTGCATACAGAACCTGACTGCCGTCTTCCAGCGTGCGGATCTCAATTCGGTTAGATGACACGTTAACGTCTGGTGGCAATACGCGAATGCCATAGGTCAGCGCATCCTTAACCAGCCCCTGGTGCTTATCCTCGCCCAGAATGGTGAGCGCAGCAGCGAAGAACTCAGCAGGGTAATGTGTCTTTAACCACATAGACTGATAGCTGATTAAAGAATAAGCAACACTGTGTGATTTGTTGAAGGCATATCCACCGAACTTCTCAAAGGCGTCCCATATTTCTTGGGCTTTTTCCTTACTGAGACCTTCTTGTTCAGAGACGATCTCCACGTAGTCTATGCCGTCACTAATAGCCTCGCTGTAGCTTCTACGCTTACCGTCTGAGCAATCCAATTTTGCGTGTTTGTGAACCTCTACAGTACCTCCATTTTTGAGTGACAGTGTCACCCAGCCTGCTTGTGCTCGTTCTACAAAATCGCTGCCGATCGCTTTCATCTTATCCATGTTCTTTTTACCGATAGCGGAACGCAGAGCGTCTGCTTCGGCCATAGAGAACCCGGCAAGTACTCGGGAACTTTGCATGATTTGTTCCTGATAGAGCAAAACACCATTAGTCTCCCGGGTGACTTCCTCAAGACGCGGATGAATTGAATGTGGAGCCATGAAGCCTTTGGCCACGGAGACATAGTCGTCCAACATGCCGGATTGGATCGGGCCAGGTCGGAAGAGTGCGGTCGTGGCGACAACGGTTTTGAAGCTCATTGGCTCAATGCCACCGCCCAGATCTTTAAGCAGCTTGCGCATGGGGCCGGACTCCAGCTGGAATACGCCTTGCGTGTACCCTGCAGCGAACCCATCCAGAACCTTACGATCGTCCAGTGGAATAGCATCGAGATTGATGTCTTCCCCGGTACTCTCTTTGATGTAGCGTTTCGCGCTATCCAGCAGATCGAGCGTTGCCAGACCGAGAACGTCCAGCTTAATCAGCCCCATCGCCTCGCAGTAACGTTTATCGAACGCAATACAGCGAGCGTTGCCACGCAGCTCGACGGGCGTGCGCTCTACCAGTGGAACGCCAGCGACGATCATCCCCGCAGCGTGACGACCAAAACCACGCATCAGGCTTTGCAGCTTACACGCCGCTTTGAACGCTTCCGGGTTTTTCGTGGCGTATTTGTCCAGGCTGGCCAGTTGCTCGCGCAGCTCTTCCAGAGACAGGCTATCGTCTTCCAGATTCTTGAACTCTTTGGATACCGCCATATCCGCAGCGTCGACACCGTAAATACGCGCAGTGTCTCGCAGCGCAGAAGCGGCGCCCAGATAGGTGAAGTTTGGAATACCGGCAACGTAATCTTCGCCATAGCGTTCATTCAGATACTCGATCACCTCATGACGACGTGCCTGGCTGAAGTCCAGATCCGCATCCGGTAAGTCAAGACGTTCAGGGTTGATGAAACGCTCAAACAGAAGACCGTGACGGATAGGATCGACGTTGGTTATGCCTATGCACCACGCTACCAGAGAACCCGCTGACGAACCACGCCCTGGCCCAACCGGTATTCCTGTTTCACGGCTGTGATTCATCAGATCGCGTACCATCAGGAAGTAGCCACAGAAGCCCAGACGGGTCAGTGTGTCCATTTCGTACTTCAGTCGCTCAACATACACTCGGTGCTCAGAAGCCGGTGGTGTGTAGCCAAACTCTTTAGTAGTTAGACGCTTGCGTAGCCCCGCGACAGCCAGCTTCAGCAGCGTTGCAGGCTCGTCGTCTGCCATCTTGGGCAGTGCTGGTGGCAGTTCATGCCAGCGCCATGTGCAGGCTTCAATAATGGTGTCCTGCGTTGTTGAGGCCATTGCAGCTGTTACCGGTACGCCCATGCGAACGGAGAAGGCCTTCAGCGCTTCAAGGAGATGGCGACGACCATTAACAGCGTTATCTCGCTGGTGGGGGATGCGCAGACGATGCGGCTGGTCGATTTTGATGTTGTTCGTAACCATGTGCGCAATGTCTTTAATGTCAGCGTCGTCGATCGCTTCGTAATAAGCGGGATAGAACGCCACTGGCTCTATTTTCAGTGCGCTCGCCACTTTCATCGCCCGGACGTTAATCTGGTCGTAGAATGGGGTAGGGTGCGGATAAACCACGCTGTAGAAGTTATCGCGACCGCCAGCTGTGACCAGCGTACCGATAATTTTTGCGAAGTCCCGGCGCTGGAATACACTGCCAATGTCGGACGTCAGCAGGATGATGTTGCCTTTGGCATATGCGGCTGCCAGCTGCTCAAGCGCCAGACGCGGGACAAAGTAGAATTGCTCGCGCTTGTTCGCTAAGGTCATCAGTTCGCACACGTCGCGATAACCTTGTTCATTCTTTATCAGTGCCGTGAAGCAGTAGCTGCGATCACGAACTAATGATTCCATACATCTTCCTGACTCTTTCGCCAAGCGAGCGCGGTGCTCGTATGTCGGATCGTCGACAACATTCAGCTTAACGCCACAAATTACCGACATGTCGTCGCCAGCGGCACGTTGCAGAGGGATTACACTGGCAATATTCATGCTGTCGGCGGAAATGACAGCGGTGTAGCCAGCGTCTCTCGCGATTTTCACCGCGTTTTCTGCTTTTAGAGCTGACTCTCCCAGGGAGAAGTCAGTTCTGACCATCAGAGCCTTCATGTGCTTTTACCTTTCTGGTTTTCTTGATTTTATCATTGGGGAAGCCAACGAACTTCCCATACATCGAAATCGCAACCTCTTTGGCTGACTGGTGGCACTCGGGTCTATCCGGACATGCCAAACAAGCACTGCCAGTTTCAGACGCTGCGATAAGAGAGCCGAAACATCCTTTACGCACGATTAACCAAAGATCTTCTGAACCACTTCACGCGCTGCCTGTGCAGACGTGGATGGAAGTTTATTGATAAACGACTTTTCGATGCCGGCAGAGAAATCACCGCGCATCATTCCGATTTTGGCGGACAGCAGCAGCTCACGAGGCCCGATTGGCTGGCTAATCTGATGCTTTTCATAACCTTCACGGATAAGATTCGCGAACTTCACCATCTTCTCGGCGTATTCGCGGATGACGCCTGCTTCAGCCAGCATGTTGACTTCTGCCTTCGTACTCATGTACTTCACGTTTGAAACAATGCCAAAACGCGAGAAGTTCGCTGCGTTCTGGATGTTTGTGCCTTGATAGAGACCTGTTTCGTCGCCAGAGCCGTTAGTGTTGCCAGTGCCAATGAAGGCAAAGCGTTTATGCGGGGTGATGCGGCGCCAGTCCGCAGTTGCCTCTTTGATGATCAGCGGCTCTCCTTCAAGAACTGGCTGATACACACCCAGAATCTGCGGGAACGCGAAGTCATATTCATCAGCGAGGTAAACCCAACCATTTTTCATCGCCAGCGCTAGTAAACCCGGTTCGAAATAGGTGGAACCATCGCGAGCGAGGATCTGGCCTGTAACGTGCGCTTCCTCCATAGACGCCGTATGCTGGGCGCGGATCAGTGGTCGATTTAGCAGGGCACATAGCTGCGTAGGAAGAGAAGATTTACCGGTTCCTGCATGGCCCCAGAGATAACCCGGGATTCCGATTTCCAGCATCATAAAGATGTCTTTGATCAGGTCGAAGTCGCCATACACATAGTTTTTCTTCGCTTCCGGTACGAACTCCGGATAGGGCGTGTTGACGTTGACTGTCACCTGTAGTGGCTTTCCGCGTGGCGTTCCCAGCTCTTTGATCGTTACGCCAAGCAGCTCGTGCGCGGCCACCAGTTCGGTCTTGTATTCGACCGTTCCTGCGTAGCCCGGATGTGCGCTAATCTCCGCTACTTTTCCTTCGCCTGAATGCTTTTCGGCACGCTTCTCATTGAGTTTGGCCAGTGCCGTGCGAGAGATCGTTGGTTCATCTGGAAACGCAGAGGTGTACATCTTCACCACTTCGTCCACGTCCAGACCCTTCGCAGACTCAGGAATATTCTCGCAACGGCCCATAGAGATATGGGATTTCAGGTAATGAAAGGATTTGCCACACCACTTGCAGACGATGGCTTCCGGCAAATGTTCTTCTTGCTGTAGTGCAGTAGCGGTCATGTTTTTTCCTTACTGTTTGTCGTTTGTGGGGTATATCTTATAGAAATATATTAGGCTGTATAGTAAGTAGTTACTTATTTTTAAGGGTAAAGCTATTACCAAAGAATGATACGAGATAACTCAGTGACGACTGACGGCCCTAACTCTTCAACACTGTTAACCAGTGCGTAATTTTTGTAGTAACGCCGTGGTTCGTCGGTCAGAATGCCGATAGCCATCAGTTCGATGTCGCTCAAGGTCTCAATTTCTTTGGTGACGGTTCGTAAATGCTGATGGAATCCACTACCTGTAGCACATGGCTCCCCATCACTCATAACCAGCATGATCTTTTTGTCCTCCATTCGCCCTGCAAACAGGGTAGCCAGTTGCGCGACACTCTCACCATCGACGTTATTGAGCAGGGGGAACGTCTCACATACGCATCCCATGCGAGCACGGATCTCTGGAGAGTTTGCTTTCTCATTCCAGTTTTTGATAATGGGCAGCATGAGCGCCTCGAAGCGTGTAAACCCGCGCTTCGACCTGGTTTCATAATCTGGGCTACCGAACGTGGTAAAGCCGGTGATGATGTTGGGGACATTGATACGATCTAAAGCATCCGCAATGGTATAGGCACTGGCTAGGGCCAGTTGAATCTTCACGCCATCCATTGAGCCGGACAAGTCGATGACCTGCTGGACACACGCATTCACCGCTCTATGGTCTTCCTTCTTGCGGAACACTCGGTCGTCGTTCATTGCCAGACGATACAGGCTCGCGCCATGTATCCGCCCACGCCTCTGACCAGGTATAAACTGAACTCGGTTGCGGCTGGCGATGGCCCGCTCCAGGTCTTTGGCCAGCGTCGAAGAAACGCCTGCAGACAGATGTTTTTCGATTTTCAGTTCAAAGAGTTTTCTGCCTTCTGGCACCATACGGTAGCGGTCGACTGGTGAGTGCATTGGTATTGCACCGAACGTCTTTCTGGTGCGCTTCACATGCTCTTCGGCTCCATCAATCAACCCGATAAAGTCGTATGATCGATCGTATGGCCGATAATCAGAAGGTGAGACGCTCATAAGCTCTTTGCTGATGGTGGCCGACAGTGCGTCTTCGGTCATTTCACCGATTCCGTCTTCCATCTCGTCGAGCGCCTTTAGCGCCTCCTCCAGAGTCATTTCATCCGGCGCAGGAACAAAGCCAGACTCACTGTCTTTGGGCACTTCCGCACCATCTTTATTTTTTTTGCCTTCGACGTCTTCTTCTTCAGTTTCCCCACGATCAGTATCGGAGTCCTCACCGCCATCACCATCGGTGTCAGAGTCACTTGATTTCATGCCGATAGCATCGGATTCTGGGGTGTCTCCTGACTCTTCGTGGCCTGCTTCTGTATATTTACTTTCTGTATCACTAATATCTTTAACGTGTGTAGGTAAGTCCTTATCTAACGAATCAGGCAAATCGGAATCCCCAGAATCTTCCTCTTCTGATGCATCATCTTCTCGTTCTTCCTTGTCATCGCCTTCGCCTTTGGCAGGCTTAGATGCAGAGTCACCATGAGATGGCTCGTCACCTGATTCTGGCGTTTCCTCGGACTCGTCTTTGCTCTCCGACGGATTTCTGGCAGATGATTTAAGTTCTGGTAATTTGCCCTCTGGCTTGTCTTTCATATCCTGCATGATTTGGGCTATAGCAGCAGCGACCTTCACGCAATCCTCAGTGTTCGACATATTGCGAACGGCCACGTCTATACCATGCTCCTTTAGTAAGGCTACCGGCCTCTCGATAAGGCGCCAGTGTTCTTCCATAAAATCGATGAAGGGGCTTTGTCCATCCCAGGCGCGGACGACCGGGCAAAGGAAGAATTTCAAAAACAATTCACGCTGGTCTCCGTGACAGGCTAAAACCGCTTCTGGTACTTTATTCCTGAAGTATTTGTCGATAACCAGACTCTGTGTTGCAAGTAAATTACGCCGGGTTCCGTTAAAGACCTGCCCCATTCTGCGTTCAATAAAAACGTCTTCCAGCGCATTCCAAAGCCCCGTAGACGGAGCCTTTCCTCTTTCGCGCATCTGCATTGCGACTTTCGGTTCAGTAAAGAGAATATGGGCCACCTCATGGTCGAGAAAACCACGCACTGCGTTCATGAGGGTTGGCGACGCGTCGTCCGGTATAGATGGGATGTTTACCAGCACTGGTTCGCCGCGCCGGTTATAGCGGACATATGCTTCATTGCCTCGTTCTGCAACAGGTATCTGTTTACCTGAAAGCATCGCTACAACTCGTTTTACACAGTCGCGAAAATCCTGCACCTCTTTCAGTACAGCTTTGGTGGTTTTTTTGGACATTAGAATTCCCTTGTTGTTAAAACAATTTGTTTTCTGATGTGCGTAATTTATCACTGTACGAACAGGCATCTAATCTGTTCGTACAGGCGCTAGAGAGGATGGGAGGGGGGTGTTAAATTGTGCGGACGGCTACTGAACCGCAGCCGGTATTGATGAGAGTGAAGCACTTGCCCTTTAGCTCAAAGATGTATGCGGTTGCGTCTTTCATGCCAAGTAACAAAGACTTTGTTGGCAGTTCAGTGAGTATGGCTGCTGCCCCGTCAGCGTCAATTGAAACCGTATGTCCGACCTTAAGGGCGATCAAATTAGAAGTTATTTTTTTCATTTCATATCATCCAACTGAACACGTAAATGCCTTGCAATACTACTACCTATTGTATCAATACGGAATACTTATATATCAAATACAACTTAGTTTTAAGTTCTTAAATGAGTTGTTTTTTAGATAGTTGTCTATTAATGAAGCCTTTTGCGGTCAATAACTCTACGAAAAAAAATAGATAAGTCTTTACAACACTAACCTTTGATGTAATATCAGTAAGCACTTACCATATAAAATCAAAACACGCAGGTTGATAATTATGGCTACCAACGAAATAACAGAAGCTAAAGTAGGTCGCTATGCTGCTTACATTGACGCTTTAATCGCGATTTCTCCGAAAAGCCAGGCGACCATCGCGAAAGAAGCAGGCTATAAAAATCCTAACAATCTTTCACTTATCAAGAGCGGCAAAATCCCGCTTCCGATCGACAAGGTCAGAGCGTTGGCTAAAGCATTGGATGCCGATTCGGTCCGATTGATGCTAATGGTGCTGGAAGAGCGTCATCCAGAGCTGTTAGCGTTTTTTCGCGACGAAGGCACAGCCCCTCTGACTAAAGATGAAAAACTAGTTCTGGAAGCCTTCCGTCGACGTTTCGGTGACCAACGTGGTGCGTCGGAGCGGGTTGTTGAGGCAATCAAGTCGCTATGAGAAATTTACACGGATTAGCTCAGTAGCGAGTCGATCTCCCTTGAACTTATGATCTATCTCCTCTAAATCCTGTTTCTCTACGATTGATGCGATGTACGCCGAAAAACTGTTTAAGGCGTCTCGCATCTCGTCTATATAATCGTGTCGATCGTATACTCGATCTATCCCCTCAAGACTGTGGTTCATAATTTTGCGGGATACCTCCTGACTTATGCCTAACGCGGGGAAGTAACTACGCGCAGTACGACGCAAATCTCGGGGGGTAAATGGCTCAAGCTCCATCAACTCTGGACGTTCTAAAATCCTTCTCAACGCCTGTGATATGGCCACCTTAGACATTGGCACATCCTCACCCTGTTTCTTGTTTGAAGGAACAAGCCACTGGCTGCCTTTTCCGTATTTGATCAGCTCCTCAACACATTTGCGCATTAGCGGGCTTAATGGTAACGAGTGCTGGCGAGCCGATTTATTCCTCGTTCCTTGATTCCATAAATTATATTCGAGGTTGAATTCTGATCTTTTAGCTCGGAGCACTTCATCTGGTCGTCTGGCCGCTACAAGGCATAATCTGGCCGCCCACTTTGTACCCTCACATACGTTGAAGTAGTCCCATACATTCCAAAAGACCCAGACCTCTGCGTCGGTCAGTTTGCGCTCGCGCGGCGTGGGCTTCGCGCCACCGGCTACTCTGTTAAGCGACATATCGTTCAATGGGGATGTATCAATTAAGCCCTGAAATGCACACCAACTGAGAAACTGCTTCATCAGCGAGAACACACGTCTGCCCTGGACGATCTTACCTTCCAGTATCAGTGGGTTCACCAGCTGGTTGACCAAGACCCTACTTATATCACTTACCTTTACATCAGAGATATGCGGCATTACATGTATCAAAACACAATGAACGGCTATTTCAGGTCGACGCCTCGTTATCAGTAAAGATAAGCGAGTGAATAACATGAAGGCAGAAGAAAACGACATGTCTCCGTCGAATTTGGCGGTCGACACTGCCGACAAACCGGAAGCGCGTTCGAGGTACTCGATGGCTTCCCGAGAGGTATTTTCTGCTGCGCGTGCTTTATCAAAGGTGTTTTTCATCGTCCACTCACTGAGTGAAGCCTTTTACTGTATATATAAACAGTATATTAGGCATAAGTTTTTGTATGATCAACCATAAAATAGCCTGTTTTATACAATGATTCCATACTTAATAGGTATGGAATCATTTAAGGACGGAAATTTAAATTCTGAGATTTTATTAGCGTGATTGTCACGGATTAGTGAGAGCTTGAAATGCGGCGGCGTATGCAGCGATATCGGCCATAATTTTTGGATCTTTCGCAAACTGATGTGCGTTGTTAGGGAAGATTGCCAATAGGCTATACACATCTTGGAAATGTGCATGTTGACTGTAAACGAGTGCGCGGTCGCTTGTGCAATTGAATCTGTTGCGGCTGCTGGTTCGTTCTTGCTTCGTGAGCAAGAGATGAACGTGATAAACGCGGGAGGACACAATAGCACCCGGAGCCGTATACGGGCCATCTTTCCCGAATACGGTTGGGTACATGCCTTGTTTAAGCGACGTGAAATCGTTGAGTAACGTGATCTTTAAATCAGGCTTTATATCGAAGGTCGGCTGTAAAAATTGGGCGTAACTATCACTGTTCCATGTGACCTTCATCGATCAACCTCAATGGAATGAGAAGTTGGCGAAGACGTCCTCATCGATGAGGCCAGTCTGCGATTCGATGACGTCTACGTCGTTAAAACACTGATTTAAAATCAATAGCAGATCAGAGATAGCCAAACGATACTCAGTTACAGAATCGCTCAGGCGTTTCAAGTAGGGATGAGGTTGCTCAGAGTCACGAATCAACTTGTTAACGAATCCCTCCAAACCACGAATGGTCAGGTCAACGTTCTTCAATTCTTCGTAACGGCTTTCACCGAAGCTGGTGCGAATCTTTTCCGCTTTCCATCCAGAGATGGCATGAGCCAGGCGAACGTGTTTCGCCGTCAATTCTGCGAGCTTGCTTTCGATCTCCGCCAGCTGCGCCGCATCGCTGTTCTCTTGAACAGGTATACCTGCGGTTCTCACATAGGCTTGTTCTTTGAATCCAGCAAATTTCGCAGAGTGCTTCACCGTGCCACGGAAGCGTCGATAGCCAAGCGGCTCAATAAAGGCACGCCCAAATTTAGCTTTAGGCTTTGCAGTTGAAAAGCGCGAGGCGTTAGAGGTCACAGTAGCAAGGGCATTGCTAATGACACTCATATCTTCCAGGCAATTTTCTAAACGCATAAAACCTCTTAACTACTCAATGGCTCGTAACTAAGTGTACGCTGTGTTGATGAAAGCGACAAATAATAAACGGCCCCAAAAGGAGCCGTATTGTATTACAGAGTGCTCGCAAAAGCAGCAAATTCTGTATAGCCGCCGATAGGATCACCATTAACGAACACCTGCGGTATGGTTTCCACCGGTTTGCCAACCAGGTCGCTCAACTTCTCTTTGTCGATGCCGGCAGACACAATATCGATGTATTCGTAATCGCCAAAGCCGTGGCCGTGCAGCTGCTTCGCCAGCTCGACCGCACGTTTGCAGTATGAGCAATTATCGCGTCCGTAGATAACGACCTTCATCACTTCGCCTCGTGCAGCTGCTGCTTGAGAAGATAGCCTTCCAGCGGCCAGATTTTGGCAATCGCGTTCTGACGTGTAATTTTACGCCCGATCTCCGGGTCAAAGTTCTCCGGGCTGGCGCACGCAGACTCGCCGGTTACGGTAAAGCCGTTCTTGGCCACCTCTGGCTTTAAGCAATATTCAAGGAATGAGCCACCCAAACGCTTCTGTAGCACGTCATAGACGGGCCGGAAGAACGGAGCGAACTTCTCGCTCATGTCGCCCGGAAGGAAGCCCAGATCTTCTTCTGCTTGCAATACCGGACGCGTCACGATGATCTTCCCGACTTCCTTATCCAGCAGACGCTGCGCTGCGACGGCAGCAGCCAGGTAGGTTTTGCCGCAGCCGGCTTCACCAGTGGCGAACGTCAGAGATTTGGTGTCGAGGGAGATAAGATAGTGGGCCTGGGCCTCGTTTCGCGCTTCGATGGGAGAGTTGTCGCGTTTAGGTTTTGGTGGCAGAGCAGGGGCGACAGCCAGCTCGTCAACGATGATTGTGTCAATTTCGTAGCCGTGGATGCGTGGCTTTGACTTCAGTGCCTGACGAGCTGCGCGACGCGCCTGTTTACGTTTGTTTCCCATATTGAGTCCTTTCAAGTGAGTAACTGAAAGAACTATACCGACAAATAATAGGTAAGTCATTACCTATTTTTCGTGCATTATCCCTCTACCATGTAGAGGGATATCGTCATGACTCACGGCAGTTTTGCTCTAATTTCGAGTAATTTCTGTGCCGTTATGCTGATTTCATACGCCAAATCTTGTGTTTGGTTAATGATTCCGTAATAGCGCTCAACCTGATCAGGATAAAAACGTCTGATATGGGGGATATCGATATAATCATAATACCCAAGCCCTCCAGCAGAATGTTCTCTGAACAGCGCCCAAAAGTTGTTCACTTTCCCGACCAACTCCATACGGATTGTTTCTAAAACAACATCATTGAAGCTGTAAAAGGGGTTATGGGCAATATTATCAAATGCGTAGAGAGGGTCGGTAATGTCGGTGCTAACTTTTGCCCGGAACTGTTCGCTCTTCAGAATTTGGAGGTAGTTGTAATTAAAAATATCAGTAATGGCTTTTAAAACACCGACATCTCTTTCTGAGTAATTGTTCTGACTCACCTGGTGCGTCATCTGAAGCAGAAGAGATTGTTGAGTTTCGGCCAGCTGCTTCCAGTTTTTCAATTGCTCAACGGAATAGATAGTGTAGTCAGAGTCAATGAGTGCGCCATGTGAACGACACATCCATATACCGTTATCAATCGAGCTTCGCTGTTCTGGGGTCAAGCTAGGATCATATCTCGGTCCACCCGGCGCTGCTGCTGTAATATGTGCCGCGATACCATTATTAATCCTGCCGTTTGTATCACTGCTATCTGGGCCGACTGTTACCTGGTTGCATCCAAGAAAAGAGCACTTCCAGCCTACGCGTTCGGCTAGTGTTCGCTTCACCGATGGAGAAAAATCATCTCTGTTACTCACGTTTACCTCGCTGTGTTTAAACAATCTTATGGCTATTTGTTAGTGGCGTTTATCTTCTTCCAGACGAGCCGTTTTTAATTGTTTATCGGTAAAGGTAAGCAACGTTACGCCCTCTTTTTCGTTCAAAAGGCCTGCACCGTTAATCACCATTACTAACCGATCCTTCCCTCGATAGACTTCATAATACTTGCCCGCACCACAGGTCTTTGTCTCAATACAGTCCATACCAGATATAGCTTCTTGGTCGAAAATTCTGTCTTTCGTTGCTACCGGTTTTCCGTACTCCTTTGTCAGCATTTCACCGATCTGCATGAACGTATACTTGCCGACATTTGTCGTTAAAGACGATTCAACCTTTCCATCAATGAGATTGCCATACGTATGCGGTTCCTGCTCCTTCGGTGCATTTTTATCTTGAAGTGCGAAGGCTTCAATATTGGGTGTTTGCTCTTGGAACTGGGCTTTATAGTTCTGTGCAAGATCGCTTTTATCTCTACCTATTAAGGTGATTTTGTCGATCTCCGACTCGTTACATCCCGTCAGAGCGAACGCGATCACCAGAGATGCGAGAATATTGAGGTTGCGCTTTTTCATTGGCTTATCTCCATGTTTTACTGCCACATCCTATCACCCACATGCAGGCAGTCTAATGCTGCCGTTGCTAAATGAAGGCCCAAAGGTGGTAAAACCATACGTGGAAATATTCTGGAGTCAACCCAGCAAAAAAGGGGCCGAAGCCCCTTTGATTTTTGCGCTAAAAAGTGTTGGTACAATGCTAAGAAGCAATGGTTAAGAACGTCTGCCGTGTCTATCACAGCGCTGAACGGTCTGGCGACATTTGCGGAGTCTTTCCGTTCGGACGGTGGTGGCGAACTCCAAACCGTTCAGCGCTATGTTGGCGATGGTGGGTGGACTCGAACCACCGACCAGTTGATTAACAGTCAACCGCTCTACCACTGAGCTACACCATCATTTTTCGCGGCGGTACTTGTTCATGGACAACCAGGCAACCAAGAACTTTCCCGCAACTTGCACTTTACGTTAGTGCCAGACGAGGCTTGTGGCTCGCTCACATAGAGCGAAGATCTGGAATCCTTCTCGGCTGTTGATGGCCGCCAGACTCTTCGATCTTATTGGATGTATGGAATCATCCATGTTGTGAAACCAGGGGCTACATAGGCAACAATGATTTCACCAGAGGGTTAAAGAATCCTGCTTTCACAACGTTGAGGCCACTGAACCGATTTATGTTCGACCCAACATATTGATCAGTCACTACAGCTCTGTGGAATCACCTGTATGATTAAAAGAAAAACAGTGACCTCAACGTTGTGCGCTGGCTAACCAAGCCAGCCGGGTTACGTCGCCGCTTTTAACCCAAGATTAAACGACATAAGTAATGGAAATGACGTAACAGGATGGACGGTCAGCTGGCTGAAACCGGGATGATGGAATGGAATGAGGAAACCAACCGCCCATCCTGTTACTTCATCGAATAGGGCATGGGTGGTGCAACATGCCCTATCCTGCGTTCTGCAATCACACTCGCTCAGTGTGTCCCATTTCGGTGACGAGGCTGGAAACTGACCTCGCTGGTGTTTGGCTTCTTAGGCTACTGCCAGGTATGCATCTTCGTTTGCAGTTATATTTAACGTTCAAACAGTCGCATCTCAACGAAAACAAAGTGATCTTATACATATTAGATAAGTAAGTAAATACTTATCTATCTGTAATGCGTTTAGTTGCTATCTTTTTGATCAGGCTCCCCTTTTGTTCCGGAGTTCTCGTGATGATGGCGGTAAAACGCTTCGCTTGAATAGTGATAGTTTCGTTTTCCTTGAGTTCGCCGTAATGCGTCTCTAACAGGGACCCCAGACGCCACAGACCGTCGTCTATGCGTTTATGGCTGGCGAATCTTATCAGCAGTAGCTTTACGATTAACTGACCAACGTAAAAGGCAAATCCGAAGCCGGCCGCAACAAGGTAGGTTGCCAGCCACCAGTCGAAGGAAGTCAAATTGCTCATTTTCGCACTCCCGTCTCGTGAACAACCCGATACACACGCTTACCGACACGAAGTGTTTTGGTTTTCAGTTCCTGCTGGACCAGGGCGCGGCAGATTGCGAGGCCGAGACCCACGCCACCAGTGAATGATAAAATGATGTATGGAATCATCAGTATGCCCCCGCCTCAGTCAATTGCTGCAACAACAAATAACCTTTTTCAGTCAGTTGATAGTTCTCAATACATCCCTTTGGAGAAACGTTGGCGACAAGATTCATGCGCTCCAGTTTGGCTCTGGTCTTCGGCTTCCAGTTGGCATAGAACTCCTTCCACTTGCTAATTTCACGCAGGGTTTCCTTCTCTCGTTTACTTAACATGATCATCCTTAATCTCCTTCAGTGTGTCCGTGATATCTACTATGCGATAAATACGACCTCGCCTTTGCATGACACCGGCTTTTACGTAATCGTGGATACAGCTGGACATAACCAGACTTCCGATAACAATGCCGACGACTAAAAATACAAACATCCAGCCGAGCATCATTCTTTATCTCCAATACGATCTTCGGTATCTCGAAGACATTTAGGCCACTTCAGACGTGGATGACGCAAGCTACCATCTGGCGTTTTCTCATGGCAGTGAACCTCAACGATGCGTCCACGATACTTCTCCTGATTGTTCCAGATTTCATCCAGGTATTTATGCTTGATACCGCTGGCACGAACGATGACGCCGTTCTCCAGACGAATCACTATCTTGCCTAGCGTATGCGCAAATCCAGAATCCGGATCGCCAGGCTCGAAGTCGATGATTTCACCGTCTTCTGAATCCTCGTCTTTCAGCTTCCACCAGCTGCGGGTACGTTTGAACTCGTAAACTGAATCCGGATCTTTGCCCATCTCTCCCTCTTCATTCTCGTCCAGTCGCTTCATGAAACGTTCGATGAAATCTTCGTGGCTATGGATGATGTAGAACGGATGAAGGTGGATATCTTGCGCATAATCTTCCACGCAAGTGTTGCGGAACAACGCCACCAGCATAGCCAGGCGCTCTTTCAGCTTCATACCGGTCTTCAGGTACTCTTTGCTTTTTGCCTGAGCACGCCACTCCGGTAAGAAGAAATCGAAAATGTGGTAAACGGCACCAATGGCTTTCACGTTCTTCTTACGAAGCGCCGACACTGACTGGTTGAATGTACCTGCAGTGCCCTCTCCATCGAAGAAGATGTGATTGAAGCCGGAGAGTCTGCCCCGCTCCAGCATGGCTGGTTTAAGGTGATCGAGTGACGTAATCGGATTGCCGGTGCGCGTCAGGAAATTGACCTCACCCTCGTCCACGATGACTTCGCAGATAACCCGGAGACCATCGAGTTTGAGACTGCCGATCATTGGCCACTTGGCCTTTGGATTTGGTTTAAATGGGTATTTGTCGCCTTTCTCCTTGTACGGAGACGCCAGCTGTACCTCAAACTTCGGAATTGGGTTTTCGAACACCTTGTTGCACAGGCTGATGCCGACACCGGCTTTCGGATCTTTCAGCAGGAAGCGACGAAACACGTCCTGCCCGTCAGCGCACATCGAGGCAACGAGTGATTCGACAGCAGCAATAGCGATGTTCCCGGTCAGTTCGCGCGCTGCCAGCTTCTCCAGCAGATCTACTACCTTCTGGTCGCTGGGTACGGAAGTATCGAGTGGCTCGGCCACTTTGTACTTCTTCACACCGAATCGAATGAATGGATTGAGCATTAGCGAGACCATGCTCTGTTCAAATTCATCCAGATTGGCCAGTGCCTCTTTCTTGGCGTTGGTTCCCATCGTTTTAATAGCATCCAGCTTGTGCTTTAGGGCGATCAGTTTTTCCATTAGTGTTTAACCTCCATCGGTCGCTCGGGAGTTTTCATGTGTTTTCTTTGGTTGCTTCTTCAATGAGTGCCGCGTACACGTCAGTGACCGGCGCCAGTGAATCGGTGAGCTTGGTTTCGGATTTAGCAGGTTCTGTTTTCTTCGTGCGATGAATAAGACTGTCAATTGTCGCGGTGTTTCGCTTCCGGGGGAGCGTTCTGGCATGGTCGTTTTGCTCTTCCACTTCTTTGATAAGTGAAGACATATCGATGAAGTAGAGCTGTTCGTCTTTGCGGATCTCTTCGACCATCATTTTCAGTGCCTGACATTTACCAGCAGCAATAGCCGCAGCGCAGGACTGGAACGATGTAGCCGGGAGACGTTTTTCTTTATAGGCGAGGATCGTGTGTTGGCAGACTGTATAGCTGCAATGAGCCTCATGGCCGTTGAGCTTCACTTCCGGGCAGCGCAGCGAATAACCGTTGTTTCCGGAGATAGACGGGATTTTCGACAAATCTGTTCTTGTGGACATGCTTCTAACCGTAATCTTGTACTTACTTATTAATCGCAGTTTAAAGAAGCCCCACGAGGGGCTAAATGTTTTATCGAGGCTTACCAGGTCGCCCAGCCAGTCATTTTGTCCTGAGCAGCTTCGAACCGGTATGGGTCCAGTAAATCGTTGGTACGATGAACGGCGTAGGATTTGGCTTCTTGTTTAATCATGGGTAATTCGTTGGCCATACGAGCCACTTGCCCTGCAAAACTGGCGAGTACTCCGTCACATGCCTGACCCGCGTCGACAATGATGCGCACCAGGTCTAAGTCGCTGCGGCACATATCGCAGATAATGCCGTATTCCACCTCACGAATGCGCTCAACGGCTTTTTTGATATCGCCACTGACCACCAATTCCAGCAAACCAGGTGGAGTTGTCAGATCTGTTACGCGCTCGGTAACTTCAGACTGTTCGACAATACTCAGGAACGCCGCGATGGACGGGTCATCCGCCACACCAGCTCTGACTTTGAGCGTGCGAAGAGTTGCGTCGACAATATCCTCAAACCGTTCACCTTCATCGCACACAGTCTGATTGGTGTAGACAGTCTGATTAGTGTAGACAATGCGACCGTCGTACCATGCACCGGTACTCACTTCGACCGTTGCGTCTTTCATCTCGCGAGAGAACGCCACAAGTGCCGCGCGTTTCTGCTTAACACCTGGCAACTCCGGGGACTCTCCAAAACGAACCCAGACCTGCATGTATTTCGAGCCTTCCGAAAGAGGTACGGTGCTCACGGACGTGGCGATATGCTCCAGTGCAGTTTGGATCGCCTCGTCGATAATCTTCTGGCGCTCTTCTGTATCAATTTCTACGCCTGATTTGTCGATGATTTCGGTAACGGACTTCTGAATATCTGCTTTCATAAAGGTTCCTCAATTCCTTCTTCGCGCATATTCTTACAGAAAAATAAGTATGTATCTACTTATCATTGGCGGCGTGCAATTTATACAAGAGCTTTAATGCCGAGTACCTTGCTTTGTAGCTCCAACTGTCTGGAGTACGGTTTGGCACGATAATAGGCTTTGAGGATCTGCTCTGGTGTCGCGTCGCCGGGGTCGAGACCTTCCTCGCCCAGACAGGCCACTTTGACATTCAGTCCTATGCTGGTGAGACGTTTGGCCGCCGACATGGTGTTGCGGATCGCTTGCTTCTCGCTATCCCACATCATGATGACGTTGCGTAATCCACGCGCCTTGAGCGTCAGGAACGCGCCCAACTGATCTTCAGCGTCCTCATTCATATTTCCGGACAAGTGCATCCCGAACGTGCCAATTGGCTCCACGTAATCCCGCAGCGTCTCTTCGTCGAAGATGGCACGCTTCACGCCCATTACGTCAAATGCCCCTTCACACACAACGACCGTTTGTTTTCCGACTGCGTTGTGGCCGTTGTAGAGAAACTTACCCGACGCCGGCAACTGCATGGGGAAGAGATAACGGCGTTCTGCTGCACCGGTAATGTCACGCCCCTGGAAGGTCTTCATCACGCCATCCAGATCGTAAACCGGTATCAGGATGCGCATATCAAACACCTGCCCTTTGACCTGGTCTGTGTACGGATCGACGTATGCGTGCTTGCCTTCGACGCAGTAACGCAGATCAAAGTATTTGGCCAGCTCCGGGGAAATATGGCGCTCCACCAGATAATCAGGAAGACGACCGTCAATGGGGAGTTCGTAATGGCGCGGGAGAGCTACTGGCCCTTCGAGTTCAACCTTGCTGGCCAGCACGATCTCTTCCTTCTTCGGCGCCCAACCTTGTGAGATCAGCGCGTTCTGGACGTACTCTTCAAAATCGCGACGGGATTTGCCGCTGTAGTGCTTGAGGAAGACCAGCTTATTGAACTGAATCTCTTCGGGATGATCACCAGCAAAGCATTTGCCGACGCCATTGGTCAGGTTGAAATAAACCTTCCAGTTTGAGCTGCCGCATACCGGACACTCTTTAATGTTGACCTCTCGTCCGCGAGTACTGACTCCACCACGACGGTAGATGATCCCTTCCATATCGAGCCATTGCTCAAAATCCAGCTCGGTCAGTAATTCTTTCAAGTCGCTCACGTTCTTACCCCTGTTTTTTGCAGGTAATATCTTGATAAGCCTCGGTATTTGAATACCATAAAGGCTCATGTGTTTTTTCTTTTGTGGTTTTGGCAAAAGAGAAATTTGTTCTCTTCTGGAGACAGGCGTGGAGAGTGTTTCCCCACGCCTTCTTTTTTAGAGGACGTCCATAATGCGTTCGATGAATCGCATTTGTTCGAGGTTCTGCTTAACGCGGATGCTTACGCCGCCTTTCTGGTTACGTGAACCAGCGAAGTAAAGACGCGCTTCGCCTTTCGCTTCTTCTTCTTCCGTTTTGTTGATAGTGATAACGAGGTCAGCGATACGCACCTTCTCGATGTTGTCCGCTGCGTGCATCATTGTAGCCACCTCAGAAGCGCCACCTTCTCTGTTAGTCTGCGATGCCGTGATGCCGGCAACGTTGTGTTTGTCGTACAGCGCACGCAGGTCAGTGTAGATGCTGCGAATGTTAGCGCGGTCGTCGCGGAGGTCGTAGCTGGCACGCATCAGGTCAGCGTAGTCGACCACAACCATATCGGGGACCATACCGTTGGCTTTCATGCTGCCCAACATACGGTCCAGATCTGCGGGCGACATGCTTCCGGAGGGTCGTTCAACAATCCACAAACTTCCCACGCCTTTCGTCGCACCCAGCTCTGCCAGTTTGCGATGGACGTCATCGCGACGTTCCACCAGCCTGGACATTTCGGTCTCAGACAGACGGGCGTCAAAGCGATCTGACAGAATGGAGGTGTGAACTTCCAGCGACAGATACAGGACGTTGTAACCGGCAAGCGTGGCGTTGATGGAAAACTCCCCCATCGCCGTCGATTTACCAGACTTAGCGAAGCCCATAAATAGCACCATTTCACGCTTTGCCCAGCCTTTCTGGTAAAGCAGCTTGTCGAGCAGCGGGAGGCCGGTAGTGATGCTGTTTGGCACGTAATCGTCGGACGCTTCGTACTCACGGGCCTTGTAACGCTCCGCTGATTCTGCGAAGTAATCGTAAATGCCGGTCGCTTCGTTAGAGCCGATTTGCTGGACCTTAGCCATGATTGCCATCGCGCCCTGGAAATCGCCCTTCTCTTTCATCTCAGCCGCTTTAATCAGCGCGTCGTCGAACGCTACGCTTTTAGCAAATGTCGCGACCTGGTCGACCATGTACGCCGTATCTGACAGCTTCTCAGCGAGAATGCGCTTAAACGCCTCAACAACGTCAGGGAACAGCTCTTCGCGGATCGTCTTATCGCGTTTGGCGCGTTTGAGCATGTCGAGGATGGCTGATGATGATGGTGCGCTCTTATACATTCTGTAGTAGCCCGACACCATGTTAACCAGAATGGAGTTAGCCGCATTAGAGAACTGGTTTGGGGCAACCAGATCGCCTGCGCGAGTCAGAAACTCATGGTCGCGACAGAAGTAGGCAGCGAGTCTATTCTGGAAGTCGTCGTCGAACTCTTCAGACAACCCTCGTCCTGTGTGGCAAAGTTCGGTCATGTGCTTTCCTTTGATACTTAAACAAATTGTTTTCTAATACTAAAAAATCCAGATAGGGGATCAACAGAATCGCCGTGCTTCTTCCAGTTCTTCCGGGAAATGCGCATAAATTACACGCTCAGGTACGATTTCCATCAACCAGACTGCGGAGAAGATGATGCGGATGCGTTTATCTCGGGTAATGCCACGCAGACGCTCCAGAATCCACTCAAAATAGCGTTCCTGAATCGGGTCACGCTGCATGTCTCCAAGATGCTTAAAACTCACCAGAGAGTCATCCAGACGGGTTACAGCGCGTTTGGCTAACTTCTCTTCGAATATCTCGATCAACTCGGGCTGCCAGAGATGCTGGGGGCGCGGTAATTTGTCCCACAGCCGTCGTGCAGCTGCGGAAAGAACGGTGGAGATAAAGTAGTCGTATGAGCAGCAATAGCGGTCAGCAAACTGGCGTGCTTTCCATAGAGACGTTTTATTGGCAGTCGACAACTCCTGATATGGCACACGCTTCAGACCGGTTGTGAATGGAGCCGTCTCATAGTGTTCACGACCATGCGACAGCATGATGTATGAGTACTGGCGCTTGTATGCCTCAGTGAAAAGGCATGTGGCCATGAGCGGGTGCATATCGCGATAGTCAAACCATTTGGTTTCGAACAGTTCCGCCTCGTCCTTGCAACGTGACAGGCCAATGTTCTCCGCTACCCACTTATCCATGACTGCGGTGTTCCACTCTGTCATGAAATCGTACTGGTCATTGTCGATAGTGTTGAAGAAGATCTGGCTCACATGATTCCCTTTAATAGGTATGTACTTACTTATCTAAGTGGGCGAATCATAGCGACTGGAGATATTTTTGGGAAGTGGAAACGGAAGGGAGTTGTTCTGGTGGGTGTCTTTTAAAAGACCTGCTTCCGTATATATTTAATAAGTTACTTATTATTTATATACAGAAACAGGCATAACTTGTCGTCTTAGACACCCAGAAGCTCTACACTTTGAGCCTGTAAAATTGATTAAAAACTTATGTGTAAAATAGAACGCATTAGTCAGTAGCTAAGAGATGCAATAATGGACGATTTATCGGTATACGCGAGATCATTGGATAAGGCTAAATACTATGTTTACTGTCTCTATGATACAGAAGACAAGATGAAAAGACCGTTTTACATAGGAAAAGGCAAATCGACTCGTTGTCTCGATCACATCAAGTATCCCGATGACTCTCCCAAATCCATGCGGATCAAAGAACTTTTGGCTAATAAAAAATTAGGCATAGATATTCTTCGTCATGGTATGGATGAAACCACAGCCAAACTTGTTGAGGCGACATGCATCGACCTTATGGGGGTCGGAGAGCTTACGAATAAGGTACGAGGAAGTGGTTCCATGATGGGCAGAATATCACTGGACGCCTACCATCACTTAGTGCTGCAAGAGGAATCTGAAATTGCTCCTGAGCACGCCGGTCTTGCCTTCCTGCTAAACAGCACCTACAAGTCAGGAATGTCCGCTCTGGCATTATATGAAGCTACGCGTGGCGTATGGGCAAAGGTTCCAAGAGACGAGAATCTCAAATATGCCTACGCTACATATGGGGGCCTGATAATGGAAGTTTATCAGATTGAATGCTGGGTCAAAGCCGGTTCTCAGCAGTACTTTACAAGGGATATAGCTCTTGGCCCCGACACAAAACGTTATGAATTTGTTGGCAGAATAGCCGATGAGCATATTAGAAAACTGTATGTAGGCAAATTAATCAAGAAGCCACCAAGCTACGGCAGCCCTTTTGTGAAGGTTGGGGTGGTTAGGAATGAACATAGTGTTAGCGCGGCATAAAGCTGACACTGTACTTATGCATTGGCGCAATGTACGCGCCAATGCATAATTTTTAACCTTTCTTCATCAACTCTCGTTTGATTTCGTCGGTACGCATCGTGACGTCGGCAGCAGTGATCGCCTCGTTCAGTTTCACGATGTCTTCGATTTCCTGCGGTGACTTCTCTGCCAGATGGAAAATGGCTGCACGAATCACATCAGAACGGGTGAACTTCTCAAAACGAGGGATAAACTTCATCATCTCCAACAGTTCGAAGTACTCGTCTTCCAGCGACATTGTGCGGCTTTTAATCTTCTCTTTGCCACGAGTCGGACGCCCCTGCGGTCTGACTGGCTGGCGCAGTGGAGTGCTGCTTTTGGCCGGTTCTTTAGGCTCATTGCGCTTTGCAAGGTCTCCCATTCTCATGGACATTATTCTTCCTCCAGACTCAAGATGTAATCTACAAACTCTTCGAACTCGGCTTCTGCCTTCTTATCGCGTTCAGCGCCAGTCATTTCAAAGATAGAACGACCTGCCTCTTCCGCATCGTCATAAACGTTACGGTTGTACAGGTTAACCGGCGCAGCCTCGATGCCGAAAGTTTCGACAATTTCCTTCGCGGCCAGAATACGTGATACCTGGGAAGGCAATGACGGACACTGGTTTATTACCGCGCGGATCTTAACTTTCTCGTTCACATTGCGAACGTTGTCGATAATCGGGTCGATATCACGCAGAGATTTCAAATCACGACGTTTAGGGCGCAGCGGGATGATGATTACATCAGCCATAAGCATCGCCAGACGCTGAATTTCGGAGTCAAAGCCACCAGCATCTACCACTACATAATCAGTTCGCCCCTGAAGCGATTTAAGATGTTTGACGATGTCGTCCTGCACATAAGCGAACGGGATCAGTTCAAGATCTTCGTTCTGGCGACGGTCTTCACACCAGCTGGTCGTGGTGCGCTGGATATCGATATCGGTGACGTGAACCTTCTTTTTCTTTTTAACTTTGAGACATACCGCAATTTGCTGGGCAACGGTAGATTTGCCTGGGCCGCCTTTTGTGCCGCCAACCACAATGATCTTGGTCATTGGTGAGTTTCCTTTGCGTGAATTATTGTCGTATGAAACAACTTGTTTTCTTATATGCGATATAGCCTAAATGCCTACGGCTGCGGTGTAAAGGTTATTTAGTAGGTTGTTATTGCCTATTGCTAGTAACTGTTTTCATTTGTCTGTTGAAAAAAGTGACAATCACCTCTATATTACGAGTACGGTAAATTGCCGTACACAATTTGATGACACATACGCAATGGGCTATAGCCCAGTTAAATAACCTTTGAGTCGAAAACTCAATTTAAATAGAGAGCAATGATGGCCTTCCTACATCACCGGCCATCAGGGGGTACACATGTCCGCACTGAAAAAGCAGCGCATCGATTTGAGATTAACCGATGACGATAAAAGCATCATCGAGGAAGCTGCCGCAATGTCTAACCAGAGCATTACCCAGTTCATGGTTAGCAGTGCATCCGAACGTGCCGTGAAGGTGATAGAGCAACACCGTAGACTGGTTCTAAGTGAAGAGTCCTGGAATCTGGTTATGGATGCTATAAGCAATCCTCCGGCACCGAACGACAAGCTGAAACGAGCTGCCAATCGTCTGAAAAGCATGGAGTAATTTACTCGTGAGCAATACGACGATCGAGATTTTCTCTGGAGAGAAAGATTATGATCTAAACGGTTTTGATTGCGGCGAAGAGTCGCTAAACGCATTTTTGACCAACCACTTAAAAAGACAGCATGAGGGAAAAATTCTTCGCGCTTATGTGCTTTGCACTAAAGAAGAAATACCAAAGGTATTAGGTTATTACACTTTGTCAGGCAGCTGCTTTGAGAAAGAAACCTTACCTTCAAAGAGTCAGCAAAAGAAAGTGCCTTATCGGAATGTCCCAAGTATCACTTTAGGCAGACTGGCTTTGGACAAATCTCTTCAAGGTCAGGGGCTTGGCTCAATGCTTGTAACTCACGCAATGCGTGTTGTGTACAATGCATCTCTTGCGGTAGGCATTCATGGGCTTTTCGTTGAGGCGTTGAACGATAAAGCCAGGGCGTTTTATAAAAGTTTGGGCTTTATCCAGCTGGTTGGTAACAACGATCGTTCTTTGTTCTATCCAACAAAATCTATCGAAAAATTGTTCGAAGAATAATGTGTCCCCCTCATTTGAGGGGAACTTCGACATCACCAACCGCAAACTCTCTCTCCCATCGTATTGTGAAAAAGGATTTGGCGTTCGGTTTCTTCGGTCATTACATCGTCATTGCTGATATAAATAGGTTCAGCGCCATCGCAGAACAACACGCTGGTGGTCTGTGGCTTAATTACGCACCCACTTATCATGCAGCTCACGATGAATGACAGAAGCATCTTTCTGACGTATTTCACTGTTCGTCTCATTCACCACTTCCACTGTGCTTTGAAGACGCTTGTTATCTTCCCGCCGTTCTTTCTCTTCCATACTGCGTCTGGCCATATACCCGCCATAGGAGTATGCGCCGACAAGGACTAGAATGACGGCGGCCAGAGTGAACAAAGCGGATTTCATTTTGAACAACAGGCCGCCGAACATACTTACACTAATCCTTTCTGGTACTTGCGAACCTGGGACCAGGCAATGAATGCTGCCACAAGAATGGTAGCTACGCCAAAGATGATGCGTACCGTATCTCCACTGGAGATATTGCCTTGCGCTTTATCCATTGCGGCAGAAACTTGAGGCATAACGTCGGCAATTTGTGCAAGGCCAATACCTGCAGTGACTGTAGCACCTGCGGTTTCTTTTGTTACAGGAACGGCTTTTACAGCCTTTACCGGTTTGACAATGCCGGCACGCCGCAGACCTTCTTCGATAAGTTCTGGTGTATACCAGCTATTGGGGGTTTTCAGCGGACCTCGGCCATTTTCATGTCTAATGATCGCCTCTACCAGCGGTCTTAAGGTCTCGTAGTCATGCAGATCGATAATCATATCTGGTGCTACTCCAACGGCTTTGGATACCTCGTTCACATAAGCCAAAGTGTTGTTCTCATGTGGAGGCGCCCAGCGTTCGATGACTTCGCGGATCGTATCAATGCTGGAGCCATCTTTTGCGCGGCGCTTGTCGTGGTAAGTAATGAGTGTCACTGCCAATGCCCGAATCCCCCACACGGGGTCTTTAAACGTGCAGAAGCGCGGTTCTGAAGAGTTGTTGACTAAGCCCTGCCACGGCGCTCCTTTATCAAGATTACCGGGGTTGTTATTACGAATGCCTCTCGGAGTTTTCATCCTTGATCTCCTGTTATTGCAATCCATTTTTTACGCCATACGCGGCCAATCCTAAAAGCAGTACGGTAATAATGAACGACGTTATTTTCGAAACAATGCCGCCAAAGAACCCACTGGAGATGGTGTCGAGCCGGTTAAGAAGTTTGTCCAGATTGGAGTGCTGAATGCTGTGTTGTGCGGGCGTCATATCGCCAAAGTAGGTTTTGAGCTGGTCATTGACCTCCTGACCAATTTCCTCGCGTATTTCTTTACCTAATTTGCCTACGACTTCCCGAGCAACGATTGAGGCGATGCGCTCAACCTGTTCAGTTGTGACTCCCGCCATCTCGTTCGACATGTTTTCCTCCATGAAAAGTCAAATCGGGATGGCGTGTTTATATCATATTTTAACCATTTGTAGTAGGTATGTACTTACCTACTATATATCTTACAAACTAATCGTTGTTAATAATGCAGATATAATCTGCCCCTTACTCTGCTGGTATTGTTGGCCAGTCAATATCCGGTGCCGTTGATGTGTCAATGCGGTTCAATAAAACTCTATACTTCTTCCATGCAGTCAGCAACGATGCTTCTTCCTCCGTTGCAATCTCCAAATCTACAGCATCCTGAAGTGGCGCAATGTGCTCGCTGGCTACCTGCATCAGACTTTTTTTTGTTTCTTCCGCTTCCCGTATCTGAAACAATTTTTCTGTTTCCTCATCCTTCTCCCAGGATGTGCCGTCCCACTTCTGATATTCCCCATCCGGTGATAACCAGGTGACATTTTCCGGTAATGGCCCAAGTTCAGAAATAAACAACGCGTCCCCTGATTCCACGTCATAGACCGTTTTACCCCTGTGGTCTTCAACGAGACTCCATGATTTATTTTCGCTATTGAATACGGCCACGAAGCCAGCAGGTACATCCGGTGGCGCTATATCCGTAGAATAAGCTGGCAGCCCTGTATGAGGTGGAATATATGCATCACCTTCACCAATAAATTCATTGGTTCCGGCCAACAGATTATAAATTTTTATGGTCCGTGGTTGTTCACTCATTGTGAAGTCCATGTTCACCTCTACTTAATATCAAAGACAGTATGTTGTTTATTGAGTGTATGGGTGTGAGCACCAACAGTGATGCCCCTTCCGTGATTATATGCGCCAGTGGCGATATTGCTTCCGGTATTTTCCGGATTAATCCGGTGTATATGCGAACCAGGGCGAAACCGGTTATTAGCCTGATGTTGTATCAGTACATCATCAGCCTGATGTTCAGGGTTAATACAGATCTGCCCTGAACGTGAGCAATACGTCCGGGAATCGCCACAGCCAATATATTTAGTATCCGCATAACGGCAAACAGAATTACCTGGACAGTATGCATATGTGCTAAATACTGCCGACTGGCGAGATTGTGCATATTCCCAGTTAATTGCTTCTGTTTTTTTATTAAAGTTATCCCACGCCTGCTTCATCTGCCGGGCAACACTTTCAAACGGCACCTGACCGCATCCGGCCCCCATTGCAGGGAATACGACCGTTTTTATTTTCCTGTCTGTCGTTGCGTTTTTATTATGCTGAAAGATGGCAAGCAGAGCGGCCCAGGTTGCGTTATATACAGCCTCTGTTCCGTCAATTGTCAGCGGAACACGCATTGTTGGCGCATGTACCAGCCAGGGGTGATGATTATGCCCCGTTTCAATGACAAATGCAGAACCTACAGGCTGTTCGCCGAGATATTCACAAATAATATGATTCTGAACGCGGGACTGTAACTGAGTACCGAAGAATGCGGTAATGGCGGCATCAACGCCGCCATCCATCAAGCCGAAACTATTTGCCGCACTTACCATGCAGTCAAATTCTCTGATTGCTTCAAATGGTTTTCCGACAATATTCACATTGTCTGCATTTGCGAATACTCGCTTAAATGCTTCAGTCATTTCTTTTACTGGAGCAGAAAGAATGAGATTAATCATGCAAGCCTCACAATATAGTTAAATGCAATGTTTTTGACGGTGTTTTCCGCGTTACCAGCAGCGTTAACAGTGATGGTGTGTCCATGTGAGCCAATCGCAACGGAGTGCGTATGAGCACCAATACCGACAGTATGTGCATGTGCGC